TGAAGTTAAGCCAGCAATAAAAGATATTTTGGATGATCGTTTTACAATTGTTGCTTTAGATTTTAATAATCCATGATTATATTAGAGTGTTTGGAATGTGGTGGCGAGCTTGATATTTCCGATAAAGGAATAAATAGAGACGTTAAATGTCGTAATTGTGGATTTACATCTAATCTTTCTCATATCAATAATAAACGAAAACAAAACGCATCTTCTCCCGAAATTTTTATTAAAAGAAAATAATGAAAAGCATTTCATTTGTTGATCAATTTGGATCTAAAAGATATTATCTAAATGATAAGCTCCATCGAGAAGATGGTCCTGCTTTTATATCGTACGATGGAAATAAACATTGGTATCAATATGGAGATCTTCATAGACTAGATGGACCAGCTGTTGAGTGTGTTAATGGATCCAAACATTGGTATCAAAATAATTATCTTCATAGATTAGCTGGACCAGCCTGCGAATATTCTAATGGAGAAAAATATTGGTTTTTTCATGGTAAGCATGTACTATGTCACTCTCAAGAAGAATTTGAAGAGAAAATTAAGTTAGCAATGTTTTGGTGATTGATATGAAAAACGGACTGATTATAAATAAATACGGAACTAAATGTTATTATTTAAATGATAAATATCATAGAGAAGATGGTCCCGCAGTTGAACATCTGAATGGAGATAAACGATGGTATCAAAATGATAATCTTCATAGATTAGACGGACCTGCCATTGAATGGTCAGGGAATAGCTTGAAAAGTTGGTATTTTCATGGCAAACATATTAAATGTCGTTCTCAAGAAGAGTTTGAAGAACAAATTAAGTTAGCAATGTTTTGGTAAATAATTTTAAAATGAAATATTTAACTCTCGGAACTCTTTGGAAAAATGAAGACAGTTATGCTCTCGATTTTTTAAAATACCACCGTCATGTCGGAGTAGAGCATTTTGTTATTTTTGACCGCCAGAATGATTCTTTGAAAGAATTACTCAAACATGAATCTGATGTCGAAATTATTCATTATCCAGAGAGCCCAGAACATACTCACCAACAAGCTTGGGGAGACCTGATTAAGCATAATCAGGGCAAAACAAAATGGCTTTCTCTTCTTGATGCCGATCAATGCCTCGTTCCGGTTCAAACCAATGATGTCAAAGACACCTTAAAGGACTTTGAAGATTTTGCGAGTCTTCAATGTAATTGGAAATCCTTTGGTTCTTCAGGGCAAGATAAACGAGAACCCGGTTCCGTCTATGAACGATTCATAACGACATGTTATGATGATAATGAGTATAATTTTCATACCCAATTCATTTGTCAACCTGATAGAACTCTTCCCGTCAAAACGCTAGAGCCTCATTATCCATTGCTTCCTGACCATGAAATTTCTGTTAATACCAATAAAGAAGCTATTGATTCAAATAAAATAATTTCTTTAAATCCTAATACTCCTTTATCTTTTAATACCCCTCCTTTGCATGATAAGCTTTGGATTGCTCATTATACCAATAAATCAAGGGAAGAGTGGTTGATTAAAAATTCAAAAGGAAGAGCAGATATTTTCGGAGCCCATATTCCAATGGAACAATTTGATCAGTATGAAGCGGTTTGCAATCAACAAATAGAAAAAAGAGTCTTTGACCTTTGGAAAGAAGCTAATAAATGATCTGGATTGCACACCGAGGGCTGTATTTAGGACCAAATTCAGGACAAGAGAATAAACCGAGTCAAGTTCAAATGGCTCTCAATGCAGGATTTGATGTCGAACTAGATGTTTGGTTTCAAAATAATAAATTTTTCTTGGGACATGATAAACCTCAATATGAGGTTCCTAAAGAATTTTTCTTTAATTATAAAATGTGGCTTCATGCTAAAGACATTCCAACGTTCTTGGAACTCAAAAGTCATCCAGTTGCCGAAGTTTTCTTTCACCAAGAAGATCAAGTTGCTATAACTTCCGGTAAATATCTTTGGACTTATCCGAATAAAAACAACATCTTAACTAAAGATTCTATTGCGGTTATGCCTGAGCGTGTTGGCAAGTGGAAAGATATAGAGTCTTGTGCGGGGATTTGCTCTGATTTTATTTCTAATTACAAAAATGATGTTTTGTTTAGATTGCCAGAATTTCAAGACGAAATCATTCCAACTCCAATTGTTCAAATCACTTGAAAGCAGCTATCTGTCTTAGCGGTGCCGTTTCTAAAATAAACGACCAACGATTTTTAACTCAAAACTCTCTTTATTCTCCAGGAGAATATGTTAATTTAAACGTTTGTTTCAATTCAATCATTAAACACATCATTGAGCCGAATAAAAATTATTCATTTGAGTTTTTTATTCATGGTTGGAATCAAGATTTAGAACTATCCTTAAACGAAATATATAAGCCACAATCATCTTTATTTGAAAATAATTCAAATTACAACCAAGAGATTTCATCTAAAATTCAAGATCCTAATGATTTCGCCAATGTCAGTAAAGCATTGTCTCTTTCTAAGAGTATAGAATTATTACAAAATTCAAATTTATCTTTTGATAAAATTATACTTTATCGACCAGATTTAATTCTTTTTAAAGATATTAATTTGAATAATTATTCAAATAATATTTATGTCAATCAATTCCAAAATGGAAATGGAGATTTTCATTTCATTACTAATGATTCTAATATTCATTTATTTAAAGATATTTATCATTCAACATCTTATAATCCTTGTAAGACTCATTTCTGGATTCAGAACTATTTTAATTTAAAAAATATCAATTTAATTGAGGATGATATAGTTGCTGGAATAGATCAAGAAGTTATTCGTAAAGTTTACACGAAGACCAACCAGAATATTAATATTCGGACATTATTGAAGTATGGAATGACTGAAGAAGAAGCACAAAAATATGAATAAATATACGGATATGCAACGAAATTTTTATAATTCAACTTCTCATATTATGGCGGTAGAAAATCACCGAGGTCATGATTCAAATCCAGATTATAAAAATATTCTTTTAAAAGAAGTTTCTAATCTAGGTAATGGTAAGGCTTTAGATTTTGGGTGTGGAATTGGAAGAAACATTGATAATCTTTTAAAATTAAGTTCTTTTGATGTTGTTGATGGTTGCGATATTAGCCAGGAAAATATTGAAAGAAGCTATGAGTTTTTAAAATCAAATCATAGCACTTCAAGATTTAATCTTTTTACAACTGATGGAACATCCCTATCTCCTATTCTAGACAATCAATATGATTTTGTTATGTCAACCATTGTCTTACAGCATATTGCGGTTCATCAGATTAGATTTTCTCTCTTACAAGATATTTATCGAGTTATGAAAGAAGGCGGTCTTTTTAGCTTTCAAATGGCTCAATATCGCTCTCCGCATATCAAATGCGCTAAATATTTCGATAATGCTTGGGATGCCTCTGGAACAAATGGATCCTTTGATGTAACCATTGATAATCCTGATGACTTAGTTTCCGATCTCTCTAAAATTGGATTTAACAATATTTCTTATCAAATTGCCCCAGAATGGGATGCTAACAACCAATGTTATAATAACAATGATAATTGGATTTATGTTAAGGCTTATAAATGATTACAGTTTATACTGTTGCTTTTAATGAGGAATTACAGTTACAATTCTTTATAGATTTCTATAGATCTCGATTTAAGGATTGCCATATTGTCATTTATGACAACATGAGCACAGATGATACGGTTAAAATTGGAAAAGAAAATAATTGCGAGATTATATCCTATGATACAAATAATCAAATTAATGATAAAAAATATTTGGAAATTAAAAATAACTGTTGGAAATCTAGCCAAACAGATTGGGTTTTAGTTGCAGACGTTGATGAATTATTAGATATCACGCCAACTTACTTGTTAAACGAATATGCTTCAATTATATCTTCAGAAGGATATAATATGATTAATATGGATAATTGTCCTTTATCTGAAATTAAATGGGGAGCAAGGCATTATAATTCAGACAAGTCTTATTTATTTAATAAGCGAGAAATTAAAGAAATAAATTACGAAGCAGGATGTCATAAAGCTAATCCTACTGGAAATGTTAGCTATTCTGAAAGAACTTATAGAGCTTATCATTATAATTTTATTAATTTAGAATTATCGATTGAAAAATATAAAACTTATGCCAAAAGACTTTCTCCGGAAAATATTAAAAATGGTTGGGGAATTCATTATCTTATGACGCCAGAACAAATTAAGGCTGAATATCTTGAAATTCAAAGAAATGCCATTAGGTTGTTTTTATGAATATTGGAATTTCTTTTGTTGGAGTCTCTTTTGGAGAAGGTAGAAATTACAAACATTGTTTTTCTAATTTAGAGTCTTATTTAATAAATCCTTTTAAACAACATCATAACGTTAATACGTTCATTACTTCTTATAATAGCGAATTTAATGATGATATAATTTCATTGTTTAACCCAACAAAGCATCAATTTAATGATTTTGGTAACTCTCATCAAGTTTTAACTTACATTAAGTCTTTGGAGCAATTAAGAGGGCAAGATTTAGATTTTGTTATTTCGACTAGATTTGACATTCATTATCATAAAGATCTTTCTTTAATTGGTTTAGATTTTAATAAGTTTAATGCTTTATTCAAAGAGAATGGTTGGTGGGATTCAATGCATTTTACGACGGATAATTTCTTTGCTTTCCCATATTCTATGTTAGAAGTTTTTATTGATGTTTTAAAAGACCTTTATCAAAATCCTTCTCGTGGTTCTCTAATGGATTTGCACCAGGCATTTTATAGAATTCAGGTAAAGGTAGGAATAGAAAACACTCATATCATCTCAAATATAGATGAATTAAGCAATACAAATTCTTTTTACTCTCTCTGCAATGAAAAATGGGGAATTCGATGAATCGAACTCAGTTATTACAATATTTAATGAAAAGATTTAATTATCAATCCTATCTTGAAATAGGATGCGCCAATGATTGGAATTTTAATCAAATTTCAGCTTCTAAAAAAGTTGGAGTTGATCCAGGGCAGGGCGGAACGCTCAGAATGACGAGCGACGATTTCTTCGCTCAAAATACCGAGAAGTTCGATCTTATTTTTATTGATGGTCTACATATTGCCGCGCAAGTAGATAAAGATATCGTCAATGCTGTTAAATGTTTGACAGATAATGGAACTATCGTGATGCATGACTGTAATCCTGCGGTTGAGGAAGCTCAACGAGAATATGTTGTTATTTCAGATTGGAACGGAAATTGCTGGCAAAGTTTTGTTAAAATTAGGCATTTAGATTACATTGATGCTGCAACTGGAAATTTTGACCATGGTTGTGGAGTCTTGAGAATTAGAAAAAATTCAGATAAAATCGAAGAAGTTAGTCACGATCTATTAAATTGGCATGATTTGGTCCGAAATCGTCAATCATGGATGAGATTGATGTCTCCAGATGATTTAAAAAAATGGATTGGATAAATGATAAACTTTGATATTGCCGTCGTTGTCCCAGTTCTAAATAGACCTAAAAATGTTAAACCTTTCATTGAATCATTTTTAGCAACAACTCCATTAGATAAAGCAGAAGTAATTTTTGTTACGAGTTCATCTTGTCAAGATGAAATTGATGAGATTAAGAAGTTTTCAGGTCCAATTCGAATTGAAATTGCATCAGATGACATTTTATCTTGGGCTAAACGAATTAATTATGGAATATCCAAAACGACTCAATCTTGGATTCTTTGTGCGGCAGATGATGTCGTTTTCCATCAAAACTGGTTTGAATTAGCTCAGGATGCCTCTCAAGGCTTTTCTGGGATTCTAGGGACCAATGACCTAGGTCACCCAGCAACGATTGGAGGATGGCATTCTACGCATCCTATCGTCGCCAGGGATTATGTTATGTCTCAAGGGACAATGGATGAGCCCGGAAAATTATGCCATGAAGGCTATAATCATAATTATGTCGATGTTGAAATGATTCATACCGCTATGAAGCGCGGATGCTGGAAACACCTCAAAGATTGTATTATTGAGCATAATCATCCTGCTTGGAATAAAAATTCGTGGGACGATGTTTATCAAAAAGGGCAAGAAAAAGTTAGTCAAGACGGCGCGCTCTGGCAAAAGCGAAAAGCTCAATTTTCTCTTTAAACTCTGATAATTTACTCATATATTAAGTAATATGAGTCTTATTAAATTAATTGTTTCAGATTTGGATGGAGTCCTCTTAAATTGCAAAGAAATTCATTATGAAGCTCTTAATCTCGCTCTTGGTCCAGAATTTGCCATCTCTAGAGAAGATCACATTAAAATTTATGATGGATTAAGCACTAAAAACAAATTAGCTCTTTTATCTAAAATTAAAAATTTACCCCTTGAATCTCATTCATCAATTAATGAATTGAAACAAAAATACACAATTGAATTACTAAAAGATTTTAGCGATATAAATTATAATATTAAAAATATCATTTTAAATATTAAATCAAAAGGAATTTTATTTTATGTTGCTTCAAATGCGATTCGGGCAACAATCGATGCTGTTCTTGCCAAATTAGAAATTACTGATTTAGTTGATAAAATTTATTCTAATGAAGATGTTAAACATTCTAAGCCTCATTCTGAAATTTATTTAAAATGCATGGTAGAAGCTGGGGTCAATCCAGATGAAACCTTAATTATTGAAGATTCAAAGCATGGGCGCGAAGCGGCAGTTAAGTCGGGAGCGCACGTCTGCGGAGTTGATCAGAGTTTTGATTTTAGCCAAGAAAGAATAGATTCTTGTTTAGAAGTTAAAGAATCTAAGGTTAAATGGGATGGGACAACAGATTTAACTGTTTTAATCCCAATGAGTGGGAATGGCTCAAGATTTAAAGAACAAAATTTTGCGCTTCCAAAGCCTTTAATTGATGTTAAAGGTCAGCCCATGATTCAAAGAGTTATAAATAATTTAAATGTTAAGGCTAAATTTATTTTCATTGTTCAAAAAGAACATTATGAAAAATATAATCTGAAAAATTATTTAGAATTAATGAGTCCTGGATGTCAGATTGTTGTGACTGAGGGCTTGACACAAGGGGCAGCGTGTTCTACTTTACTAGCCAAAGAGTTTATCGACAACGACCGTCATTTATTAATTGCGAATTCCGACCAATTTATTGATAATTTTGATAGTTGCGACTTTCTTTATAATGCTATATCTAAAGACGCCGATGGAAGTATTTTGACTTTTGAAGTTCAAAATGACCCAAAGTGGAGCTATGTTAAGGTTCAAGATGGATTTGTTACAGAAGTGGCTGAAAAGAAGCCGATTAGCGATGAAGCGACAATTGGAGTATATTATTTCCGACATGGCTCTGATTATGTTAAATACGCCGAAGAAATGATTTCTGCCAATGATAGAACGAATAATGAATTTTATGTCGTTCCATCTTTCAATTACGCCATTCAAGACAATAAAAAGATAATTACTTATAAAATTGATTCTAAAGATTTTCATGGGTTAGGAACTCCAGAAGATTTAAAGATATTTCTAGATAAAAATATTGCATGATTACAGTTTATACAATCGCTTTTAATGAAGAAGTTTTTATTCAGTTTATGATCGATCATTATCGATCAAGGTTTAAAGATTGTAATATTGTCGTTTATGATAACGAAAGTACGGATAAAACAAGAGAAATTGCTTTAAATAATAATTGTCAAGTTATCTCTTATTCTACCGGAGATAAGATTAGCGATTCTAAATATCTTCAAATTAAAAATAATTGTTGGAAGCAAGCTGAGACTGATTGGGTTTTAGTTTGTGATATGGATGAGCTTTTAGATCTTAATGAGAAAGATCTTGTTAAAGAAGAATCGTTAAAAACAAGTATCATTAGGTCAGAAGCTTATAATATGGTTAATATGAATGATGATTATGATTTAGCCAATATTAAACATGGATCGAGATGCTCTCCATATGATAAATATTATTGTTTTAATAAAACAATGATAAGTGAAATTCGATATGAGCCAGGATGCCATAATGCCAAGCCTATTGGAAACATTAAGCTGAGCCAGGATTGCTACAAATTGTACCATTATAAATGTATTAATCCGGATTTTCAAGTTGCTCGATATAAGCTATATGAATCACGATTGAGTGAAGAAAATAAGAAAAACCGTTGGGGCGAGCATTATTTAAATGCCGAAGAACAAATCCGAAATGGATTTCCCTTATGGAGAAATGCTGCGGTTAAAATCATATGAATATTTCAGCTTGCTTAACATCTTGTAATAGATTTAATCTCTTAGAAAGAACCTTAGATTCTTTTTTTAAATTAAATACTTATCCAATTCAAAAATTTTATATTATTGAAGATTCGACCAAATTAGAAATGAAAGAAAAAATTATTTCTAAATATGGAGATAAAGTCGAGTTAATTTTTAATGATATTAATTTGGGTCCTTATAAATCAATAGATAAGGTTTATAATTTAATTGATACAGAATATATCTTTCATTGTGAAGATGATTGGTCTTTTGATTCTAATCCTAATTTCATTAAAGAATCAATTTCTATTTTGGAAGAAAGAAAAGATATTCATCAAATTTGGTTTCGAAAAGACGCCGATTCTTCTTGGATTGAATCCAATGAGCAGAATGTAAATGGAGTTTCTTTTAAGATGCTAAAAGTTCCTCATTGCGGAGATTGGAATGGATTTTCTTTAAATCCTCATGTTAAGAGATTATCAGATTATAAATTAATGTTTCCAAATGGCTATCAAGAATTTATCTTAAAAGATAAATCTATTGTATTTACAGAGCATAATTGTATGAGAAATGCTGATAAATTTAATTATAGGGCGGCATTATTAAATAATAGGTGCTGCCAACATATTGGACATGGACAATCAACATATGCTTGATTTAAACGAATTATTAAACCGAGAGCCTTCTAAAATCAATTTAGAAGAAGTCGGAAGCTTACTTAAAGGCAAGTCTATTTTAATTACGGGAGCTTCTGGCTCGATTGGAAGCGTTTTAACTAAAGAAGTCGCCAGATTTGGACCTAGTTGTATTACATTATTCGATCATAATGAAAATAATCAATTCTTTCTAGAAAAAGAATTAAAAGAAAATTATCCTAATATTAAAATTTTAGCTCGAATTGGCTCGATTGCCGATAAAGAAAGAGCTTCTGTTATCTTTAATGAAGCTAATCCTAGTGTTGTTTTTCATTGTGCGGCTTTAAAACACGTTCCTTTGTGTGAAGCGAATGTAAGCGAAGCTATTCATAATAATATTTTTGGGACTCATGTCATAGCAGAATTGGCAGCCGAGATGAAAGCAGAAGTATTTTGCCAAATTTCTACGGATAAGGCGGTTGAGCCTAAAAGCTGCATGGGAGCGACAAAAAGAGTTGCGGAATGTTTTATTCAATTAATGTCTCAAAAGTTTAAAGATACTAAATTTGTAATTGTTAGATTTGGAAATGTCCTGGGAAGCGCCGGTTCTGTTATTCCAATTTTTCAAAAACAGATAGAGGATGGAAAGCCTTTAACGGTAACTCATCCTGACATGACTCGATTTTTCATGACTATTTCTGAAGCTGTTCAATTATTACTTCAATCTTCTATTATTGCAAAATCTGGGGAAATATTTATTTTGGATATGGGCGAACCGATCAAGATAACGGATTTGGCTAAAAAACTAATATCGATTATGTCTCCAGATAAGGACATTCCTATTATATTTAGTGGAGTTAGACCTGGCGAGAAGATTCACGAAGAATTATCTTTTAAAACAGAAGAACTTATTAAAACGTCTCACTCTAAAATATTAAAGACCAAGACTGGTTTGCCTAATGAGCAAATGTTTAATCAAATTTTGGAATTAGAGAGAATGTCAGCAAATACCGATCATAAAGTCTTAAAAAAGACATTAAATGATTTAATTCCTGAGGCGACTCTAGCAATATGAAAAGAGCTTTAGTAACAGGCGGTGCTGGATTCGTTGGAAGTAATTTATCTAATAAATTATTGTCACTCGGTTGGACAGTAGATATTGTCGATGATCTTTCATCTGGAAAGATGGATTTTGTTAACGATCATGGAAATCTTATATTTTACCGTATGGACTTTGTCAGTTCAACTATCATTAATAATATTAAAAATAATGAATACGATATTGTTTTTCATTTAGCGGCATTACCGAAAGTTTCTTATTCTGTTGAGAATCCAATTTTGACGCATGACGTCAACTTGACAAAAACTCTAACTTTACTAGATGCTTGTCGAGATAATGTTGAAAGATTTGTAAACGTCTCATCTTCTGCGGTCTATGGAGCTAATCGAATGCCTACGGCGGAATATGATTCCATGAATCCTAATTCTCCTTATGCAATTCACAAAATGACAAATGAATCGTATGCAAAACTATATTCTAAATTATATGGATTAGAAACAGTTTCAATTCGTCCATTTAATATTTTTGGACCAAATCAACTAGGAGATAGCGCTTATTCATGTGCCATTTCATCTTGGCTTCATGCCATTAAACGAGGACTTCCCCTTCGTTCAGATGGAGACGGAACCCAATCGCGAGATTTAATCTATGTTGATGATATTGTTAATATTTTGATTAAAGCCGCTGAACATGCTACCCCATTCGGCGGGGTAGCTTTAAATGCTGGAACGGGAAAAAGTTATAGTAATAACGATATTTTAAATTGGTTTAAATCAAGATATTATCATTTAAATGTTGTTAATGCTCCGCGTAGAAGTGGAGATGTTGATAAAACATTGGCTAATATGATTTACACTAAAAATGTTTTAGAATTAAATGATTTCACTCCTTTTTATGATGCTTTAGAAAAAACTCATGATTGGGCAATGAATAGTCCATATTTTTAAGGAAAAAAATGTCATCAAAATTAAGATCTAAGCTATTAGAAAAAATAGCTCAAGCGACTCCTGTTGAAACCGGACCAGCGACTGTCCCCGGAAGTCCATCAAAATGTGATGTCGTTTCTTATTTTGGAAGCGTTATTAAAGGGTGGCAAAATCAAAACGTTTCTTTTATTCAAGAAATTATAGATGATTTAAATGAATCTATTTATGTTTTAAGCCAAGGGCAAATAGATTTTAATAAATTAAGAGTTCAAAGTTTTAATGTTGATGCTGGCAAATATCCAGATCGTATATTAAAAAATATCGTCAAATTCTCTCAGCAGGTATATAGTCTTTTACTAACGGATCAAGGGAAAGATTTTGCTGCGCCTTTAACGCCCGAAACAAGAGAATTAAAAATCAATCAATTAACTTCAAATTTGGGAACGGTAGGGATTCCAGATGGAAGCATTAATCAGTTTTTATTTTCAAAAATTGGCGGGAATTTGAAGACGAAGCTGATGACCAATCTTAAAAACATTAAATGACATTAAAATTAAAAGACCGCGTTTCTATTTATGAAAATGCGGCAAAACATAAATTATTACCTAAGTTACCCGTTATCATTAGTGTTAACGGTCGTTCTTTTTCTAAAGTGACGTCTCTCTTAGAGAAGCCATTTTCTAGTGATTTGGCTCAATGTATGTATTCGACTCTGGCTAAATTGGTTCAAGAGATAGATGGATGTATTTTTGGATATTCATTTAATGATGAAATTGTTCTCATTTTAAGAAATGATCAAAGTTTGGAGACGACGCCTTGGTTTGACAATGATGTTCAAAAGATAACATCTGCTGTTTCTTCAATTGCAACTCATCATTTTAATAATATTGCGACTGCAAATGATCTTAATTTAATGTCTGATCCCTTATTTGTCGCCAATGTTTTTGCGGTGCCCAACATTACAGAAGCGATTAATGTAATGATTTATAAGCAACAAAAAGCGATGCAGGAAGCGATTCAGCAAGCCTGTTTTTATGAATTATTAAATGTTAATAACAAAGAAGATATCAAAGAAATGCTTTTAGGGACGAGTTATGATGATAAAGTCAATATTTTATTAGAGCAATTTAATATAGATTATAATTCATATCCTCAGGCATTTCGGCGGGGTGTTGCTTGTTATCGAGTTCCAAGCGTTACTTCTTTTGATGGGGAAGAGAAGATTAAAGGAAAATGGAAACTTAATTTAGAAATTCCGATTTTTACTAAGGACCATAAATTTTTGAATAATATTTTTTCTTCTGGCAAAGATATTTTTAGAGAAAATAATTTAAAGTGAAAAATGGTCTTATTATTAATCCTTGGAAATTTAAAGAATATTGGTTAAACGATCAGTTGCACAGAGATGATGGTCCTGCTTTAGACGATTCAGGAGTACAGATGTGGTTTCAATATGGAAAACTCCATCGTTTAGATGGACCCGCAGTCTTTTATCCTTCTAAAGATAAATCATTCGAAAAAGATGAATGCTGGTTTCATGGCAAACATATAGATTGCTCTTCTCAAAAAGAATTTGAAGAGGCTATTAAGTTAGCTATGTTTTGGTGATTATCATGAAAAATGGTCTAGAAATAAATGAGTGGGGGACCAAAAGATATTATTTAAATGATAAATTGCATCGAGAAGAGGGTCCCGCTATTGAATATCCTTGTGGAGATAAAGAATGGTTTCAGAACGGTCTCTATCACAGATTAGATGGACCTGCTATTGAATGGTATAATGGAAGTGGATGGTGGTATTTTCATGGTAAACGTATAGAATGTTCTTCTCAAAAAGAATTTGAAAACAAAATTGCAGAGCTAATATTCTCATGAAAAATAGTCTAATTATAGATAGAGAGGGTACCAAAAATTATTATCTAAATGGTTTGTTTCATCGATTAGATGGTCCGGCTATTGAATCTGTTCATGGATATAAATCTTGGTTTCAACATGGTAATCTTCACAGATTAGATGGACCTGCTGTTGAAGCTGGTAACAGTTATAAATCTTGGTATTTTCATGGTAAATATATACCATGCCATTCTCAAGAAGAATTTGAAGAGAAAATTGCAGAGTTAATATTTTCATGAATAAAAAATGCTCTTTAGAACCAAATAAAAATAGATATAATACTCAAAAAGATGCCGACCTAATCGCATTAATAAATAATAAAAATTTGCGCTCATATTACTGCTTAACCTGTAAAGGTTGGCATTTAACATCCAATATAGATTAATTTAATGAAAAATAACGTAGAGCTTTTCACAGACACAAACGGATCTAATAGATATTATCTAAATGGTATTCTACATCGAGAAGATGGTCCCGCCGTTGAATTATATAATAGAGATAAATATTGGTATTTTAACGGAAAATTACATCGAGAAAGTGGTCCCGCTATTCAATTAAATAATGGAGATAAATGGTGGTATTTTCATGGTAAATATATAGATTGCTTCTCTCAAATAGAATTTGAAGAACAAATTAAGTTAGCTATGTTTTGGTGATTATTATGAAAAATGGCTTAATTGTAGATCAATATGGCGATAAAAGATATTATTTAAATGATCTACTTCATCGAGAAGACGGTCCTGCCGTTGAATTAGCTCTTGGATATAAACATTGGTATCAACATGGTAAGCGTCATCGTTCAAATGGTCCAACCATTGAATCTCCTGATGGAACTAAATGGTGGCATCAACATGGTTATCTTCATAGATTAGATGGTCCAGCTATTGAATATGGTGATGGACATAAAGATTGGTATTTGCATGACAATTATATAAACTGCTCTTCTCAAGAAGAGTTCTTAGCTATGACAAATCCTAAATTAGCAATGTTTTGGTAATAAAATTCCATTTAGATAAACATTATGAATTTTAATAAATTATTTGCTACTTGTAAAGTTTTTGAAAAATTGGCTCAAAATCCCGAACCTTTATCTAAAGGACTTTTTAGTAAATTTTTTGTATAAAAGCATTCAAAAATACGCTAGTTTATTTCCTACCCCTCAAGCAGCTAAAAACATAGCCAAATCTATTGCCGAGTATCAGAAAGCACCGGCATTATCATCTGATAAAGACTTTAGAGAAATTGAAAAATTAGAAACTTCTATTGAAGAATGTCGAAGACGTCTTCTAGAACAAGAAATTAATCCCGCCTCTGCCTTATCATCTAAAGGCATGCAAAATGTTAATCCTAATATTATTGATATTTTACTTGCAAATTTGCATGTCATCAAGACTAATTCAGATCTTAAAGGATACCAGCATTATTATTTGATTGTGCCGGGTAATTTGGATCCGAGAGAAACGATTGAGCTGGATATAGATAATATCGCCGGATATTAAATGCTATACCTATTATGTTCTGTTAAAGTAAAAAATAGAAAAAACAAACAAGAAATTGTTTCAAAAGCAAATCGGGGCTTTTTCTCAAGTGAGCAAGAGGCTCTTCTTGAGGTTTTAGTTTGCCCCGATTGTTTTGCAGATTCTGGCTATTTTAATTATTTTGTTATTGAAGAAAGGCAAATTGATGCTTTAGATGATTTTGATTTTAAATCTAATTGGTATCAAATTTATTATACGCCGTTTCAAAATCCAATAGTCAAAAAAATTGAAGCTTTTGGTCCTTTAATTGATTTTACGTCTTGCTAAAAATCTTTTTAATAAAAGAAATTATACTTGAAAAAAGACCTTGGTTAGTAGGAGCAACCACCTCAGGAGGAAGAGTTAAATCTTGTTGCGGCAGTGTCGGCGCCTCTTCTTCCTTAATAAGAGTTATTTCTGGTAACGTAATTTCAGAATTAAATTCCTTTATAATATTTTCAAAATTAGGATTTTTCATATAGTCATTAAAAAGGCTTGTAATAACTTTTCTATATGATTCTTCTGACGCGGTATAATATCCCTGTTGTTTGAGTAATTTAGCAAATAAAGCTGGATCGCCAGCATCAATCGCTTTCCAAACATTTTTATATCTTTTATTTCTTAAAAAATTAATGTGATGAATGATTCCGTCAGATAAGGTTTCAAAAGAACGAAACCAAGTTTGAGGATGAGGAGGATTAAAATCTTCCCTTTTTCCATTTATAATTTCCCAAGTCTTAGCCAACATAGTATATTCAATATCCTCAGTATCTCCTGGAGATGGAATATATTTGATATTGCCAATATTATTATTAAACATATTTTTGGTATGTCCTGTTTCTAGGGTATTCTGAGCCCAAATAATAGCAATTTGTCTTTTCTCTGGTAACTGATCGAATATTTCAATCCAAGCTTTGATAAAAGCTCTGGTCATTTCTAATTGAGAATAATTCGTTTGACGGACTGGCACACATTTTGCAGGCATAATTTACTTCCTTTAAAGGCTTGACATTGATTAATAAATAATTAGGCTATCTTGATGAAGTATCCGCTTTTTAATCTTGCTCCAAATATCCCTGTTCCAGGCTCTCCGGGCTCTTTTGGTTTTCAGCGGTCTCATTATTTTCATGACGGAAATGATCTTTATTGCCAAGAAGGGCAAGAAGTCATCGCTATAGAAGATGGTGTTGTTGTTGATATTAGCATTTTTACCGGAGAAGATGCCGATCCACCAAGTCCTTGGTGGAATTCTACAAAAGCGGTTTTGGTTGAAGGAAAAAGTGGTGTTATAGGATATTGCGAAATTAACCCTATGTTTTACCTAGTTTTAGGCTTTAAAGTTAAAGAAGGAGATATGATTGGTAGAGTTGTTCCTGTCTTAAAAGAAGATAAAGGAAATGGAACGTCTATGCTTCATTTAAACCTATATACGCCTGGAACAACCAAGCATGTTACTTGGGCGCTCGATCAAGAAAAGCCCGAAAATTTGCTGGATAGCACACAATTATTAAGGTCTATAAAATGAATAAACAAGAAATATTAAACGCTTTAGTTAAAAATGTTAAAAGCAAACATCCTTGGAAAATCTCTCAAGAAAAATATGAGGCTTTATTTCAAGAATTACCACTTGAATTTTTAGAAGAACGATTAGTTTATGATAATCTTTTAGTTAAACAAGCTTCTTTTAAGAAATGTCATTTAATTTTGTCAGATGTTAAAATCGAAGTTCAATTAACATTAGATGAATTAATTGCTTGGGAATTGAGCTTAGATAAATGGGAAGAGGCTCGGGCACATAATATTGTTTCAAATGATATTAAAAAAATATTAAAAGAACAAAATGTCTAATATAGATATTAAAGATATCTATTATATAGATAATAATTGTAAAATTTGTCGTAAATCAATGATTGCTTGGGGATGTCAGCATTCGCAAAAGCCAGAGAAAATTTCTTTTTTAAAAGAAAAATTAATTATACTAAATAATGTATTTTTAGATTTAAAATATAATAAATTAAATGTTGATATTGAAAACATTTTAGGTTTGTACGTTCATAAAACATGCAAAACATGTCGCTATAACATATATTACAAGATCAATACAGATCTAAGCAATACTAGCTCTATTATTTTAGATGAATATAATAGATATTTGGAATTTGATTTGCCTAAATTAATGTCTTGCAGTATTTTTGACAACAAACTTATTATTTATAAATATGATATAAAATCAAACAAAAATAAGCAGATTCTATCTATGGAAGATTGCCCGATTTTATACTCTCCTGAAATGTCTTTTGCTGATATAAAAAGATATATTAAAGGGGCGTTAATATTCTCGTAACCAAAGGACAAATAATATGAAGAAAACCTAGAACGACATCATTCAAGACATGAAAAATTGTTTTCAGTCTAAAAATCAATCAATTTATGAACGTGGCGAAGCCGTTCAAAAACAGACCCTATACATTATAAATTTATTAAATAATAATTTAATTGATTCGAATTATCGAATACCTGATTATTTTTATCATAATAGAGAATTAATTCTAGCTAATTTAATTCCAATTGATGATATCAAAGATTATACTCTTTTTCATGATTGTGGAAAGCCGTATTGTCAAAGAATAGATGAACGAGGTGTTCATTTTGATAATCATGCCGAAGTGTCTAAAGACGTCTGGATGAGTATTTCTGATAATGAACAAGTAGCCAAACTCATTTCAATGGATATGATTATCCATAAAATGAAGGCATGCGATATTGATTCTTTTATTCAACATAAAGAATGTGTTACGTTGCTTTTAGTTGGTTTAGCTGAGATTCATGCCAATGCTGAAATGTTCGGCGGGATTGAATCCGAATCATTTAAAATTAAATATTCTCAAATAAATCGTCGCGGAAAAGCCATTCTCCAGAAATTGGAGAAAATTAATGATTAAAAATGGAGATAAGCTATATATTGTTGTTCGGCAGGATTTAAAACCAGGCTCTCAGCTTGCTCAAGCGTGCCACGCTTCTTTTCTCTTTGCCTCAGAGTTTCCAGATGAGACCAAAGATTGGATGACAAATTCTAATCATATTGTAATTTTAGGGATTAAATCCGAAGATGAATTAATAAAACTGATAGAATCTGCCGTTGATATTAAAACAGCTGTATTTAAAGAGCCTGATATGAACAATCAAATAACGGCAATTGCTTTAGAATGCAATTCTTTGAGCAAAGAATTATGTTCTAAATTAAAATTAGCATTAAATGGATAATAAAATTCAAAGAGATTTTATAGATGAGCTTCCGACCTTTCGGAGAGATAAAGATACTCTTATCGATAATGATAAGATTTATTTTACCTGCGATGTTTGTCAAAGAAAGGCGGAAGGCTCCCATCTTTGGGTCCAGGATCCGCACGCAACGGCTGACAACGGGCGCCAGGCTGGTTATGATTGGTTGCGGTGCCCTGACGGCTGGCTCACGCTTTGGACCGAGAATGGACCCATTCACGCCTGTTCCAAGATGTGTGCCATTAAACTCAATACTGACCTATTTTATGAGGACTAAATTATGTATTGTTCTTGCGGAAATTCCAACGTTGCTAAAATAAATGGTAAATACAAAAGAAGAAAAGACCATCCATTATGCCTTCGATGCTTTAAAACCCAACAAAATAAAATGGCTAAAAATGACCCTCCTCTTTTTGCTTGGGAAGAGAGAAATAATATCCTTTCTTTACTAAAGGAATTTCCTGAAATTCTTTTGTCTTCTAATCCTTATGTTACAGAGCATTCAAATCAAATTAATTGCAAAATAATTATTACGGATTATAAAAGTCAAATAGAATTAGAGAATACAAATTATTCAATTCCAAGTCTTAATTATGATTGGAATGATAAAACGCTTAAGTATGTTAATCATTGGTTGGCTAAAGTCGTAGACGATGAGGTAGTCAAAGGCTCTCGTCAAATTTTAATTTGTGGATTTGGCAATTGGCTTTCATGAGAAATGGCTTATTTAAAAGTAAATATGGACATAAATTTTATTATGTCAATGGTAAATTACATAGAGAAGATGGACCTGCTGCTGAATGGGCGGATGGACCTAAATTTTGGCTGATTCGCGATCGTCACCATAGATTAGATGGACCCGCTATTGAATATGCTGATGGAGCTAAATTATGGTATTTTCATGGTAAACGTATAGATTGTGATTCTCAAGAAGAATTTGAAGAACAAATTAAGCTAGTAATGTTTTGGTAAATGATATGAAAAACGGTATCATCATAAATGAGTGGAACGAAAAACTTTATTTTGTAAATGACCTATTGCATAGGGATGATGGTCCGGCATTTGAAAGTGGTTCTAGAAATAGTAAAGAATGGTACCAACATGGGCTGCTTCATAGATTAGACGGTCCCGCTATTGAATGGTATTTTGGAGATAAAGTTTGGTTCTTTCATGGTAAAAGTATAAATTGCAAGTCTCAAGAGGAATTCAAAGAGCAAATTAAATTAGCAATGTTTTGGTAAATGATATGATAAATGGCTTATTTATAGATGAGTATGGTAATAAAAGATATTGGCTAAATGGCGAATTACACCGAGAAGGCGGACCCGCCATTGAATACGCTAATGGAAATGAAGTTTGGTTTCAAAACGGAAAACGTCACAGAATAGGTGGTCCTGCCGTCACATATTTTGGAAATAAAGAGTGGCATCAAAATGGTTTCTACCATAGGTTAGATGGACCCGCCATTGAACATGGTCATGGATATAAGTGTTGGTATTTTCATGGCAAACAAATAATTTGTAAAACTCAAGAAGAATTTGAAGAGCAAATTAAGTTAGCAATGTTTTGGTAATTGATATGAAAAACGGTCTAGAACTAGATAATTTGGGAAATAAAAGATATTTTCTAAATGATAAATTGCATCGAGAAGATGGTCCAGCCGCAGAATTTGTTTCCGGCACCAAATTTTGGTATCAAAATAATCAACGTCATAGATTAGATGGTCCTGCTATTGAATGTTCGAATGGAGATAAATTTTGGTTTATTAATGATGAAAGAATATTTTGTGATTCTCAGGAAGAGTTCTTAGCTATGACTAATCCTAAATTAGGGATGTTTTGGTAATTAATATGAAAAAGCATTTGTTATTATTTTTATTGGCTGTTGGATGCAACAATTCTCCTCCTAAAATAGAGGAACGTGAAATTCCAATTTTATTCTACAAACACGAAGCGTCTAATTTATGCTTTGCTTTTGTTTCAGTTAAAGATTCTAGATTAATTTCATTGGCAGAAGATATAGAAAATCGTAGACTCATAAATATTCCTTGCACTCCTGAAGTAGAAAAATTAATAGATAATCCTAAGGCTCGATGTCATTATTTTAATCATATGCGTGAATGTCAATGATTAATAAAATTAAAGAAGCCGTTGTTGCCCTTATCATCCAAGATGGTCTAATCCTTAGCATTTCACGTCGAAATGACAAGACTAAATTTGGTCTCATTGGCGGCAAGGTCGATCCAGGCGAAACTTTAATTGAAGCTTTAATTCGAGAAACTAAAGAAGAATCATCCGTTCTCATTAAAGATCACGTTTTCTTGTATGAAAGAATTGAGCCTGGAGGTCCGGATGGGATTGACTTTTTTAGTCGATGCTACTATATTTCAGATTGGTCAGGCGTTCCCGCTTCTCTTGAAGAAGGCGAAGTCACTTGGTTAACCGAAGAAGAATTAACCTCAACTAAAGCCGCATTCCCAGAATTTAATAAAAGAGCCTTGGAGGTTTTTAAATTAAAATTTCCAAAAATATTGCTTAAATAGCAGTAAAAGCAATCTATTATAATTTAATTACATTTTTGCGCCAAATAGAAGTCTTGCATGAGAAATGGGTTAATCATCAATAAATCTGGAAATAAATGTTATTATCTAAATAATAAGCTTCATCGAGAAGACGGTCCAGCCGTTGAATATTCTAATGGAGACAAAATATGGCTTCAGAACGGTCTCTATCATAGATTAGACGGTCCTGCCGTTGAATACGCTGACGGAGACGTTTCTTGGTATTTTCATGATAAATATATACACTGTATCTCTCAAGAAGAATTTGAAGAACAAATTAAGTTGGCGATGTTTTGGTGACTATTATGAGAGTTAAAAATGGATTAATTCTAGACCATCTTGGAAATAAAAGATATTATTTGAATGATGAATTTCATAGAGAAGACGGTCCTGCCATTATTTTTACTAATGGAGAAAAACATTGGTATCAACATCATTTACTTCATCGAGAAGATGGTCCCGCCATTGAATATGCGAGCGGAGCCAAATTTTGGTATCAACATGGTAATTTTCATAGAATAGATGGACCTGCCATTGAACGTGTTAATGGAGATAAATTTTGGTATTTTCATGGCAAACAAATAGATTGTAAATCTCAAGAAGAATTTGAAGACAAAATTAAATTAGCGATGTTTTGGTAGCATGATATGAAAAATGGTCTAATTATAGATGAGTATGGTACTAAAAAATATTATTTAAATAATCGATTGCATAGAAAAGATGGTCCTGCTATTGAATATACTAATGGAGATAAAGAATGGTATCAATATGGAAAACGTCATAGACTAAATCTTCCAGCAGCAGACGTTGTCATGTTTGGTAAAGTTTGGGCTAAAAGAGGCAAAATTCATCGTCTTGATGGTCCAGCTGTTGAATATTCTAATGGTCATAGAGAATGGTATTTTCATGGTAAACGTATAGAATGTAAATCTCAAGAAGAATTTCAAGAGCTTATTAAGCTAATTTATTTTTGGTGATTCTGAATATATAAAGTTATATACCAGTTTATGGTATCTAATAAGTCTGGAGTCATTCTCGCTGGTGGGCATGGAACACGTTTACTTCCTTTAACTAAAGCTCTTAATAAATCACTTCTTAATTTAAATGGGAAAGCCGTAATTGATTATCCTTTAAATACCCTAAAGCAAATGGGTATTGAAAATGTAACAATTGTTCTTGGTGGAGAACATTTCGAACAAGTCGTAAACTATTTAGAAGATGGCGAGCGATATGGAATGAATCTAACGTATAAATATCAGGGGGCTCCGTCTGGGATTTCTCACGCGCTTAATCTTTGTAAAAACACTATTACGACCGAACAATTTGTTTGTTGCCTAGGTGATAACCTGTTCGAAAATCCCGTAAATTTTACTCAATCTTCAGGTGCCCAAATCGCTCTCCATAAGCACCCAGAATTAACTCGTTTTGGAGTTGCCTCGATTAAAGATGATAAAATCTTCAAAATAGAAGAAAAGCCAAAAACTTTAGATCCTAATTTTGATAATTATGCTGTAACAGGCTGTTACCTTTTCGATCAGAAATTCTTTGAATATTTTAAAGAATCTAAAAAATCTCAGAGAGGTGAATTCGAAATTTCTGATATTATTTCGAGATATCTTGCTGATGGAACCTTAAGTCATACTTATGTCTCTGGGGAATGGCTTGATTCTGGGACTCATGAATCTATGGCTTACGCTAATAATTTTTATTATCAAAAATCTCAAAAATGAATATATTAACTCTCGGTAATGGCTTTGTCGCCTCTCATCTTCCTTATCCAATTGTTAAAGAACGAATTCCTCTTCTTGAAGAAGAAGAAATAGAAAAGCTCTTTTTAAAATACACTCCTGATGTCATTGTTAATACCATTGGCTATTGTGGAGTCCCTAATATAGATTCATGCGAAAATGAAAAAGTTAAAACTTTTATTGCCAATACAACAATTCCAACTCTCTTAGCCTCTGTAACAGAAAAGCTCGGAATTAAGATGATTCATATTGGTTCAGGTTGTATTTTTAGCGGACCTTCACCTTCCTTTATTGATCAACAAAATGAGAGAAATCGTTATTTTGATAATTCTGAATATGTTGATTTGTTAGAGCATTATGATTCGGGATGGTTAGAAGAGGATGACGCTAATCCTAAATCTTATTATTCTAAAACTAAATGGGCAACAGACCTTGCCATTGGCAGTCTTCCTCATGTCACGACCCTTCGAATTAGGATGCCTATTTCTTCTAAAAATACTCCAAGAAACTTTATCAACAAAGTTCGAAATTATTCAAAGGTTATTGATATTCCAAATTCTATGACTTTAATGGATGATTTAGTTCGAGCCGTTGACTTCTTCGCTCATAAGAATTTGCCTGGGATTTATCATGTTGTTAATCCTGAGCCTATTACGGCGGCACAAGTCATGCGAGAATATCAAAAATATCATCCTGAGCATCAGTTTGAAGTTATAGATGAGTCTGAATTAGATAACTTGACAGTAGCCAAACGCTCTAATTGCCTTTTAAACGGCGATAAGTTGTCGAGAGCACGCTTTACCATGACGCCCTCTAAAGAGGCATTAGAAACGTGTATGAAGCAATACGTACAGAATATGGAGATTGATGGCAAATAGTAATTTAAAGGTTGACCTTTACCCACGTAAGGATTCACATAAAAACACTTATTATGTTGGCAAATTAAAATTTGATGGAAATATTAGATTTGAAAACGGAATTACTTTTCTCGTTTTCATTTCAGATGATGGAAATGAACAACTCCAAATTACTCAAATGGATCAAGATGAAAAGGGGTCCGTATGACCAAAAGCTTTTCCGAACTCTGGGAAGAGTCAGAGCAATTGCAAAAAGATTCCATCGTCAATTCTACACCAACATCCATCATCGATGAACTTTGCGCTAAATTAAGCATTTACAAAGTTCTTGACTCTAATATGAAATTAGATGAGCAAGAAAAGAAAAAACTAAAATTTCACACATTTGGTAAAATCTTAGTTTCTTTAACTCAATTATCTTTGATTGATGATATTAATACTTTTACAGCCTTAAAACGAGAAGTTGAATCTGAACCTTAAACAAAATTAGCCGGAAATAGAGGTTTAGTTTCACCAAAACAAGAGGTTAACTTATACTTAGTTCCAGCTAATGCTGATTCTAAATCAGATTTAACAATCTCTTGAAGATTAGATAAGTCTTGATTTGGATTTTTATTTAGCAATTTTTCAAAAGTTAAATCTATATTATAAGAGGCATCGATATTTTGCCCATTTATTTCTAGATATAAGGCTCCCTTAAGATAAGGGGTTTTCTCATTCAATTTCTGATATAAATCTGGCGGCAATTGGCTTATCGCTTGAGCTAATTTATTTATTATAAATTGCTGCTTCTTGACAAGACTAACAAGCCGAGCTATTTTGTTCATACGAAATTGGGCTGCCATTGTGGATTAAATTCGCCAATGCAACCGACAACCTGATATTCGGTTCCGGCAAGAGCCGCTTCAACCGCCTGCTTAACTTTGGTCGCTCCAATTCTAACCATATCCGCATTATATCGAACGCTAACCGTTTGACCCTTGACCTCTAAATTAAGGGCTCCTTTTAAAGTCGGAGCGCCAACAGCTAATGCTGAGGCTAAGTCAGCGGGAAGATTTGAAACTGGACCACCAGCCGCATCGTTAGAATCAACCAAATCCAAAGACTCTGCCATCTTTTGAATAAGTTTTTGCTGTTTCTTAACGATGCTGGCTAGTTTATTTACTAATTCTTTACTCATGATGAACCTCTTGTTATTTCTCTATTTAATAGTCTCGTAAAATTATTTTAATGCCTGATTAAGCAAATAGCTTGATTCTTCCTGCTTATTTGCTAAATTCATGATTAAATCGTCTAACCCCAATGTCATCTTATTCTCAGATTCCAAATAATCATAAAACTGTTTTGATAATTTGATAAAGTCAGCGACTATCGCCAATGACATTTTAATTGGATTTCCTTCATATTTCGCATAGTTAGCACCGATTTTTCCAATTAATTCAAATTGCTTGACGTAATCAAAAGCGCTTTCTCCAAACAACCCAATCATCTTCTCGGCAGCTATATCGGCATCTTCTGACGCTTGTTTGTATAATCTTTCAAAAAGCAAATGATCGCCATAAAAAGTTAAACCTTTTGTGGTCCAATGACCATGCTGATGAATTAAGTATAAACTTCGCAATGATGCAATATAAAGATTTGTTAATTCAAATAATTTTTCCATACTGATTCCAATATATCAATGCCTAAATATTATCCTCGTCTATTAAATTTTAATGAGATAAATTAGACATTTTTCATAACCTAAAACCAAATATATTATTGTTCTTAACCATTTGAAATTAATGACTAATTATGATATTTTATTTTAAATCTCAGTATTTGAATCCGGATGGCAGTCTAGTCCTCCTAAATCAATTTTAAACAATCCCATTTATCGTTCGGCGGTCAGTTATCGTGAAGGGCTTCAAAATTTGTTAGAAATTGATTTAGACTACCTTGTTTGTGGTCCGAAGTTCAGATCATCCCTTCAGAGACCGGCGCAAACCAGATTTGGTTCAAAATGGGTCAAAAACGGTCCATTTTCGGTCGAGGTAGATCTCGACAAATGTATGAAGGGGATATATAAAAGGGGATGTAGATCTCTGTCTCCTCCCAGGACCTTAGGTATTAGATGAAACACCATAAAAGAATAAAAGTATTCTACTATAAGAACTTGTCACACAGTGATATGGTCAAGATAATTAATAAGAGATATCCTATTAAGCTAAAAGAACTAGAAGGCGTAATAGATAGCGTTCATATTAGATATCCTTTTCTATCCAAAACAGAAATATCTATTATAGTCAAAACATTCTTTGAAATGATTAGAGAGAACCTGATATTAGGATCTATTATTAATTTTAACAAGTATTTTTTTGACATGAAGTTTTTCTTTAGTCAATGGAATAAAAGAACAAGATTAACAGTAAAAGTAACACCTCCTCCATTTATAAGAGAATTAGAATGAATGAACAAGAAGATTTAACATTATTCAGCTCAGACAGATTGGCTGAAATAATTGTTGCATATAGATATTTTGGTCTAAATAAAGAATTATCCATTTTAGCAATGGAAGAATTATCCAGAAGAAGAGTAAATGGAGATCCATATGATTTTGAATCATTTATTGATAAAAGTCTGAAGGATCTTCCTGTAATAGATTTGAAAGTTGAAAGTATAGATAAAATACTTAAATCATTAAAGAAGGTTAAGAATGGGTTCTAAATTAACAGACGAAATTATCATTCACATTTTATCTAATTTAGGAGTCTTAGAAGCAAGCCGGACTTCGATTAGAACCTCGGATTTTTTATTGAGAGAAATGATAGAGTTAGAGGAAGATAATCAAGATAAAAATCTTAAATTATGGGGCGCCGAAACGCAGGTTGATAATTCCAAATTAAAGCTAATATTGACCGAAATCAATCATGAAAACGAAAAAGAATATATTTTATTGTCTAAATTAGATGATTGTCCTAGTTATGGATGTTATTTACTTAAAGATTCTGATAATTTAAAAGATGGAACAATCTTATTTTCATTAAAGAATTGTGAATGGTTAGCAACTAATATCTATTTACAAGCAACCTTTTTATCTGGAATGGAACAGTTAAAAGAAAGTTTATTATCCTGGAATAGGTTATCAGAACCTAAAAAATTAATATTAGAGATGAGATCTTTAATAGATTACCTCTTTATGGTTAAAGATGAAGGGTAAGAAATTAGATAATAATTTCATTGCTAATTTTATTATAAATTGTTCAAAATCTAATATTATTAGCAAAGAAGATATTTTAAATAAGGCTCGTGAAGAAATTGAATTAATTGATTTTCAATTAAAGAAAATTTTAGAGATTAAAAAGCGAAGATCGAAGCTAGTTGATGTCGTCGAATCTTTTAAAATAAAAAAAGACAAAACGCAGGATAAATTATATTTAGGATTTTTTGGGATCTCCAACTTAAATTTGGCAAAAATGATCTGCGATTCGCTTCCCTTTTTGATTGGAGAATCTTTTGGAGAGGATCTGACTTCTAAAATTGGAAAAGAATTATGCGATCAAAAAATCTTAAAATTGCAAGAAATTAACTTGGTCCGCGACGAAAATTTTGAGTATTTTATGGAATTTCTTGAGGAACACAAATGAATAAAAAAGGCAAAAGTATTGACCGTCAAAAGTTTATTCGAGCTATTAGCAAAAGATTAAAACATCAAGTTGCATGGAATCATGTCTTAGGGGTTTCCAATATCTTATTAGATCAATTTATGGATAAGTTAATTGAGGAAAGATCTTTTAAAATTGGCAATTTTGGTTCTTTTTTTATCAGGAAGATGAAAGATAGAAGGCATAAAGATATTTTTCACAATAAAATTGTTATTTCAAAGGGAAAAAATATGATGAGGTTTACCCTGGAGAAAAAAGTTCGCGATTTATTAATCAATCACCTGGACCTTGCGGAAACCTTCCCGCCGACCGATAATGAATAAGAGTCGCCCGAGCGTCTACGTCTGCTGTTCAATTTTAAACAATGCTTTGGTCTCCAAAGCGGTCGAGGCACGCTCCCAAGATGAAGCGATTTCAGAATTTGAGCAAAGCGCCGGAATCAAGGTCCTAGCTTGCCATGGACCCTATGATAAAAAGAAAAGTCTCAAAAAGACAGAAGTTAAAACCAATGTTGTTTTCTCCAAGGAAAAAATAAATGCTATTTATGACAATTGGTATGTTAAGGCAATATTTACAATTGAACCTGTAAATTGCGCTTATCTTTTATTTGATAAAAGAGTTGATGGAAAAAATGCCCCTAAACCGCAAGGAACAATCATTGTAAATCGAGATTATTTGAAGGAAATAACATGAATAAAGAACTTTTGAACAAAATTAAAAAATCATTATTAGACGAAAAAGAAATGATTCTGAACAAGAATCGTTCTACCGAAGTAGATATTGATGGTGACGAAACCGATGAAATTCAAGGTAAAATCATTGCGATTGTTAATCAGCAGCTGACTAACCGAGATAATCTTAAATTAATTAAAATTGAAAATGCGCTAAAGCGTATATTAGATAATACTTATGGAATCTGCGAAGAGTGCGAAGATCCGATTGCAGAGAAAAGATTAGAGTTTAATCCTCATTTTACAATCTGTATCGGATGTGCAGAACAAGCGGAATTGTTGAAAACGAGGAAGCTTTGAACTCTACAATTTTGGAAGAAACTCCAAATGGAGATATGCCGGTTGATGTTTTTGATCGATTAGCTTCAGATCGAATTCTATTTCTATCCGATCAAATTACGGACCAATCCATTACCAATATCGTAGCAACTTTAATGGTAAAAGATATGGAAGATGAGATGAGTCCTATCACTATCTTTATTAATTCTGAAGGTGGCGATATCCGTTCGACTTTTATGCTTTATGACGCGATGCAGCTGATAGCATCTCCAATTAGAACCGTTTGTGTTGGAATGGCGATGAATGAGGCTGTTTTGATTCTTGCTGCTGGCACTCCAGGGTTTCGTTTTGCAACTCCTCATGCCATTATCTCTCCATCTCAATTAGCCCATTCTTCTGCGACATATGGTGCTTTACCAGATGTCTCTGCTTTAATGGATCGTTTCAATAAAGACTATAAAGTAACCATGCAGACATTGGCAAAATGTACTTCTAAGTCTTATAAAGAAGTTTGCGCTTTCTTTGAGAGAAAGAAATTTTTCTCAGCCAAACAAGCGAAGAGTTATGGTATCATTGATGGAATAATTAAAATTAAATGAAAAAAGCATCACACGATCATGAATTTGAAATGGTTTTAGACCATTACAATGAATCATATTTGAAATTATCTAAAAGTAGAATCATTTTTATCAATCAACCTATTGATTATGATATTTCTTCTACTTTATCCGCTTTGCTTTTTTACTATGATCATCAGAGCCAAACAGAAGACATTATAATGTATATCAATTCTGTCGGAGGCAATTCGGCAGCATTATCAAACATTTATGATGTCATGCAAATGATTCAATCTCCTATTAAAACGATATGTCTGGCGAAATGTTATTCTGCTGCGGCGGTAATGTTGGCGGCAGGAGCTAAGGGTAAGCGATATTGTTTTAAGAATTCTGAGGTTATGATTCACGGATTACAGTGTTCATTTCCGACGATTGATAATACTAGCAAGATAGATAGCGAAGGATATCTTCAATTTTTGAATGATCATAACAATCAAATTATGAAGATTCTAGCTAGACATACCGGAAAATCTTTTGCCGAAATTAGAGAAGACTGCAAGAAAGATGTCTTTTTGTCGCCAAAAGAGGCGATTGCTTATGGCTTAGCGGATCACATAATATGATCCCATAAAGATATGGAAAAGGTTGGAAAATCAATGGACCCAGTCCAACAGGCATTACGGGACCATAAGAAGAGTTGGAATTTAGCAGCAAAAGAGTTTATTAAGCGCGTCATTGCGTTTAAACGAACTTTAAATGGAAGAGGGGATACGAATTACTCTCTTCCAGCTGGAACGATTAAAGACCCGCTCCCAACCGAATTTAATGGATTTATGAGTCAATTAGCTCAAGATTTTGAACGCTTAGTAGCAGAAGCTGCTAAAATTGAACAAGAGCAAGCTTCTTACTCTCAGACGAGACGAAAATCTCAAAAAGAGACAACTCCATGATTCGTGGAAAAATCTTTATTGGAAAGCAATCTGGAGAGATTTTGATTGCGGCAACGCGACAAGATCAAGAAATGGGTTTAATGGACCGAGAACCGCCATTACCGGTTATGGCTTTTGTTTATGAACGTCCTCAAATTAATAAGTTTTGGATGAAAAATACGAAAGCGCCATTAGATATTGTTTTCGCTTTAAACGGAAAAATTACCCTTATTTGTAAGGGAGAGCCTTATTCATTAAGAATGATTGGCGATGATAATTTATCAGATTTAGTAGTAGAGTTTCCTTTTGGAACGTGTCAAGAGCACGAAATTAACGTTGGTGACCCTGTAAGTATTATTCAATAATGTTAGAACAAATTTTATCATTAAACAATATTTTAAAATCTCTCAAAATTAAAGCCTCCTGTGTCAAGTATAGCAAGTATAAAAATGCTTGCTTTTATGATTTGGAACTTCGTCCTGGCGCCAGAGTCAAGGACATTGAGAAATATGCGGTAGAGTTGGGACTTCTCCTTAAAAAAGGAGGTAAGCTTCGAATCGTCGTAGATTCATCCAATGGAGTTATTAAGCTAGAATTTATTGAGAAATGTCAAGACAAGACTCATTTATTTGAATTGGGAAATCAATTCAAGCGACCTCAAGGCGGATTAATGTGTCTCTTAGGAGAGACATTTGATGGTCAGCCTATTTGGATGGATTTATTAAAAACGCCTCATTTATTGATTGGCGGAACTAGCGGATCTGGTAAAAGCGTGTTATTGCACAATATTATTGCAAATGTTTTGATGTATCCATATGTTAAACTATATTTAATGGATCCAAAAAATATTGAATTTTATAAATATTCTCGGATGAATAAAATTAAATTATCAAATGAATTTGATGATTGCTTAAAGAATATCCAAGAGTTATGTTCGGAGATGGATCGTCGCTACTTGGCAATAAAGGAAAATAATTCGATTAAATTTCCAATTATCGTCTTGGTCATCGATGAGTATTCCGATTTAATTATGCAGGATGTTGACGGAGAATTTTATAAAAGTTTAACTCGGCTTTCTCAGAAGAGTCGGGCGGCAGGAATTCATATCGTTCTTTCAACCCAGCGTCCTTCAGTTGACGTGGTTAACGGAACAATAAAAGCTAATTTTCCAGCTCGGATTTCATGTCGAGTCACGTCTCATGTTGATTCCAAAATCATTTTGGATACCGTTGGTGCTGAAAATTTAATGGGAAATGGTGACGCGCTAATTAATACGGAAATTTTAAATATGAAAAGATTTCAAGTTGCGTATGTTACGCCTGATAAAATTTGTAAGTATTTAAATGGATAATCATAAACTAAAAGAAATTATGATAAACGGAATGAATGAAGCGCCCTTTAAAAGTAAGGGAGCGACAGGCGTTCACAAAGTTTGTGTTTATGAGGCTTTTCTTAATTTACTGGAAGAGTCTCCAGATGTCATTCATGATTATTTAGTTTTTGGAAAACGTGATGTAAATTTACAGGCAAAATTATTTCAAAAATATATTTCTTTTCTTGAAGCTAAAATACCATTTAAATATATAGTTAGAAAAAAGCTATTATTAATAGATTCTTTATTGTCTGAAAACTTATGTTTATTTGATGGAATCAGCGTTTTTGAAGGTGTTGTTTCAGATAAAAAAGAGATTAAGAATGGAACCAAAGAATTTTATGTTGGTGGCAGAGCTGGATTTCATGCCAAGCCATTTTATATGGGTAAAATATTAAAAATTATTAACATGGAGACGCAGGAAAATATTCTCTCAGATATAGAGAGTCATAGTTTTTTGAGGATTCATATGAAAACGACTCTTCCTGGAACGAGGGTTAAAGTTTCTCATTTAAGAGTTCCTCCTCATTATCAAATGGGTGGAATGTCTTATATTAATCGAATTCGCCAAGATTTAATTTTAAAAATAAAATGTATGACCAAAAGTTAAAAGAATTAAGATATCGCTGTAAAAAGTGTGGTTCACTATTGGCTAGTGGCGATTATATTAAATTTAAATTAGGTCCAAGAAGATTCTTGGATTATAGGAAATTTGAATCTTGTTATAATTTAAGTCTTTTTCATAAAGATTTTTGGATGTCTCCAACAGCTAAAGAGCCGCATAATAAATTTACTAAATCAAGGGGGCAAAGAATTTCGTTTTCATATTTTTCTTTATCTAATCATAAAACATTGGATAAATATTTGCCATCGAAATCATGTCACTATTTGCACTGTAAATGTTATAAATCTTCATTAGATTTAAATGAAGATCTTTTCACCTCTAAAAGGTTTGAGAATAAATGAACATCACTGCATCTCAGCCATTTGGGCTTAAAAATATTTGTCGTCATTGTGGAACTTCAGCGTATTATACTCAATTTTTCTTTGAAAGAAAGAAAAGTTTAGATTTAATTAAAATTATTAACAAATCAAATTTGAGTAATTTGTCTAGAATGAAGCCTTCATCAATAAAAGGTCTTTGTGAATTTAAAATGTCTAATTTTAGACAGACGATTGATTCAAATTTTTGCTCAATTTCGTCTCATAAGACGGCTTGGACGCCTAGCTCTATTGGAGAAATTTTTTATTGTAAATGTTTAAGATATTCTTGGGTATCATATTATCATAAAAATATAGTGCAATCAGCTAAAAAAGCTGGAATCAAGTATCAAGTTAATGTCAAATATAAACAAAGCTATGTTGATTGGTAAGGATTTTTCTTGTCTCAAGTTCTAACTTAACAAAATCATCTGCTAAATTTTCATAAAAACTCAGCTGACGTCTAGTTAGTTGATAGCAGGAATAATAAGACAATCTTCCAATAGATTGGTAGTATTCTGTGCTAGCAAAAGAAAGATGTTCAGGGACAAAGCTTCTAGCAAAAAAGAGCCAATCCGCAATATTTTGAAAAGTATAAAAATCTGAATTTTGCTTGGCGTTAGCGTAAACAAGCGTAATGCTATCTTTTGAAAAATCAAAATGGCTCGTTTTATATTTTGCGAATACACTCGTGATATAGGCTTTAGTGTCCTCGCGGCAATTCAAATCTTCAAAAACTTCTTGAAAGAAAGAGTTTAAATTTGAAAATGTTTCCACAAATTAATATTTAATTATTAGAACAAGAAAGAATTTAATGTCTTCAACTCTTATTATTGTAGAATCTCCGGCAAAAGCCAAGAAAATTCAATCCTTTATGGGACCTGGCTATACAGTATTAGCTAGCGTTGGGCATATTACAGACCTTGCAAAAGGAGGTCAATTCAACCTCGGAGTTGACCTTAATAATGATTTTAAGCCTCGTTATGTCCTGATGGAGGATAAAGTCGCTGTTTTAAATCAATTGGTTAATGCCGTTGAAGTTTGTGATGATGTCATGCTTATGGCTGACGATGATCGCGAAGGAACGGCGATTTCCTGGCACCTTCAAGAAAGATTGAAGGATTATGGCAAGCCAATGAAGCGAGTGACAGTTAAAGAAATAACAAAAAAAGCTGTCGTCGCTGCCCTCAAAAATCCCAGGGAAATTGACATGGATCTTTTTCACTCTCAGGAAGCCAGGCGAATTTTGGACCGAGTTGTCGGCTTCATGGCGTCTCCATTTCTCATGAATCATTTTGGACCCAAGCTTTCTGCTGGAAGAGTTCAGTCTGTTGTTACTAAAATTATTATAGATCGTGAAAGAGAAATTGAATCATTTGTCCCAGAAGAATATTGGGTATTAAAATCCAATTTATCAAAAGATAATAGTTTGGGATTTTGGGCTAAATATGATTTGAAAATAACGGATAAAACTTTGGCAGAAAAAGTCAAAGATCAATTATTAGATCCTAGCTCGATCTACATTGTACTAAATGTAGATTCTTCAGAAGAAAAGAAGAAGCCTTCACCACCACTGGTTACATCAGAGCTTCAAAGAATTATGTCCAAACGATTTGGCTTTGGTGCTGATCGAACGATGAAAGCGGCTCAGTCATTATATGAAAACGGATATGTTACTTATATTCGAACCGATTCTGTTCGAATCGAAGACGACGCATTAAAAGATGTTCGAGCTTTTATTTCAAGCGAAGGATATAAGTTACCAAAATCAGCCACTCTTCATAAAAATAAAGACGCAGCCCAAGACGCGCACGAGTGCATACGTCCAACTGATTTAGAGATGAGACCGGGTAAGACTCATGCTTTGGCTGATCCTGACGAAATGAAGGTCTATGAAATTATTTGGCAATACTTTATCGCGAGCCAAATGGAACCAGCCGTTTATGATACATTGAAAGTTTCAATTGGCTTAAAAAATGATAAGTCATGTGTCTTAAAAGCCTCTGGTAAAGCTTTAAAATCTAAAGGGTTTTTAGAGATTTTAGGGCTATCAGATGATAGCAAAATTGATATTCCAGCTCTAGCTAAAGGCGATGAGCTAGCTCTTTTTGGAAAGAGTCCGGTAACATGCGAGCAAAAGTTTACTCAGCCACCTGCTCGGTATTCAGAAGACACTTTAATTAAGACATTAGTAACGAAGAGCATTGGAAGACCGGCAACTTTCGCTGATATTCTTTCTAAGATTTGCAATCGCGCTTATGTAGAAAAACATGGCAATGTTTACCATGCGACTGAACTAGGGAAGACAATTACGGATTCTTTATCAGACTTTTTTACATTCATGAATTATGATTATACTTCTGAGATGGAAAAAAAGTTAGACTTAATTGAACAAGGCAAGATTAACTCTGTAGAAATGTTAAGGGAGTTTTATACTCAATTTAAAAAAGAGTTGGATAAAGCGTATTTGAGCAAGGGCTCGGTTGCATGCGAGAAATGTGAGAGTCCGATGGTTCTTCGGAATGGAAAAACAAATGACCCGTTTTTAGGTTGTTCAAATTTTCCAAATTGTAGGAACACGAGAAAAGTGGATTAACTTTTAAATGGCGGGGACCGGTTGGGTGGTTACAATAGACTGACGGAGAAAAATCTAAATGGCTCTTAAAATGGGATTGCGAAATCTTCAAGAATTATCCTCTCGGGATATTGAAGAATCAGAAAATTTAACTCTTGCTAAATTGAAAGAGCTAGATGTTTCTGATGTGATAGCTGGCGAAGTTAGATCAATAATTGAGTCCTACTCAAGACCAAAAGAAAGTTTTTTGGACTTAATGACTTGGGTAGAAAAGAATTTTTCTTATTATTTGAATGATTCAAAGGTTGAAAAATTTGTTCACAATAAAATTGTCATTGACGGTCAATTTCTTTCTTTCTGCCAATCAAATGGCGTAAAAGTCGAGGCATTGCTTCGAGATAGCAATGTTTCGTGGCGTGGAATCCATGATTTTGAAAAGTTCTTCGCTCAAGGTATTTTCCGTATTACTCAAGGTAAAACCCAATTTTTGCATTGCGCCTTATTTCATAAGGGCATTCAAAATGAAGATGAAATTGGATTATTTAATATAATTCCAACCAAGCATTTAGAAGCTTATCTTAAGCTCAGGAACTCTTTTGAAGATTGGGTTTCAGAGCGAGACCGAGGCAACCTCTTAATCAAAGTTATTGACGGAGAAGATCAGCCTTATACTCGCGATCATGATTGGAATGATTTATTCCTTCCATCGGATCTTAAAAAAGATATTAAGGATATGATTGAAAATTTCCTTGATAATAAGGATTTTTATCTTCAAAATAAACTTTCTTGGAAGCGCGGCGCCTTACTATATGGTCCAGCGGGAACAGGTAAGTCTTCGTTAATTAGAACTATTATCGCTAATTATAATTTTAAACCAATTACGATTGATGCAACAGCAGGCGAAGGTTCAATGAAAGAAGCCTTTAGGTATGCTGAGGAACAAAGCCCTTCTCTTTTGTATTTTGAAGATTTAGACTCTCTTCTCCAAAAGATGGATATTTCGACCTTTCTTAATTTAATGGACGGAATTTCTTCAAAGAATGGTTTGTTCGTTATTGCAACGGCAAATGATATTTCTAATTTTAAAGCTAATATTATGGATCGACCTTCTCGATTTGATAGGAAGTTTAAGATTCCTCTTCCAAATGAAAAGATGAGCGCATTATATTTGAAAAAATGGTTTGGTAAAAATATTACGCCTCAAAAGACAACGGAATTAGCAAAGCATGCAGTTAAGTATGAGTTTTCTTATGCTTATTTAAAAGAATTGTATATCGCTTCGATGTTCGAAGCATTGTCAAAAAATAGAAAAGTGCCTACGGCAGCCGATATATCTAAATCACTAGACCGGCTAATGCAGGATAAAAATATTAGCAAGTTTGGTAGAAAATTGAATACTGACAAGTATTTCAAAGAATAATGTGTAACGAGGTTAGTTGATATAAATGAAAACAAAAAGACCGTACAGAAAAACCCCAGCCCGAATTATGAAGGGAGGTGATATATTAAATAATTCAGAGTTTGACCACGTAGAACCCGTTCAAGCTCAATACCTTGAAGTCAAAGTACATTTTGGTAATTTTGACAAGGCAATGTCTGCCTTTCGCAACATGGTACAAAAAGAACGCATTCTTTCTTCTTATAAAGAAAAGCAAGTCTTCGAGAAGCCTTCTGATAAAAAACGCCGCAAGCGCAATGAAATGAAAAGAAAGCTTTTAGAGTTAGAGATGAAAGATAAGTACGAAGAGCGTTCCGATTCAAAGAATACTAGAAACAAGCAAACGAGAGAATAAGTATGTCAAATCCTTTCTTTAAAAATCCTAAACGTAAAACTACTGTAGAGTATACACCATATACTCCACAATATGTCAACCGAGGTGTTGAGCCTGAGAAAATCAGCATGGGATCGGGAGGAGTTATTCCTCAGGATATGTCTCAAGGAAGGAATAGACAGCCTAATTTTTCGCCAAGTCCTCCGTTTGTGGAGGCTCCAATGGAGAATAGGATGTATAATCCTATTCCCAGCAGCTTTACTGAATCTATTGATGATTCATGGGAATCAAATAATGAAGTCTATGATCTTGACGGAGATTCATTTCAAGATGTACCGGAGCCTTCACAAACGGAACCGGACGTTCATTTTAATACCGAAGATGATTTTGAAGAGCCAGATGGCGATTATGTCGTTTTATTAAACGACCGTTTAATTTCTAAAGGAACTCTCGAATTTATCGAACAAGAAGTCAAGGATTTAGTATTCGGGCAGCATAAATTAATTCCAGATGCCGTACCTGCGGAAGACCTTACCGTTTTAAAGAAGATGAAGATTAAGGTCGGCGTCTTCCTGGTTGATTAAGGAAGATGTTATGGAACCACGTAAAGCCTCTGAGATTCTTCTAGAGATAGAATCCAAAATAGATTTATTGATAAAAGCAATTGCTGCTCAAAATCAGAGCACAATTACGATTAATAATAAGCTTAATAAAGTCATTAAAACATTATCTAATGTAGATTTTTCAGCAATTTCTGATTCAGAAAATGATATTCCAGAATTTGTGCCGCCTAGTAACTCTGCGGTTCCTAATCCAGAGTTTAGTTTTGATCCGATTCCAATCGAAACGGAATCAATTGGGTTCCCTAGGACGTCTCGTCCAGAGACGTACGCCTCTCAAAAGCAAATAAATCAGGTCAATCGAAAAATAAAAAAAGTTGAAGAAATTCAAGTTCCAACCCCTGCCGCTCCCTTGCCTAAAACAAAGCGTCCAGTCCAAGGTTCGAACGATGAGGAATGGCGAACGGTTTCGAGCCCAGCGCTTCCAACAAGACAGAGTGAAGAAAATGCTAATATTGGAAAAGTTTCTGTTTCTCAAAGAGTTGTAGACAGAAATTCTAAAGCGATATTTTTAGCCAATGTTGAAATCTTAGAAAAGAAATCTGAAAAATTAGAAGCGAAAACAAGAACGACTTCGGATGGAAAATGGCAAGCCGTTCTTCCTCCTGGAACTTATAATGTCGTCATTAAAAAGACCGAGTCTATGAGCAAGCAAAAAGTCGAATTAACGCAAGAAATTGTTATTGATGGAAGAAATCCATCTGTGGCTTTGCCAATGGTCATCGCTAAATGAATAACAAATTTCAAATTTTGTTGCTCGATCCCGCTTGGAGTTTTCAAGATAAGCTTGAAAATAATGATACCCCTCGGGGAGCCGAGTCTAATTATAAAACGATGACCCTTGATGACATCAAGGCATTAAAAGTTAATGAGTTGGCAGATCCTGACGGATGCGTCTTGGCTCTATGGGTTCCATCTTCTCTTTTACAAGATGGTTTAGATGTCATGAAAAAATTTAATTTCGAAATGAAACAGACCTATATTTGGGTGAAGACCAAAAAGAGTCCATTAGAAGAAGTTTCCGATTTATTTAATAGTAGTATTAAATCTGTTACGCTAGACAATCTTAAAAGCTTTAAAAGCTCCTTTGGTAATCTTATAAAAGATGTGAATCTTTCAAGCGTTCTCGCTTTTTTCATGGGTCGTTTGTTTAGACAAACGCATGAAATTTGTTTAATAGGCATCAACAATACTAAAATTTATAAAAAGCTAATGAACAAGTCTCAACGCTCTGTTTCATTTGGAGAAAATAAAAAGCATTCAGAGAAGCCAGAGCATCTGCATAATTCTCTTGATTTGATGTTTCCATCAACTTCAGAATATAAAATTAATAAACTTGAACTTTTTGCCCGTCGCCAAAAGAACGGATGGCTATGTTGTGGGAATGAAGCTCCTATGACATTCGGAGAAGACCTCAGGGATAATATTGATAAAATCATAAATTGCCCTAATGAACAATTTTTAGAGTTAATGAAATTAACTTCAGAAGCAGATAATGCTAGTAATAAAGAGCTAAGAGAAAAATGGAAAGAGATACAAGTTTAGATTTTCTGCTAAAGAAAACTCTTTTATTAGATTCTTCTTATCAGATTGAATCCTTTATTTCTTTTAGAAAAGCGATCAATCTTCTTTTTAGAGATGATACGGTTGAAATAATTTCAAGTTGGGAAGAGGATATTTCCTTGGTTTCAGGAAAAATTAGGCATCCTTCTATTTTAAGATTAAAAAATCATATTAGAAAAACAATTAGTGTTAATGCAGAATTTTCTCGGAAAACATTGGTTTATCGAGATAAGAGCACATGCCAATATTGTAATAAAGTTTTAGTAGGAGGAGAAGTTACTATCGACCATATTATTCCCAAATATCATGGCGGAAAGACTAGCTACACCAACTGCGTAGTTTCTTGTAAAATTTGTAATAATAGAAAATCCAATAAAACATTAGAACAGGCTAAATTGAAACTCTTGAGAGAGCCAATTCAGCCTGCTTATATTCCTAATCATAAATTATCTAGACCCCAAGAATTTTGGAATTTAGATTGGGATAATTTTATTTCAAAATAACTCTATGATGATGTGGTCTTCTCCATCTTCGTCTTTTTCATTTTTTTCTTCTTCGACGTTTTCAATATAGTCAGCTTCAATGTATAATGGTAGGAGTTCCGGCTCTTTATTGATTTTCTTCTTTTTTTCATGTATAAACGGAAAATAGGGAATCATATAGTCCTCCTGAGGATATAATAGAATATTGTTATGCTTTGCAGCGCTTGTCAAAAATTAGCATCTCTTAATACAAACAAAATTTGCATGAAATGTCAAAGCCTTATCACATTAAGTATATCAGTTTTATGTGAAAGTTGCTCTAAATCTGCGCAATCTTGCTCTGCTTGTCTTAAGAAAATCTCTATTCAATCTAACCAGCCTCAGGGCAAAAATCAAGGTCGAGGCTGTCAAAGCTGCGGAAATAAATGATAATTATTAATGATCAAAAATTGCTCAGGACGCCGTGCCAAGATGTCTTACCCGAAGAGGTAGCGACCCTCAAAGCGAAGTTAGAATTCGAACTGGCTCAGGCAAACGCCCAAGGCAAGCAAGGGATCGGTCTCGCTGCCCCTCAGATTGGAATCTTTAAGAAGATGGCGATTATTCGTCTCAATGAGATTAAGATAGATCTTGTTAATTGCCAAATTGAAAAAGGATATGATCCATTTCTTTTTACAGAAGAGGGATGCCTTTCATTTCCTGGAAAAATTGAAACTACCCGAAGATTTCAAGAAGTTTATGTCACTCATAATTTAATTGAACCATCTTCATTTGTTGTAACCGGTTTAGCAGCGATTGCGGTTCAACACGAGTTAGATCATTTAAATGGAATTCTTTTAGAGGATAGAGCAATTAAAAATACTAAAAAGATTGGTGTTAATGACCCGTGCCCCTGCGGTAAAATTAATTTAGAAACAAAAAAGCCGATAAAATTTAAAAATTGCTGTCGAGAATGATGGTTATAGTATCCATTATCAATGGACTATATTACAGACGAGAAAGAGCTAAAAAATGCCGAAGGAATTACGGCTATTTATTTTTATGCTCAATGGATGCCATTTCATAAAAAAATGAAAATTATGATTGAAAAGGTCCAAAAGATTTATGATGTTAAATTTTATGCGGTTGATACGGATTCTTTTCCAGGATTAGCTAAAAGATTTAATGTAACTTCAATTCCAGAAGTTGTTATTACAACAACTGGAGGAGAAGAAATTAATAGAATTAAAGGTATTGTTATGACGACAGCCTTTAAAAGTACATTTTTCAAAATATTTCACCCTAAAAAGGAAAACAATGTCAAATCAAGAAAATGAATTAAGCGGCGAAGCTCTTAAAATTTGGAACGAAATTCGAAGTGTTGAATTAGATTTATTTAACCTTCCAAATCAGACGGTTGAAAAAAACGTACATCCTCTTCCAATAGATGATAGTGTATTGTATTTGACCATTCCTGTTCCAGCAGCTTATCCCGCTTTAGACACCGCTTTAAATTCTAAGTTTGATATTGAGATGGTCGGAAAATGGTATGTTGTTAAGCGAAAGGTATAATTATGTCAAACGATGATTCCGGTCCTAAAGGTCCTAATAAAGGGCTAAAAATTCCTGCTGGAAAATCTTTTCTCGATAATAAGCCGAAGAAGCCTTCAAAAGAAGAATTTGAGCGAGAATCAGCGTTAGCCAATGAGAAGTTAAATTCTCATGGAATAAAAGCTGTAGACTTATCTAAATCATATCTAAAGCTTTTAGATGATAAAACTCTTGTCGCCAATAAATCTCCATTAGTTCTTGATATTGAAAAAGAAACCATGGCTAATTTAGGTCAATTAGCCATTGACATGAATACAGATGAAAACGAGATTGAAGGCATCGGGTCTGTTGGATTATGTACTCTTTTGTTACGTTGTCTTTTTTTACAGAGAGATAAAATTAATAGTTTAGATTATAAAATATCTACTTTAGATCAGAAAGTATCAGAACTTACCTCTGAATTAGAGAATAAGATAAATACTCTTGATCGAGGCGTAGAAAATAAAATCAATGAAATTGAAAGCAATCTTAGAATAAAATGATCTCTAATGATGATATTCTTCTTTTAATTATAGAAGAAAAAGAAAAATATAGGAATTACACTCATTCATGCAGCCAATACAAAATCCAACCGGATCCGATAGCGGTCCTCAAGCATCAAACAACTTTGGATTTACTGAATCAGCTCCTAGGACAAAAGAATACTACCAAGATCTGATTGCTCGCGCCAATCAAATATGCCTTAAAACTATTTTTAAATCTTACGGTGTTTTTCTAGATGAGTACAACAAAAAGTGCTGCTGTCCTTTTCCGTTCCATACGGATAAATCTCCGTCTTTTAATTATTATCCCGATACTAATACTTTTGTTTGCTATGGATGCAATACTCGTGGTAAAGCGGTTAATTTTGTGGTCGCTATGGAAAAAATAAAAGTTTCTCAAGCCGCCCATAAAATCATAGAGTATTTTTCTGATGAAAATACGGAATATGATTTTAAAAATCAAAAAAATATTAATTATCAGCAAAGACTTTTAACTTTAGCCTCTTTCTCAAATGAGGTTAGAAATTTTATACAGGCTAACCTCAACGATAATAAAGCCATGAATTTTATTGATAAAATTTGTGCCTCGTTTGATAAATTGAACACAAAATACATTCCTGACAATGAAGCTTTAGAAGCTTTGGTTCAAAAGCATAAAATTAAAATTGATAACTATACTGGATAATTTATGACAGTTATTTTAGGCGATCCTCATGTTGGAGGAGGAACATCTATCGGAAAAACCGGAATTGGGACTGCTCTCAATTCTAGAATTATCGATCAGCTCGCTTTATTGAATTGGACGTTAGACCAAGCGGTCGAACATAACTCCAAAGATATTATCATTACTGGAGATATTTTTGAAGAGCCGAAGCCTCATCCAAGTTTAATTTGTGCTTTTATCGAGTGGGTTCAAGAATGCAAAATTCGCTGTGTTAACGTTCATGCCGTAATGGGCAATCACGATTTTCTCAGGACCGGAAATTTTTATAATTCTCCTTTAGACATTCTTTCTCAATCTGAGATTGATAATTTTTTCTTTTATAAAGACATTAATACAATTATTATTGATTCTTGCGCATTTACAATGATGCCTTTTAGAGATAGAAAATCTTTCAAATCTGAAAAGAATAGTGAAGCTTTAGACATGCTTAAAACTTCTCTTCAGTATGAAGTTGCTTCTATTCCTAAAACATATACAAAAGTTTTAATTGGTCATTTCGCAATTGAAGGTTCTCTCCCAGTTGGAGATGAAATTGATGACATTATGAATGAGCTTTTTTGTCCATTAGATATGTTTTCAGATTATGATTATGTTTGGATGGGACATATCCACAAACCTCAGGTAATGCAAAAATCGCCTAGAATTGCCCATATTGGAAGTATGGATATTTCAAATTTTGGGGAAAATGATCAAGACAAATATATTATTGTCTTTGATTCTAGCTCATCTTCATTTCAAGAAGTTAAATTACCGACCAGACAGTTAAATAAACTAAATATTAATATTCCTAAAGATATTAAAGATACAACACAATTTGTTATTGATGAAATAGAAAAAGGGTCTCTATCTAAAGATTCAATTGTTAGATTAGAAATTTCTCTTCAATCATCAGATTTGGGTCCTGTTGATCGTTCTAGAATTGAAAAATTCATTTATGACAAAGGTATTTTTAATATTTCTAGCTTTTCAGAATCCAAAAAGTTTGACATTCTTAAAAAATCAGACTCATTAAATGAGATAAATACTAATTTAGATCCTGGGGAAGCAATTAAGGCTTGGGCAGAACATAAATATGGACAAGATGAAAGAAAATCTAAATTTTTAGAAATATCTTTAGATCTATTGTCTCAACTGAAAAATGAGTCTAAAGATTGAAACCACTATATATTTATATAGAAAATTTTCTATGTTATGCTATTACTGAATTAGACTTGTCTAATATCAGTTCTGCTCTTATCATTGGAAAAAACAATGATAATGATAACATTTCTAATGGAGTCGGCAAGTCCACTCTTTTTAGAGCCATTGAATATGTTTTATTTAATGAAGCCAGGGGTCTAAATCTCGAAGAGATTATACGAGACGACATGAATTCTTGCAAAATTATTTTTGATTTTGCTTTGAACGGTCAAATTTGGAGAATTTCTAGAAGTCGAACTCGAAAAGGAGTTTCAGATCTTTCACTCTATCAAAGAATAGAAGGTCCCGATCAAACCAATCCGCACACTCTAAAGCCGTCAGATTTAACCCATAAGCTCTTTTGGGAAGACCTCTCGTCCCGAAGGACGGGAGACACCGAAAACGACCTTGGCAAGCTGATTAAAACGAACTACAAGGCATTCGCCAATGCATTCCTCTTCGCCCAAAATGACTTCAACTCCGGCTTAGCCAATATTACGCCAAGCAAGAGGCGAACATTTTTTAGAGAATCTCTTCCGATAGGAATTTATGGAAAGCTTGAAAAATTAGCCAAAGAGAAGTCAAGCCATCTTCAAAAAGAATTAGACAAAAAAAGAGCCGTCAGGGATAATTTTCCTGATTTTGATTCAGAGAATTTAAATATAGCCAATAATATAGTTGAATATCAAAATTTATTAACTATTAAAACAAATGAATCTAATTCATTAAACAATGAACTGTTAGGTTCTAAAAAAATAGAATCTGAAATTAAGACGGAATATACGGTTCTTCAAACTAAGCTATCAACAATATTGAGTAACAAAAGAGCCGCTGAAGAAAGAGTTCAAAGACTAAATAAGTCCTTAAATGATTCTTCTCTTAAGAAAAAATCTATTTTAGAGCAGGCTAAAAATTTAGTTTCAGAAATTAAATCATTAAAAGATCAAGAGATTATACTTCAAAATAAGTTAAATTCTTTTGAATCTGAAGAAAATTTAAAATCTAAAATTGAATTAAATAGAAATCAATTATCAAATTTCAATTCCAATATCTCAATCTTAAAGTCTAAGATTGAAGAATTGGAAGTTCCAATGCCAAATGACGCTATTTGCCGTCACTGTCGTCAGGAACTAACAGAAGAACACAAACGCGCGTGTCTTTCTGATATTCAAAAAGAAATTAAAGATTGTAAGAAAAAAATCGAAGATCTTCAGAATCTAATAAAACAATCAAATTTATTTCAAAAAGAAAGCTTAGATTCTCTAAAAGAATTGGAAAATTCTAAAAAAGAATTAGAATCTTGCTCATTAAAGATTCAATCTAAACAAAAAGAATCTAAAGATAAAAAAGTTTTATTTGAAGATTATTCTAGAATCTTAGACAAAGAAAAAGAAGAACTCGCTCTTGCCAATCAAGAGTTAGATCTTTTATTGAAGTCATTTGAATCTTCTAATGAAGACCAAGTTAAGACATTAAAGTCTAAGCTAGATAATCAATCTTTATTAGTTAAAAATAAAGAATATTCCCTGGCGCAATGCATTAAAGAGATAAATGACTTAAATACTCAAATATCAGTCGCTAACAACAATTTATCTAGAAATGACCTCTTAAAAAAACAAAAGAAGGAGCTGGAGGCTTTAATTCTAGGATTAGAAGAGGAATACTCTATTTATCCTGACGTCATTGAATCTTTTAGTTCTACAGGCATTCCAAATTCAATTATCAAAAGTCTTTTAGACGAGCTTCAGGCAGAAGCGAATAATATTTTAAATCAGATTAAACCTAGTCTTCAATTAGGGTTTAGTCTGACCAAGACCAAATCTGACAAGACGGAAGACGAAGATTTAGAAATTAATTATTATTACAATAATAAAATTCGTTCTTTTGGCGCCATTTCTGGCGCGATGCAACTATCCGTTATGTTTGCTTTAAAAATAGGATATGCCTTTCTTCTCTATAAGAAATTAGGAACAGATATTAAATTTATTATGCTGGATGAAGTTGATATGCCGTTAGATAAGGCATCGATTGATGCTTTGGCGGATATTTTAAAGTTTTTTCAAAAAGAGTTCAGCGTCTTCATTATTAGTCATAATGATAGATCAAAAGAAAAATTAGAAAAAATTGGCAATGTTATAGTCGTCGAACAAGATCATAACATGACATCCCGAGCGAGGCTAGAATGATTGTAGTTTTTGGTGGCAGAAAAGGAAGCGGTAAAACTTTGTTTTCTTCAGAATTGGAGAAAGATGGTTTTATTAAAATTTCTTTTGCAGATTATCTGAGGGAAACTCTTTCAAAGCTTTACAAAATAGATATTTCTAAATTTAAAGACCCAAATGAAAAAGGAAAAATTTTAGAAAAACCTTTAGATTGGAATAAAGATGTCGCTAAAAAATTGTTCAAACTGGTTAAAATCTCAAATTACCGATTCAAAATTGAAGATCAACGATTTTCGACACTGCGTCAGACAATGCAATATATTGGAACTAATGTATTGCGTCGGTATAATAACAATTTCCATGTTGAAAAAACGATAAAAAGAATCAAAAAGAATGTTAATTATGTCTGTGATGATGTTCGATTTCCAAATGAGCTAAATGCTCTTAGGAAATTGAAAGCTTTAGATATTTTTATTTTAAGACCAAATCATTTTGATATCTCTAATCATAAGTCTGAAACATCATTAAAATGGAACGATTTTAGCTATAAAATTTTTAATAATAAAAACATCGTTTCTTTAAAAAAAGATTTTAATAAAATGATGAAAGATTATTATGATTATATAAAGAACGGTCCTCCGGCGTTCGGACCCTCTTTTCCCGACAATTATCATTCTGACCTTTTTGAGGATGATTTTAAGTTTTTGATTTTCGATGACGATACTAGCTATGCTAGCGCTTTGTTTTTAGCAAATTCTAAAATAATTTTTAATAAAAATGGATTTTTTGAAAAGTTAATATTTTCAACGAAATCAGCTGCCAACTATGTTTATTTTAAAAAATTATTTTCTTCGGATGTAGTCGAATACAAAAAAGGAAATCTATTTATAATAGAAATTAGTTCTCCATTCACTGTTGAAAATCTTAAATTATGGAATGTTTATCCAAACAAGTTAAAATACCCAGAATTAATTGATGACATTAAAAATAATGAATCTATAAAACGGTCTTGGTTTAAAGGGGTGGCAGACTCTGATATGAAATTTAATTTTAGTTAAATTATGGATTATATTGCATTTTGGCATGGATCTAAATGCCATAAAGAAAGATTATGTTCAAAAATACCGCTTAATTGGTGAGCAAAAATTTTATCGCAATCTTTTATCGTTTGCTATCAAAAGGCTTGTTTTTATCCAAAATGATGGGTATTCTGGACTTCTATCTCCAGAATTAGATTTCCTTAGATTATCAGAAAACTTTCTTTTTCTTTATAGAAGAGAATCTGAGGATATTTATTTAGATCTTTCCCGAGTTTTCCGTAAGGCAGCTCATAAAATTTATAGAATTCTTCTAAAAAAGAACTTAACTAGTAAAAACATTAAATTTCTAAATGCGGCATAAATGACAGTAATTAGCGTTACCATTACAGAATCAGAAGAGCAAATCGTTTCGGGATTTCCCAAATCCGTTACCGTTTCAACTAACATAATGTCTAACATCTATTATACATTAGATGGTACGGACCCGGATACGTACTCCGATATGTATGACGGTTTAATTTCTATTCCAGTAGATAAGCCAACATTAATTTTAAAGATTTTTGCTTCTAATGGGACGGATATGTCTCCAATTATTGAAACAATTTATCGAACGACATCTTTGACGGATTCAAATGTTCGGGCTCCTCATTCTGGGACTGATGCTACAGTTCAAGCTTCAATTAAGAATGACCCTCGTCCATTTGGAAGTCAGCCTATTCAACCTGAAGGCAATTTTACGCCATCTTCAGACGTAGGAAATACAACATATAATCCTTTATTGCCTAGCACATCCAATGGCTTTGATGCTGATGGAAATCCAAATGCTTTTACTAATTCACCATTTCTAGGAATTGCATCTAAAGATTTGCCTGTATTATTGACCGAAACGAATTGGTTAGGGGAAACAGGTCCAGGAATTGGAAATTTACCAAAATCAAAAGTTCAGAACCCAGTTCCACCCAAACAACAAACAAATATTGCGGATAAATTATACGATCCAAGAGCATTAGTTATTTTTCAAGATTACTCAGATCCTCAAAATGTTCCTGAGCATGCAGACATTAATAGAATGTATTTTACTCTTGAAAATCCAAATGTGACACGAGATGGTAATCAATTTTATAATAGTGGATTAGATTCTCCAGGACCAACCGGAAGTTTTCTGAGACAACATTTTAATCCAAAAGATAATACTATTACTTATTATTATCGTGATTCTAGCGTAAATCGTTGGATTATTTCGAAAACAGGATATACTCCAGCTCCTGGAATGTATGATTATTCTAATGTCTTTTCTAGTCGGAAGGGCAAGCCAGGTTGGGTCTTTAGCTGGCGAACTTACGGTCAGCGTTTTCTGTATTAAAAATAATTAGTTGCTTCGGTATAGCCAAGGGCACATGTCAAACAATCCTGAAAAGCTCGTGACCCTCCGTTTGAGCGTTTCTAAAGCTAAAACATTCTCAGAATGTAAGAAAAAGTTTGAGTTCTCATATGTTCTAAAACTACCAAAGAAAGAGATGTTTTACCATACTTTTGGTAAATTCATGCATAAAGTTTTAGAAGATTTTCATAAAATTTATTTAGAAAATTTACCTGGATATCAAGACCCATATCATATTACTATCGCTTCTTGCTTTAAAGCAGCTCGTGAAGAGTATAAAAAAGATATGACTCCCGAAATGCTTAAAGAAGCTTATGACTTGACAAACAAGTATTTGAAGATTGTATCAAAAGATAAAAAAGATGGTTTGGTCGCAAATGTAATTGCGGTTGAACGCAATTTCGAATTAAATATCGATGATAAAGTTGTTTTAAATGGAATGATCGACCGAGTTCAGCTAGATTCAGATCAGGTTATTCATGTTGCCGATTATAAAACATCTAAAAATAAAAAATATTTAGTTAATGACTTTTTTCAATTATTGACTTATGCTTATATAATTATTTCAGAAAATCCTGATATTGACAAGGTAAGAGCGTCTTATATCATGTTGAGACATGATTTTGAGTATATTACAAAAGAATTCAAAAGAGATGAGATTTTGGCAATGAAAGATAAGTTTTTAAATTATGCCGAAATGATTAAAGAAGAAAAAGATTATCCGGCGACAATAACGGCGCTTTGTCCATATTGTGATTTTAATCAGAGTTGTGGTCCATATCTAGAAAAACAAGCAAAATCCATGAAATATGGAGAGGTTGAATGGTAAATGAATATTGACGACAAAGAAAAATTGAGAATCGAATTACAAGGACAATTCGATATTGCTTTTCAAAAAATATGTGAAACGATAGATCTTTCTGTAGAAGAAAGAGAAAATTGTCATTCCCATCCAACCGAAATTGTTCGGGGACAAGTTCGAGTTATGATTGATGTTGACTCGAATGTTGGAATATATAAAATGTTTTGCGAACCATCATCAATTAAATTATAATATTTAAGGAAAATAAAGAGAATGCAAATTCAAGTAGAAGAAACGGGCGATTGTCAATTAAACATTCACTATGAAGCAGACCAAGAACAAATCCTTTCCAAACAAAAGGAAGTTGTCTCTCTGTTTAAGAAAGCTCCGGTTAAAGGCTTTCGAAAAGGGAAAGCGCCTTTAAATGTCATTAAAAACCATTACAAGGCTCAAATTGAAGACTCTTTGAAACGAGCCTTGACCGAAGAGGCGTATCATAATACTCTCTTTGAAAAGAATATTAAGGCTTATGGAACCCCAGAGTTTAAAACTGTTTTCCTTCAAAAGGATAAATTCACTTGTGAATTTTCTATGCGAAAGAAGCCAGATTTTGAATTAGCCCCATTTAAGGACATGGAAGTTGTTCGTCCAGCAGCAGATAAGACGGCAGATGTTTTATATGAAGAAATCATGCAGGATCTTCGAGTTCGCTTTGCTGACTCTGTTCCATTCGATGAAAACGATTCATGTCAAATGAATGACAATGTCATTTTAAATTATCAGGTTTTTAATGGAGAAGAGCATTTAACGGCTTTTGATGCTGAGGGAGAAGTCGCAACGGTTGGAAAGTCTAGAATGCCAGGTTTTGATGACGCTCTCTTAGGAATGAAATCTGGAGAAACTAGAGAGTTTTTATTGACTGTTCCAGAAGATGGGACAATGCCAGAAATCGCAGGAAAAACTCTTAAATTCGTCGTGACCCTTGTTTTGGGATCTAAAGTCAATCCAATGCCATTGAATGATGAGCTTGCGAAGAAATGCAATAAAGAAACGTTCGATGAACTCAAATCATATATTATGAGTGTTGCTGGAGCTAAAATTGCAGAAATTGCAAAAAATAAACTCTTAAACCAACTCATTAATAGATTGGTTGCAGACAATAACATTCAAGTTCCAGACTGGTTGCAGTTGTCAGAAGCTCAGCATTTAGCCGCTCAATCCAATCTAGACTGGAATGCGATTGAAGAATCGTTGAAAACTAGCTTTCTTGAGTCGGCAACGAATAATGTTAAGTTGTCTTTAATTCTAGATCGAGTTCGAGAAGAAGAGCCTGAGGCACAATTATCAGACCAGGAAGTAGTGGACATGATTCGTGGAACGATGGCAAAAGGTCAGGTTGATGTCACGGAAAAATTAAATCAAATGAATCAGAGTGGGTATCTTCCTATTTTGGTTGCAAGAGTTAGAGATGAGAACACGTTAGATTTCATATTAAATCATTCAAAGGTTGTGGAGTAAGAAATGCCTAAAAAGAAAATTGTAAATGAAGACGGTCAAGATTCAGGTAGCGGCAAAGTTGGGTTCCCTGAAAAATGGTTAAAGAAAATCAACCATTGGGTTGAAACTGCCGATAGCATGTCAGATGAAGAGTTAAAGAAAGCTATTGTAGATTCTGAAGGCAATATCTACACGATAGATAATGAAAAAGACGAAGATGTCAAATTGAATGGCGCCAAGGAATTAGTCAAAGATATGTCTGAGCCTTATCGAGATGCAAAGGCAGTTCAGACGGCAAAGATAAAGTATGCTCTTTATCTTTTAGAGAGCCGAGGGCTTGATTTGAATAATACTGAATCGGAAAAGGACTAATGGTCGAGAGATATAAAACCAAAGGATGTTGCGGTACCACGTCTTTAAGTGTTAAAATAGACCAAACTTTATCTAAGGATTTTCTACCATTATTGAGAGAAGCCGGATTTACAGAAGCTCAACACTTCACCAAAGCCGGACTCTTATATGTCGAAAATGAATATATGGTCATTTCAGGGTCCTTTGGTCAAACTCTCTTACAAATTAAATGTAAAAAGGCTTGCGACGATTCTCTTAATGATTTCGAGAAGTTACTGACGACGTGGAGCAAAAATGCCGGAGATCAAGAGGAAAAAAAGAAAAGCGAATCCTAAATCTCCGAAAACGCTTAAAGCTAATAAAGTTAATAGGTTAGCTTTTGAATTTACTGTTATTACTACATCATTTCACGAGGCTGGGCATGCGCTTTCAGCCTTGTTGAATTTTGGGTATGTTCATTGTGTCTCTCTTCAAATCTCTAAAAATAAGAAAACGCCAGAATACCTAGGGGAAGCTCGTTATGATGGCGCTGCAAACCTAGGTACTGTTTCCGATCCTGATTTGATAAATTGGCTTGTTTTATCAGATATTACTATTTATCAATCTGGGCTTGCTTCTGAAAAAATCTTCTATAAAGAAATCTGCGGAACATCCAAAGTCCCTTATATTATCAAAGAGGGGTCCCAAATAGATTTTAGCTATGTCTCTGAAATCGTTAAGAAATATGATTTGGCGCCCCCAGGAAAGAAAAGATATTTATTTAAAAATAAAATGTTCCGAGCGACCCAACACCTTCTTCAAGAAAATTGGGGCGACGTTATAATCATCGCACACGCCCTCTTTCAGAGTCGCAAACTGACTCATTTAGATTTAAAATCATTATTATTACGCAAATCAATCAATAAAAAGTTCTGGAAAGAACAGTTTAAAAACATTGAATTATTGAATAATAATACTGAATTGACTGATTCTCAAATAAAAAAAATAATTAAACTATAATATCCGCTAAATATTTTATACGAAATCATTACAGGTTAATGATTATAAACATTTGTTTTTGATATAAAAATTTATGATATCCAAAGGACCTCATGACAGATTTCGTTAATCTTCATAATCATACTTATTATTCTATTCTTAATTCTCTTATTGCTCCAAAAGATCTTTTCGAACGAGCGAAAGAGTTAGGACAAACAGCCGTCGCTGTCACTGACCATGGCTCATTAGGCGCTGCCTGGGACTCTCTGAAGGCTTCTAAAGCAACCGGGGTCAAGCTCATCATGGGATGCGAAATGTACTTCCTAGATGATGCCAAGAAGACTGATGAGCGGTTTAGGCATATCATTCTTCTGGCTAAGAATGCTGTCGGTTATAAAAATCTCCTGACTCTGAATAAGAGAGGGTTCGATCATAGCGTTATCTTTGCGAAGAGGGTTTATCCAATTATTGATTGGAAACTGTTAGAAGAACATGCTGAGGGATTAATTTGTCTTACATCTTGTAGCAATGGGATCCTAGCTCAGCTTTTGATGCATAAGAAATATGATGAGGCAGAAAATCAATTAAAGAAGTTGATGGCAATTTTTGGAGACGATCTTGGCTTAGAGGTTCAAGCGAATACCTTGAAGCGAGGCTCAAATATTCACAATGATACGATTGAACAGGTTTTCGTTAACGCCCAGATAATTAAGCTTGCTAAGAAGTTTAATGTGCGTTGTGTTGCGACGGCTAACTCTCATTATTTGAAGAAAGAGGACGCTCCGGTTCATGACGTTTTGTTGGCGATTGGGTCTCACCAGACCGTTTATTCTAATTTTAGGTTAAAGTATGATTGTCCAGAATTTTATTTGAAGTCTGGGGATGAGGTCAAGTCCTTTTTTGAGCGTAATTATGGAGATTTTGCTGAACAGCTATGTTCAAATAGCATTTATTTTGCGGATAAATGTGAGCAGCCAGATTGGATAGATCCAAAGTTCTCTAATCCTTCTGGCAAAGAGTTGCCAACGTTTCCGGTTCAAGATGAGCCGGACTATCAAGAATTTTTATCTTGGCGCAATGAGCAGACAGATGAGATTAAGTCTTTAGATGAAGACAAGGCATTTTTGAGATATAAATGTGAAATAGCATTTGAAAAATCAAAGATAAGTCCAGAAAAAATACAAGAGTATAGAGATAGACTAGAAGAAGAGCTTGATACTATTTATTATACTGGCATCTCAAGCTATATGTTAATTACAGCTGATTTTCTTAGTTGGGCGCGCAATAATGATATTTCAGTTGGTTTTGGTCGTGGCAGCATTGGAGGATGTTATGTTGGATATCTATTAAATATTCACCAAGCCGATCCAATTCAATATGATTTAGTTTTTGCACGATTTTTCAATAAATTAAAAAATGATTATAGTGATATTGACAATGATATCTCTAAAGCAAATAGAGGTAAATTAATACAATATATTATTAAAAAATATGGGGAAGAAAATGTTTCCCAAGTCTCTAACGTCATTAATATGACTCCAAAAGTTTATGTCAAGGACGTCGCAAGAGCTTGTGAATTTGGTGGCTCTAAGGAGCAGGCGGTTGTAATTGGAAATGCCATTGCAGACTGTATCTCAGCTGATATTAAACATATGGATGACGCATTTGAAAAAATTCCATTAATTGCAGAATATGCAAATGTTTACCCTCAATTATTAAAGTATAAAGAAATAGCTGATAAACCTAGAAATGTTGGCTGTCACGCCGCCGCCGTAATCATAGGTCAAAGACCGCTGCACTCTATTGTCCCAATGAGAAGAGACAAAGATGGTGATTATATCACAGAATATGATAAAGTTTTAATTGAAGAAAATGGTTTGGTCAAAATAGATATTTTGGGACTAAATACTCTAGATATTATTGATAATGCTCTTTCTCTAATTAAAGAAGCCGGAAAGCCGTTGCCTAAAATTGATTGCGATAAATACGATCAAAAAACTTATGATTTAATTTCATCTGGAAATACTTTTGGCATTTTCCAATTTGGAACATCTGCCGGAACAATAGATTTATGTAAGAAAATTCAACCAAAAAGCATTGAAGATCTTGCAGTTATTACCACTTTAGCTCGTCCCGCTTCTAAAGAAATTAGAGATGCATTTATCAAGACTAAGAATGGTAAAATGCCAATAAATCTTTTACATCCTAAATTAGAAAGAGCTTTTAGCAAAACCTTTGGATTTCCTTTATACGATGAAAGTCTTCTTATTTTAGCGAAAGATGTCGCTGGTTGGGATCTTGCAGAAGCAGACAAGCTTAGAAAATTAACTAAAGAAAAAGGAAAAAATCCAGCCAAAGTAAAGAAATGGCGTCAAGAATTTATTGATGGCTCCATCTTAAATGGTTTAAAACAAGAAGATGCCATTAAAATATGGACAGATATTATCGAGCCTTTCGGGAAATATTCTTTCAATAAAAGCCATGCAGTTCTATATTCCATGGTTTCATATCAGACAGCATATCTCAAAGCTCATTATCCAGTAGAATTTTTATTGGCTAATTTAATGGCTGAAATCAAGAGTAATGCTCCTGATGCCAAAAACAACATTGATAAAATTAAAAAAGAAATTCGTCAGCAAAAAGTCAAAATCATTAAGCCTGACATTAACAAGTCTGCTCTTCGTTATAATCTAGAAGAAACAGACAAACTTGTAACAGGTCTCGACGCTCTAAAATTTGTTAGTGATGATGCCATTAATGACATTATCTCTAAGCGACCTTTCCGTAATTTCCAAGATTTTATGGCGCGTGTTGATTCTCGAAAGGTTCGAGCCAATACGATTCAGGCTTTAACCGCTAGCGGATGTTTAGATTCTTTTAACATCTCTAGAAAGAACATTTTTCTTTATTGCTCAGATTATCGTAAAAAATTAAAAGTTTGGCTTAAAAAGCACGACTCAGAGACTCAAGAGTTTAATTATCCTTGGAAAGACGATTCTGAGTGGAGCATGCCAGAACTCTTTGCTTTAGAGAAGAAGTATGTTGGCGAAGCTTTTATTTGCGGAAAATCAAAAGCTTATGGGGATTTCTTCAAGGTTCCGCATGTGACTCTAGATAAAATTAAGAAAGAAGACGATAAAAACCAGATAAAAGAACTCAGGGTTGAAGTTAAAGACATGTTTGAGTTCAAGATAAAGAAAGCGGATAGTCGTTATTATGGTCAATCTATGATAAAGGCTGTTGTTGAAGATATCAATGGAAAACAGTCCAGTATGACCATTTTTCCTCGTGGCTGGACTGAAATTCAAGAAAGAATAAAAAGTGTCACCAAAGGAAAGTTTAAGTTTGAAATTGGTTGCGCCCTTTATTTCTCAGGAACCGTTAATGTTTATGAAGATGATGTAGGTATTATTCTAGAGCAATTATATGATTTTAAGCCTCCTCCACAGCCTCCTTTAGATTTGAAGGCAAAGAAGGTGACAATGAAGTCTGTTCGAAAAAAGAAAGGCGAAATTGAGGAAGAAGAGACCGAGGACGAGATTTTTGAAGAAATTGAAGATGAGATGATAAATGAAGGTCTCTTTGATATAGAGGAAGAAGACGATTATAATGGAGATGATTAAAAAATGTTTAAACTAAAATTATTAGGATTCAATATAGCTAAGTACTTATATTTATTTGGATTAAAGGTGCTGGTTGGTCTTTTAAGTGGACCTGGAGCTTATTTGGCTCAAATGCAAGAAAATTTGCATAATAAAAGATTGGCTCTAAAAAAAGAGCTATTGACTAATGATGTTTTAAAAATTATCAACTCTACTCGTTCAAGCAAAGAAAATATTCAAAATCAAGTAGAAAAAATTAATGCAGCATTAAAAGAAATTGTTGAACTTCCTAAAACCTTAATGGAAGAAGATGCTGAGGATAAAAAACATCAAGCATTTCTGGCTGATTATCATAGAAGAGGCAAATTAAAAACTGAAAAACTTCAAAGTGGAGAAAGGTTTGGAATTTTAAGAAAATTGACTTCTAAAGAAAATTCTTTTTTTGCAGAGAAAGAATATTCTAAATATAAAGAATTTATATCTTCTTCTAATTTTTCAGAGTCTGTAATTGAATATCTTAAAGATTTAGATGCTGAATGCGCTAACTCTTCGGATAAACTTAGCTATATTTTACGTCATATAAAGCGAGATATGGCTTTAGATGAAAATTCTGATGTTAAAGACGAATTAATGGCGATTTATAATCATATAAATAATTCAATATATTCAGTTTTAGTTCCAACATCAATTCATATTGATGATGTAAAGTATGTTGGTAAAGTCACTAATGTTACTAAAAAGCAGGCTTTAGACGCAATTAGATTTTTAAAAAAATCATCGCCAAAAGACGAAGATGAGGTTGCCCTTATAGAACAATTAGAAGCTTTAGAAAAATTAGCTAATTTTTCTGATGAAACCGTTAATACGCCTTCAGCTATACAAGATTCTATTAAAGAAAATGAAGCTCTTTTAGATGCTTTAAGAGATAAGGAAGAATAATGCAGTGTAAATCATGTTCCAATGATGTTTCTTTAAAGTTTCAATATGCTTTGAGCGCTAATAGCTGTCCATTTTGCGGTGAAGATATTATGGATAAAGAGCTTGTAGGGATTTTGTCCAGCCTTCGAAGCACACTTGTATCTATAGAAAAATATCCGAATGAAATTTTTGATTGGCTATCTTCTAATCTAGATCTTGTTAAGAAAGAAGATACTGTTTCTTTTATAAAATATAAAGATCTTGAAAATGAGTTGGTTGAAGCTAAATCATTAATAGAAGATCTTAAAAATAGAGTTCCTCAAAAGCCTCAGGCAGTAAGACCTCAAAAAGCAGGATCAACTAAATCAATTGATGAAATTGAAACTGATGCTGAAGGAAATCCTTTGGAAGGCGAATTGCTTCAAGATCCGGAAACGACAAGTACCTTTTTTAAAAATGCTTTAATTAAAAATCCAAATAATACCAACGATAAGTTTAGAAAAATGGTTAAAGACATCAAATCAGGCGTGAATCCAGCCGCGAACTCGCCAATTGTAACTGAAGAAATGCTGCAATCTGGCGATATAGATAGTGGCGAATTTGTTCAATTGTTTGATGACGAATCTTTGAATATAAATTCTGCCTTAGAATCGGAAGATGATTTTGATGACGAAATTCCGGCTGTTGTTCAACAGATGGCGTCCCGAGCAAATGGAAATAATACGAACGGTGGGTATAACCAGAAAGACGTGGAGCTTCTTAAAAAGCTGACAGGTGGAGCTACTGCTCGTCAAAAAGCCATGCGCAAAACCGGCTCCGTAGGATTAATTAAGCGCTAATGCCTATCAAAATTATTGACAATAAGAAGGTTGATATAACAGAGGATGAATGGACGATGTATCGTCAAATTGTCGCTAGCTATACCAATCCGCCTTATCAAAAAGGTGAAGACTATTTTATAGATTTATTTGAAACGAATGATGCCGGAGTAATTATTTATTTAAAACCTCCCTCTCAGAGGCAAGTTTCAATAGAAATATTTTTATTCATGGTCTCAATTATGAATCATCAGCATTTGCGTGCAATGTATACTCAGATTGATAATCTATCCAAGCAGATTAATATCAAGATAGAACAAGAAGTTAATAGAAAATTAGAAGAAATCAAGAATAACAAAGAGATTTAAATTACATGATTAAATATTTAGACGTTGAAGAGCTCATAGAAAAATGCTTCTCTGAGACGGAAGCGGCATCACTTAATAAGTATGACTCAGAAAAGGCGGATAGAACGGCTGCGTTGTTTTTAACTGCGCAGATGAAGCTTTCTTTTTTAATTGAAGACTCAGAAATGAGCGCAAAAAATAGTAAAAATGAAATCGCTCGTTTGGAAGGCGAAAAATACTTTGAGTATAAGGTCGATAATGCCGACAAAAAGATCACAGAAAATATGATTGTAAATTACGTCGCTAAGAACCCGGATATAGTAACCGCAAAGACTGAATGCGCTAAGCACGAAGCAAGATTGAAGAAGTGGAATTACCTTCTCAATACTCTAAAAGACGGTCATGTCTACTTTAGAAATTTAAGCAAAAACAAATCTTGGCAAGAATAAGGAAATTATGACGAAATTAGCAACTCAAGAAGAGTCTAAAAAAGCTATCATTGCAGGAATAGATATCGACAAATTAGTTAAGAAAGCTCAAGCATCTTATGCCAAAAAAGACCAGGGCTTAGCCTCAAAGCTTTCAACTGGCAAAACGATCATTCGTCCAGCCGATGATAAAGATTATGTTGTATGGACCAAGGGCGATCACTGGAAAGCTCTAACAGGTCTCAAGGGGCTGCCCTTTGGGCGCATTGTCCAAATATCTGGAAAGCCAGACTCAGGCAAATCAACTCATGCTGGCGCATTTATGGCATTTGCCCAAGCTCAAGGGTATTTGGTTATTCTTTGGGATTCAGAGCGAAAGTTTAGTCCAAATCGTTTTGACCATAAAATGGGTGGAAGCTCAGATCAATTGTTAGTTGTTGACACTAACAAGATTATCGATGGCGCAAAAGCAGTTGCGCAATTTGTTCATGCCGCCAAGGAAATGAATCCAGATGTTAAGATTTTAATTGTTTGGGATAGCGTCGGCGCTTCCTTAAATTCAACCGAAGATAAGGAAGAGGAAGGGACTGAAGATTACTCTCAGCAACCTGGCGTTTCGGCTAAGGAAAATTCTTATGCAATTAAGAAGTTCAACAAGCTCTCAAACCGATATATGAACAAAGAAACCGGCGAGGAAACGATTGCAACTCTGGTCATTAACCAGACCTACGCTTCTATTGGCATGGGCGCCCCCACGCAGATTGAAAAGGGTGGTAATGAAATTTATTACCTTTCTAGCATTATAATTCAGCTTTCTCGAAAGCAAGATTTGACTCGTGTTAAGAATGGCGATAAATATAAGTATGGAATCGTCTCTAGAGCTAAGGTCAAGAAAAATCACCTATTCGAAGGTGATGAGTGTATTTCAGAGTTAGATGTTGTTGTCTCGGCAGACGGCATTCATTTAGCAAAAGATGTCAAGAAATTTGACGATATAAAGGGCTGGGAAAATCCAGTTTCATTGGAAGAAGATGAGTAACAATAAAGACATAGTCATTACATCAACAGCTAATGTTCCTGTTGGTGGTCAGCTGGCAAACAAACCAGCTCACTTAGTTACTCTTGTTGGAGAAGGTAAGAAGCAAAATAGATATTTCGTATCATTTGATACGCCGGTATCTCAGGAACATTTCATTAAAGTAAAAGGGTTCTTTTCAGAATTAAAAGAAGACGAAATCGTATCACAATATAAACTTCTAATATCTCAAGTAACAAACGAAAATGTTGTAGAATTATGGTTGCCTTGGCACTCCATATCGAGCGTAAGAAGTTTAGTTTTTAAAGCAAAATAATCAATAGAAAGAGAGCATAAAATGGTATCAAAGAGTACAACTAAAAGCAAAGAAATTCAAGACATTCTATTCACTTCCGTAACTAAGATGTTACGTAAAAAGTCAAAGTTCGTAGGAACGATGACAGATCTTAATTTGGTCGTGGCAAGGATGCAGGGAATTAACGGAACTTTAGTCTCAACGCCAAGCGCATTGAGAGTCGTACTTAATAAAGTAGTAAATCGTTTAAGGAATGCTGGAGTATCCGTGCGCTTTACTCGATCAACGGATAAAGCTAGAAGTAGATTAGTCAAATTTTCAGTATAATCTGAAGCGATGACAGAATAACAAAATTCTAGCTTAATAACAAAAGGAATATTATATGGCAACTACATTTGGCGAAGTTTCATGGAGCGATGATAGTGTTTATGGCGGCAACGACAAAAAGAGTCAAGGAAAAGACTCTTGGATGCGTTTAGAGGAAGGTAAGAACGTAGTTCGGTTACTAACTCAGCCTTATCAGTATTTAGTTCATAAGGGTATTAAGCGTGAAGGTGATAAAGGTTATGGACAGAAGGTTTTCTGTTCAGCAATACATGGACATTGTCCACTTTGCAGCATGGGGCTAAAAGCTTCAGCGCGCTGGTATTTGGGCGTTCTTGATCGTAAGTCAAATTCCTACAAGATTCTTGATATTTCATATCAGGTATTCTCTGGAATACGAAAGCTTGCTCAGGATACGGATGTTTGGGGAGATCCATCAAAGTATGATGTCAACATCGTTGTTGATAAAAATGGTGGAGCTTCTGGTTATTACACGGTTCAGCCAATTCCTCATAAGCCTTTGACGCCAGAGGCACAGCTTATTCGAGATAAGGTTGATTTAGATGAACTCAAACGGAAGGTCTCTCCTCCAACGCCAGGAGAGGCGCAGAAGCGTCTTGATAAGATTTTGGAAGGTGGAACCTTGGCTATGCCCCAAGCTCCTGCTGGGAAGGCTGGAGCCTCAGCAACTCCTAAGGTTCAATCTCCTCCTCCGGTTGAGATGAATTCGGATGATGATGCTTCGGATATGTTTCCGGATTATGAACAACAAGCTTAACATACGGCTCTAAGTCGTATTTTTAAACACATCTCTTCAATGAAAAAGGAGGCTGAGAAATCAGCTTCCTTTTTTTATTATTAAGGTTTTATAGTGGTATATGGACTATGGAGTCTATATGATTAAAAAAATTCTTGGAATTGACGTTTCAAGCACAACCACAGGTATTTGCGTTCTTCTTTTAAACGAAGAAACTAAAGAAATTAGTTTTGATTCGGTAACATATTTAAAACCAAGTCATGATGGAAATATTCTAGATCGATTAGAAGATACTAGAATAAAAATGAAAAAAATCATTGAAGACATTAATCCTGATTATATTGCAATTGAAGATATTATAACCTTCTTAAGGAAGAAGAGTTCAGCTAATACTATTATTACTTTAGCTGTTTTTAATCGAATGATTGGGATTTTAGCTTATCAGCAAATTGGTCGAGCACCAGAATTATATAATGTTTTATCAATTAGGCATGGTTTAAAACTAACTCCTAAATTTCCAGAAAAAGAAGAGATGCCGGAAATTGTTGCCTCTCATTTGGGAATAAAATTTCCTTGGGAATTTAATAAAAAAGGCAATCCAAAGGTCGAGTCTTATGATAAGGCGGATGCGATGGCGGTTGCGCTTTTTCATGCCTTTTGCCTGGTTGGACGTTGTAAGGTTAAACTCCCGACAAAGAATTCTAAGAAGAAAAAGACAAAAGTCAAGCCGGTCGCTAAGAAAAAGACAATAAAAGCAAAGAATAAAAAGAAATGAAAAAGAGTGAAGCTTATCAATTACTTGGATTATCTGAATCTGCCACCAAAGAAGAAGCTAAAAAAGCTTTTAAGAAACTGGCGGCAAAGCATCATCCAGATGTAAATAAAGATCCTGCCTCTATTGATACCTTTAAGAAAATAAATTCAGCTTATCAAGCCATTGAGTCAAATAAGTTTGAAGACTCTCATCCTTTTAATCCCTTTTCTCATGCTCAGGGTCCATCCCAAGGCGGCTGGGACATTTCTGATTTTTTCAATGTCAATTTTGGAGGCGGTTTCAAGCAACAAATTATTATGGAGGATATTCATTTAGAAAGAACTATTTCTTTCAAAGAGTCTGTCCTTGGAACGCAATTAGACCTTTCTTATAAACGAAACATTCAGTGTCAAGATTGTCAAGGTGAAGGCGTAACCAAAACTAATAATTGCTCAAGGTGCAAAGGAAAAGGTCATATTTATGAAAATAATAAAAATATGTTCTTTGCCAAGCAATGTCCAGAGTGCAAAGCTAAATTTGATGAAAAAGATTGCATAGGTTGCAATGCAACTGGTTTTATGAATTCTCAAAGTTCTGTTACGGTTAGAATTCCGGCTGGGGTCGTTGATAAGAACGTTCTTCGTCTCAATGGGATGGGGAACTTTTATGGGAGCTTCGCTGGGTCATCTAGCGCATATCTCAAAATTCGAGTTACCCCAGAGCCGGGTCTTTCCTTGGTTGATGGGGACGTAATGTCTGAAATTGAAATCTCTCTCTTAGAGGCGCTGGAGGGCTGCAAAAAGAAAATCAATACCATTGATGGGTTTAAAGAAGTAGAAGTCAAATCCTTGATTAAAAATCAGGAAGAAATAATTCTTCCAAATATGGGGGCGAATCGTTCTGGAAAACAACGTGTTATAGTTAAAGTATCATATCCAGATGATGTTGCTCAATTAATTAAAAATTTGAAAGATTCTTCTAATGCTCCAAATCCCTTGCCCGAAATGCACGAAATACCAGCCCCCATATCTTGATCCAAAGACTGAAAAAGTTTATTGTTCCGCTTGCAATCAAGAAATTCCAGGAACTCACTTTATTAAGGTTCAATTAAAAGCCCTTAAACAATACAAAGAGGTTAACAAGACTTCATTTTCGGTTAAATGCGATAAATGTTCAAATGAAGACCGACCTGCATTAATCAATAATCAAATTTATTGCGTCTCTTGTAAAAAAGAGATTGGAAATTTAACCGAGGTTTTTAAAGAAATGCTTCGAGTTAATCTAGGCAAGGCAGATAAAGATGTTTAAGGTAGAAGCATCTATCTATCCTATAGATTCTGAAATTCAGCCTCCTGATCCTATAAAAGATATAGGTCATGTTTACATTAGAATCTCGCCTCCTATTGAAACATGGAGAATGATTATTAATTATGATCAATTTAATATTGAATTAAATAAGCTTCTAGCTTCATATTATTACGAAACTTTAACTAAAGCGACACTTCAATTGATTGAAGCTCAATTAACTAATTTTATTAAAAATAAAATAAATGATGGTTCAGTCATAATATGACACTTAAAAAAGTTATCGATTTAGGTCGATATTTATTACAAAATTGTCCGGAAGCCGAAGATGTTCAGGCTTATCTGGATACACGCGTTTCTAGAGAATGTCAAGAAAAGTTTGAATTTGGGTATTTTCCGCCGCCTTTCAATTTAAAATTGATCACATCATCTATTGATGAAAAAGAGCTTGAAAAGCTTGGTCTTCTTTATATTCGAAACGTTCATGACTCTATTTCTGCCAGAATAGAGTATGACCCGTATTTTACCCATCAACCATTGATTATGCCATACAAAGATGTTTATGGCAATGTTATTGCCATTGTTGGAAGGTCTCTTTTAGAAGATGATGAACGTAAAACATTAAAAATTGAAAAGTATAAAAATACTAAATTTAAAAAAAATCAACATTTATTTGGATTATTTGAAGCTAAAGAGTCTATTATTCAAAATGATTTAGTTTATGTTGTTGAAGGTCAATTCGACGTTATTAAAGCGTTTGAAAGAGGAATAACCAATATTGTAGCGCTTGGAAGCGCGAGCATGTCTGATTATCAAGTTTCTCTCATTTTAAGATATACTAAAAATATATTACTATTATTAGATAATGATACCGCTGGAGACAAGGGCAGAGCTTTGGCAAGAACTAAATACTCTGATATCGCAAATATCAACGATATTTATCTTCCAGAAGGTTATAAAGATATTGATGATTATTTGAAAGATAATGATGGCGACTCTTTAGTTTTCGCAACAAAAGATTCAAATATACGGTATTAATTTTATTTAATACCAGAATGGGTGTTAATGGAAAGAAAAAATCGTTCAGAGGCATATCAGTATCTAATCGCAGAAAAGCTTTATTCAAACGATATGATGGAGTCATTTAGCAATGATGAATCCATCTCTCATCGTTTAAATCCATTTGAATATAATGAAGACTTGTTAGATTTGACAGACGAACTCAAGGTGGAGTTTTGGAGAATTGTCAATAGTCTTTTAACCGATCGCCAGAAAGAAGTTATTCGTCTTTATTCAGATGGGTATACCCAAATGGAGATTGCTAAAAAATTAAATGTAAATCAAAGCTCCATTACTAAATCATTAAATGGTAATGTAGACTATAAGGATGGGCGCCGGGTTTACGGTGGCTCTATGAAAAAGATTAAAAAAATCATAGAGATGGATGATAAAATAAAAGACATTTTAGATAAGATGAGCGCCCTTAGAAACGAAAAATGGTGAAAAATCAACATTTTGTTGGCAGAAATATGTTTTCAATTACTTCAAATAATTTAGTTGGTGATTTTCGCTCACCTTTATTACATAGTAATAATCAACCATTTAATAGAACGTATTGTGTTTAATGGAGACGTAATGTCAAAAAATTCACTAGATTTTGAAGGCTTAGAGGCGCGACTTTCTTCTAAGAAAATATATAAGCTTGCGGATGTCAAGCATAAATTAGAGAGAGTCGCTTTTGATATTGTCAGATTCAAAGAGAATGATGATACGGCGGCACTTTGGCAGATTCAGAGCGCAGATGACGGGGAATACATCGTCACCCTCTATGATCCGAAGGAAGAAGAGACGGTCAAGACAGCCTCCCTCCCTTGGGAAGTTGTTCTGTCTAAAACGGCTAAGGAGCTAAATCTTTTCTATAAAGGAGACCCAATTGGCAAAGTCTCTCTTTCTCAGCTTGGTTTACCCGAGTCTGAGCTTTCTCATGTAGAAAGATATTTGCCAAAGAAATTGTCAGAAAATAAGAAATTGGTCAAGGCATTTTTAAATGATCTCGGCTCATCAGCTAAAAATGCGGTATTAACTAAATATCCTGAGTTGGGCGCCTAAAGGTAAAAATGGATTTTAATAAAATGCAAAAAATAGTAAGTTCATTAGCCAAGTCAGTTGATGATAATGAGCGATTAGCTGTTCCGTTTCTTAATATGAAGCTCAAGAGCTTGGCTTCTGATTATCCTAACGATCAAACGATTGTTATGGTTTCTGATGTTATTTCTAAGCTCGCTAATCGTCAAATGTTTATTACCAGAGCTGAATTGAGGTCTATTTATGCTAAAATGCATTCTGGACGAACTAAATTTGCTGAATTAATGGAAGATGAGCTTGGTAAAAAAGACGAATTAAAGGCGCCCACGTATGCGCCTGCGCATGTAGAGCCGCTTAAAAATTTAGAAAATACCGATTCTGTTTTAACTAATGCATTGGCTAATGCCTTTGATAACAAGGTTCAATTAAAATCATATTCTAAAGAAGCCGCAGAGCAAGCTAAATTTATGGTTAGCCTTAATTTAGATTCCTGGAATATTAAAGCTTCAAAGTTAGAAGTTGAATCTGGAAATGAAAGTTTTATTGTTGTTAAAGCTGATTATGATACTCCAAAAGGTGTTACGAGCATATTAGTTCCAGTAGAAATTACTAAAGGCAAGGCTTTGAGCCCTTCTGTTTTCATGGGAAATACGGGTCCTCAAGACTTAAATCATGCTAAAATTAAAGAGTACATCCTTTCTCAAGCCGGAAAAACGTTAAAAGTTAATGCTAAAGACATTGTTAAGACCTTAAGCAAGTTTGCTAATCCAGGAACTGAATTAACGAATGCGGAGTTAGCTGTTACCAAATTGAATGCAACTAAAGAGTTAGGCGCAGAATTTGGTCAAATTACTGGGCTAGAGTTAAATCCTGAGCCAAAGAATCTTGTTATTTCTCTTCCACAATCAGCTGAGGTTGGAAGTTTCGCGGCTAAATTTGAATCTCCTCTTGGGATTGCAGAGTTTAAATTCGGAAAAGATAAAGTAATTTTAGGAAAGAATGTTGTTGGTCGTCAGATTTTAGGATTTGGCTTTAATGAACCAAAGATTACGGTTATGGGAAGCGATGAGAATTCTATTTTCTATGCTGTTAGTCTTTATGGCGGCAAGACTTCATTTAGAGTTCCAGTTAAATTCTCGGCTAACAAAGCGTTGTCTCCAGACATTTTGATTTGTAATGGTTCGATTTCTTCTTTTAATAAAGCTAGCATTAATGATTTGTTAGCGAGCGATGAAAAAGATACGAAGGTTTCATGCGTTACATCTTCGATGTACGGTCTTAAGTTATCGGAATTAGTAGATAATGTTAGATCGGCGATGGTTGAAAGAAATTTTGCGAAAGCAGAAGATGCTTTGAATATTCTTAAAGAATCAGATGATAAGGCTTATCAGTCCGCTCTTGTTATTTATGTTAATGGCTTAAGTTCAAAGAAAGCGGAGGAGTCAAAGTGTTCGATGGTTGTTAAATCAGGAACGAGCACTCATCCTGTTTGTGGTCATACGGGATTGCCTCTTCATAAGACCTATCAAGACGTCAATGGCAATTGCCTTCCTCTTTATCGTAGAGGTATGGATGAAACCTATGAAGGAAATTTCTTTCTTCATTCAAAAGTGTTTGGATAATAAATATGGGAATTAAAGGATTAGCAGAGTATTTCATATGCAAATACGCAGGGAATGAAGAAGCTGATTTAGAAGCTGATTATTCTTTTGGAGCCAAGATTAATGGTGAAAAAGTACGAATCTTAAAAGATCAATTAATCTTAGCTTATTCTAAGATGGAAGAAGACGTAACTCGCCTTCCTTTATTAAAACAATTAAATAAAGATTTAAATGATTATCCTAATTGGGATGAATTTCATCGTTTAATGATTAATTATGTTAATTATGTTGAATTTAATGATTTGAAAAAAGTATATAATTATAGCATTAAATTGCTTCAAAAATTAAATGATTTAAGATATGATATTGCTCAGGATAGGACTCTGGATAAAAAAGAGGCTTTTAAGGCAACTGAGGCTATTAAAATAATTCAAAAAACGACTTGGGAAGAATCAAAAAGATTGCTTAACCTTCATGACATAAAGGGCGTTCTCATTCGTCTGCCAGAGGCAGAGGCAATTTTAGATTCTTCTATTGTCCCAACTTGGGACTATGGTCCAGGGAAAACTCCAGTTAAAGAACGTGTCATGACTGTTAGAAAACATGATGCTAAAAAATTAATGAATAAATTGGAAGATGATATTCTTTATGATGAAGCCAGGGCGCGTCTTGGAGAGTACGCTAGCCAAGAGAGATTAGACGAATATGTTAAAAATATAAAGGATCTTAAAGCACAATTAAAAAGACAACAAACGGTTAGGAAACATGACCTTAAACGAAGAGAAACCGGAATACAAAGGGCAAAAGAAGACGAAATAAAAAAACAAAAAGAAAAAGACGAAAGCGAAGAAGCTTATCGTAAAAAAGTTCAAGAGAGAGCCGTGGCAAGGGTTAGATCAGAAGAAATACGACAAGATATCGAAAGAAGAAGAAAGAAAAAAGAAGAGAAAGAAAGAAAAGCCAGAGAAGAAGCGGAAGCTAAAGAAGAATTTATAGCTAAATTGCTAGAAAAAGAAGAATTAAAAGACTTGCGTAAAGAATTGCGCGAGGAAAAAAATAAAGTCAAAGAAAAGGGCAGGTAATGAGAACCGCAGAATTACTTAATGCTATCGCTTCTTGGTTAGAAAGCCCCAATAACGAAGCGATGCTTTTAGCTGAGCACGATGACGAATCTTTTAAACGAACGGCTATGGCGTGCCTTGAAGCTGCCGAAACCCTTCGTAAAGGAGCTTCTGAGGTTGAAGCAATTGAGCCTCATGAACAGTCCAATTTATCTCCCGAAGCCATCGATCATATCGTTGAATTGGCGACCGCTTTTGATTTATCTTCAGATGCCGAACTTCAAAAAACAGCTTCTGTCCTAGATGAACTTCTTTTAACTATTGCTTCTCCTCCAGACGCAATGGAGCAATTTAAGAATGCTCAGTCCAAAGAATTAAATGATTTAAAGAAAAAATACGAAGATATTAAAGCTGGCATTGTTAATTCTAAAGTAGCTGATGCCGAAGAGGCAATTAAAGATAGCCCTTATTACAAAGAATATCATGCTTTAGAAGCTCCCTTAAGCACCAGAACCTGTCCCGATCATGCCGGAGCCCAGATGGCTCGAATTGGCGAAGGAACCTTTCAGTGCTCATTAGACAAAAAGATCTATAATTACTACGCCGGATACACCAACGAAAAAGGCGAAAAAGTTCCTGCAAGCGATGTTTCTCTTCAATCTGAAAAAATGGATGAAAGAGAGTCTCATTCAATGTTTGATAATCGAGAAGATCGATTAAATGGCTATTTAAGGTAATGAATAAGCTTGTTGATAGATTAGAACGTAAATTAGCTCAGGCACAAGTAAAACAAGCTGATACTTTATATAATTTAGAGTTATTATATAAATTTCATCAGACTTTAGAGGCTTATGTTGCTAATAATTATATTCTTTCTAAAAAGAAAACTTATGATTTTATTAACAAATTAAAAGCAAATTCATTATCAGATAATGAATTAAATGGAATAAACTCATTATTTGCTGAGTCATTTCAAAATATTGAAAATTGCTCTAAAATATTAAATACAAAAATTGTATAATAAAGTTATATAGTTATGTATGGCAACCAAAGGCAAGGGATCGAAATCGGTTCCATTAAAAGTTTTAGAACATGTTGATAAGGATGAAATCTTATCAAAATTGATTATTGGAATATCTCCGGCAGATATTCACGAGTGGTTAGCGTCTAAGTATACCAATATTAGCGAATCTCAATTTGTAATTAGCGAAAAGGCTTTGAAGTCTTTTCAAGAGAATTATCTTGATATTTATAATATGGTTAAGGCGGACCTAGGAAAGACTCAGAGTGCTTTAGCTCTGGGAGTCGAAGATCAGCTACAGCTATCTCTTCAGAATAATTCAGCTTATAAGAGTGTCATGCTTGCTCATGCCAGCAACGAACTTGACATTAAAACAATATTATTGAATGCAATCTATGCTATTGAAGCTAGAACGATGCAGATATTTGATCTTATTCAAAATGATCCGAGTATTGTTAATACTCGTGAAGAGCGTCTTCATTTAGAGTATTTTGACCGACTTGGAGCTTTGCTAGAGAAATACTCTAAATATGTTCTTGGGGCGCCAGATCAAGTCATTCAGCATCAAGTAACGGTTCAGCATATTGATCAACACGTAGCTATCCTTCAGGATGCAATTCGAGAAACTTTGGCAGAGCTGGATCAAGAAAGCTCATTGAGGTTTATGGATATTTTTACGGAAAAGATGGCGAAGTTTAAACCTCCGACTGAGGTTGAAATTAAGACGGATCAAAAGCTGGCTGATGTTAAGGTTATTAGCGAAAAAATTCAAGATCTCTTAGATGAAGACGAACTAATTACTTGATATACATATAGTATGTCAGGTCCTAATAAAAAAGAAGCTTATCCTAATTATGATCAATTTATGACTTCTAAGCCGGTTCGAGACACGCGCAAGTGGGTAGAATCAGTTAAGAATATGTATTTTATGATTCATAAAGGCATGGGAAAAGCCGAAGCTTTTGATAAAATAACTCTTGGATGGTCAGATATGGAAAAAATGGATTTTACTCAGTGGTTGAAGTTTTATGAGCAAAATTCCCATAAAAAATACTCCGAAGAGGAAGCTAAAAGCTTATATGTTCAATCGCAAGTTTCTTATTGGCAGGACAATAATCGTCCTGGCTATTTCGTTCCGATGACCGAGAATCCAGGCTCTGAGATTGAGTCTGCTCAGGATCCAGCAACGAACAAGAAAGCTCTAGAAGCTGAAAAGCGTGAGTTGATTGAACGTCAGCGGTCTAAAATACTAAGCAGATTAGATTCTGCTGAAAAACTTATTCGTTCTCAGGATGGTCAAACTTTTGCCGGGAAAGAGTTTGAAGCGCTTCTTCATATTATTTATGAATTAAAAAAGAAAATTCAAACTGTTAATAAAATTAGTTTATCTTCTAAAATCTATGAAGACTTAATTGTTCGAGAAGCTAATGTTTTAATGAGAAGCGGGCATGCGAATGCTTCTAATTTTCTCGTTAAATTAGCTCAAGAAATGCCGGTTCCAGCCGAACCTGCCGCACCCCAAGCTGGTGCAGGGCTTCCAGGTAATCTTCCAGGCGAAGGTCCTGGAATGATTCCGCCTCCAAGTAATAGTGTTCCATCTATGGTTGAAGAGCCAATCAAACAAGAAGAAGTCATTCCGGAAGGGATGAAGAAGTTTTTGGAAGGTCTTGATAGCAACAATTTGACTTATGACGATGATTTAGAAGTTAATGATGCCGAGGATGTAGAATTGGTTGTTGAAGCTCAGGCAGCTCCACCAGCTCCAGCAAAGCCGAAGCCAGTAGCGCCAGCACCTCCAGCAGGAGGAGAAGTTAAACCAGAGATTGAAGTCAAAGAAGAAGTTTCTTCGGTCAAAGATTTTGATAATTTGGTTGACCGAGCTTTTGAAAATTTGACGGTTGGGGATGTTGTTGATAAATTGGTCGATTTGGCTAAGATTTTCAAGGTTCGCGAAGTTCCTCGTCAATTAGCTATGATTGATATGATGTTAGATCATCTTGGTTTAGCTTCTTTATTTCCTTCATTAGCTGAAGCAATGAATAAATCATTAGATTCAAATCAGTATATTGCGAGTCGTATTGAAGATATTTTATCTCGTCTTCAAGGCACGATGCATTCTCGCGACATTGATTTGAAGTCAGAGAATGTTAGCGACGATCCTCAGGCTCAGCAAATAAAGAAAAAGCTTGAAGATGATGACAATAAAGACAAAGAGCGAAAGAAAATTCGCAAAGAGCAGGCAGATGCAGAGGTAGATAATGCAATTAATCCACCAGAACAGCCTGCTGAAATTGAAGTCGAAGAAGATTTGTCACAGCCTGCTGCGATGAAGACAGAGTTGCCTCCTAAAGCTCCGGCTAAGCCACCAGCTCCATTGCCACAATAAGGATTTAAATGAAGCTTCGCGATTTATTGGGACTAATTTCTAGCATTGCAAAGAAGAATGGATTATCACGTCCAATGATTTGCGGCGGAATTGTTCGTGATAAATATCTAAATAAATTAGATAAAATTGAAGATTTAGATATTACGACCGGAGATAAATCGGTTAATTTCTTATCTAAAGATTTGGTTAGACTATTAGCTTCTAACTTTCAGATAAAAGCTCAAGAAATGAATGACGGTCATATTTCGGTTCAAGTCGGAGATATGAAGGTAGATTTTTCTTCTAATTTTGTTTTAGATAATATTGACAAATTATTAAAAGAAAAAGGAATTCAGAATCCAACTGATATGCAGAGAGAATTATTTAGTCGAGATTTTACTTGCAATGCTTTATTGATGACCTTAGATTTAAAAGAAATTATTGATCCAACCAACATGGGATTTAAAGATTGTCAAGATAAAGTTATTAAAACTATTTTATCTCCAGAGATTACGTTTGGAAGTAATTCAAAAAACAGGGTCGTTCGAGCTATTTATTTGTCAGCAAAATTGGGGTTTGAAATTGTACCAGAGATGAAGGCTTGGATAAAAGAAAATCCAAACTCTATTTTAATATCTTCTGATAAAGCATTGGAAGAAAAATTAAATAAAGCAATGTTTTACGATCCTGAAAGAACAATTAGAAATATTACAGAGATGAACTTGTGGAATTATATTCCAATTACAAAAGAATTGTACCCATATTATTTAAATATAGGAAAATCTAATGTCTCTTCTTAATTATTTATTAAACAAATATGGCGGCACTCAATTTGATATTGAACAGCTTACTAAAGCTTCTTATTTTCAAGGCGGGACCGGCAAAGACCCAGAGAAAAAGCCTAAGTCTAAACCATTAAATCAAGAAGATACGATGGCAAGAGGCGTTCTTTTTAAGAATTACGATCTTTACGAAGTAGAACCATCTGACCTTGGTCCTGGCGCCGGACTTTTTCAAAACATGGACCAGTATAAAAGTGTCTCCGATTTTCGCGAAGCTAAGAAAAAGCGAAATGAACGAAAATCTAAGTCCAGAAAAGCAATGTTCGCCTGCATTGAGCTTCAAGCCGCTAAAAAGATTAAAGATATCAAGAAGTTACCTAAGAAGCCTCTTAAGGATGATGTTGATGAAAACGATTTGACTGATCCGTATGAGGGTCAGATTACACCAATTCCTTTTTCTCCGGCAGAACCTAATATCATTGGTCTTTATGATAGAATGATTCCAGGAGATGATTTAGAAGGAAAACCTGTTAGTAATCTTTACTATGGCAGGACCGAAGCAAATTATGCCAAGGATGATAAAGCTCAATAATTAGGTATGTTATTAACCGCAAACGATTAGGACCAGAGGTATTATAAATGTCAGTCTTCCCCATCATTTCAAACGCTCAATATGCTAATGATCAGCTTTTTGTCGAAGATAATCTTGACTCCAATGAAGCTCAGGATCATGTTTTCATCTATCCTACCGAACCTTCTCCTGAATTAGTCATGGAAATGCACGATCAGGATATTGAGGCTAATAGTCCTGTTTTAGTTCAAGAGGTTGCTAAACATCTGAACGTAAAAACGTTTAGTTCGCAGAAACCTGAAGAAAATGTTGAAATTGTTATTAGTTTAGATGAGCTTCCTGGCGTTACCGCTCTTGATCCTGAGATGGAACAAAAGCTTGAAGTTGTTGATGAAGAGCCAAAGACAGAAGACGAAAACGAAGCAAAGAAGTCTAGCAAACCTGCTAAATGGGATTGGGAGTCTAAAGGGGCTCAAGGGTTTATTGCTTGGATTAAAGAAAGAATTAACGATGTTCCAAAGCATTCCGGCTATGATACGGCTGGAATTGAAAGAGCCGTTTCTTATCTTGATCGTCTTGATAATGAAATCTCCAAGGCAATGAGACTTGACCTTGACGGCGAGTTAGATGCGGATAAGGTTGAAGAAGTCCGTGCTAATATCTATGATGGAATTGAACGATTAAACGCTCGTCATGAGAAGGTTAATAAGAAAAGCAAAAAGAAAAAGAAGAAATCAGCTTCTCAGGAACATGGGCTTGTTAAAGAAGGACAGAAAATTCCTGGCATTTCAGGAATTGTGATTACGGTTCCTCTTCTTATTTCGACCATTGTCAGGACTTGCATTAATGGCAATGTTTCTGCTGGACATGATATTGAAGATTCTTTTAAAAAGCTTTCAACCAAATTTGATTTGACGGATCGTGAACAAGCTGAATGCATGCAATTGTTCGCAGATCTTGGATATCCAGCTCATTTTAATAGAGGATATCTTTTAGATGAAGACGTTGATTCGACCTCATCTGATAATTTTGATTATTCCGCAAGTTACCAGTCTTAAAAGGAAATTATGCCACAGAATAAAAAATACGCTCCACGTTCAATGCCAATTGTTCAAAGAGAATCAGAGACCTTTGAAACGGTTGTCTCGGAAGTTCATTGGATGGATGCGGTTGCTAAAAAACTAGAAAAGATGTCAGTCGAACCAATGGGCAAAGCTCAGGATCTTCATAGTTCCCTTTATGACCAGATTTCTTCTATTATGGGCGGAACCTCAAAATCTAAGTATCCGACTGTCGAAGCAGCTGTTGAAGATATGAAAAAGCGAACTGGATTAAATCAATTCATTAGTGATATCATGGCAGCCGATGAACGAACTAAAAAAGTAGCTTCAGTTGATTTATTTAAAAAAGTTCCACAAGTTAAAACAACGATTGATAATTATTTAGAAGATACAAACGGAAATGTTGTTCTTCCAGCCGTTCTTGAAAGAATCCGGTCTATTCATTCTAATGACGTTATTGATGAATCTGATTGGAAAGATGAATCTTTAATGAGATACATTACGGATAAATGTCAAGAAGTTAAAAGTAAATATCCTAGTCTCGATCCAAATTATACTAATCTTGGTAAAATTGATCAAATTAGAGATGAAGACATTGATCCGGGCAATTCGGATTCTTTCTTATCAATGACTCCAGCTAAGAGATAATTTTATAAAATTGATCGTTCTTAATAAAAGGCTCTTTTTGAGCCTTTTTTTGCATTAAGGCATGAATAAGGATAGTAAGTTAGCAGAATTCAATAAAATCAAAAATCAATTGTTGATGTACGATCCAATTGTTTTTATTGAAAAACATTTAATGTTGGAAGGGCAACCTTTCAAATTAATTGGAACAGGATTTAAACCATTCTTAGACATTTATCGCTATATTGGAATTAAGGCTTTAGAGCCAAGTTCCAAGCCAGTTATCTTTGTTAAAGGTCGTCAGGTCGGAGGAACGACGATGGCAGGAGCGCTAGAATGCTTCTTTATGGGCTCTGGACTTTTTGGTAAGGGCAATCGTCCTCCGATGAGAATTATTCATACCTTCCCGATTCTAGAGCAATCTTCGGGCTATTCTAAGGCGAAATTGAGTTCTTTAATTAACACTTCTCTTAATGAAGATGGGGTATCTGCTAAGAAAGACAAGAAATCTTTTATGCAGAATTTAATTGATTCAACGCATGATTCAAGCAATTCATTGTCATTTAAACAGTTTGAGGGTGGAAATCAATTATGGATTGAAGCGACCGGAGCGGACGGCGACCGCCTTAGAGGTAAAGCTTGTAATCTACATACATTTCTGCCAACACCCTCTGGATTTATCCAATTACGCGATTTAAAGGAGGGTGACAAGCTTTTTGACGAACGAGGTGACGTCTGCCGGGTAACCAAACTTCATCCAATCCTAGAGTCTCCTGAATCATATAAATTAATATTTGAAAACGGAGAAGAGGTTGACGCCTGCAAAGATCATTTATGGAAATTATCATCTACATTTAATAACGAAATTAAAACGACCAAAGAATTATTTGATGAGCAAGATAAAGAATTTACGATAACTTGCCCCCGGGTTGAAGGAGACGAAGATAATTGGTCATTTCGCAGAAGCGAATTTTATGATTTAAAAATATTAAGTATTAAAAAAATAGATTCAATTCCAATGAGATGTATCACTGTGGATAGCCCGTCTCATTTGTACTTAATAACAAAATCATTTATTCCAACACATAATACGGCAGACTTAATATTTATCGACGAATTTCAGGACACGCCATCTGGAGCGGTTAGCAATATTTTGAACATGTTAAAGCAATCAAAATATGGTGAGCCAGGTAAAGGAGTCAGAGTTTTCTTCGGAACGCCTAAGAAAAAAGGTTCAGACTTCTATAAACTCTGGGCAGCATCTTCTCAGCAATTCTTTCATCTTGGTTGCGGTCAATGCAAAGCATTCTTTCCTTTGTATACACCAGGAAGTGAAGATTGGGAAAAAATTTGGATTCATACCTTCGTCGTTAAATGCCCTCATTGCGGCTGTGAACAAAACAAGAATGAAGCGGCGGAACGCGGCAAATGGGTTCCAAATGCCGATCCTAATGAAAAAGATTATGTTGGCTTTCACATTAATCAGCTCTACATGCCTCACATTAGCAAAGAAACGATTATGTCAGAAAAGCCCGGGACTCATCCAACCAATACGGAACGAGCGTATCAGAATGAAGTTCTTGGAGAATTTTATCAAGGAGATTCTAGTCCTATTACGATGGAAGAGATAGAGACCTTATGTGGCGATAAGGGAAGAAAGATGAGAAGCAAAATACCAATTGATGAAGGATTAAAAGTATTCCTTGGAATTGACTATGGCGCTAGATCAGACCTTGAGCAAATGGCAGATTCGAAGAAAAAGACTCAACAAGGGCAATCTTATACGACAGCTGTTATTTTAGCTGTTAAAGGACCCAAATTATTTTCAATAGAATTTGCTTTAAAATTTAAAAGAAATGATATTGAGAGCAAGAAGTCATTAATTGATAAGTTGATGAGAGATTATGGGGTTAATGTATGTGTTGGAGATATTGGGTTCTCTCAAGATTTCTCAACGATGATGCATACATCTCATGGAGATCGGTATTTAGTTTCTCGGGCAACTGGCAATTTAAAGAATCTTGTTAATTTTAATGAAGAATCATATCCAAAAGAAATAACATTTCATAGAGATCATTATATTGGAGAAATGTTTGAATTATTAAAAGGCGGCAATATTAGGTTTCCGTTTGGGGATTATGATAAAATTGGGTGGTTGGTTCAGCATTGTGCGAGTATGGATATAAAGCCATCAATCTCTCGATTTGGAGATCCTTCCATTCATTATGTGAAGGGTGGAGAGCCGAATGACGGTTTAATGGCGCTTCTGAACGCTTATATTGCTTATAAATTTTATGCGACGAATGGGTTTAAGACTAAAAATCCGCTTTTGATTGAGCAAAATATGAAACAAAAAAAACAGCCGTTAGCGATTGTCGGGCAAATTAAACGAAGAATGTAAGGCGATATAATTTAATATATGGCTGAAGACAAAATTTGCAGAGAATGTAAGATTATTCTTAATAGTGAAAATTGGGGCGCCCATGGCAAAAAATATTATACATACATTTGTAAATTATGTAGTAGCAAAAGAAGATCTAATGAAAGATTAAAAATAAAATTAGAAATAATTAAAGAGTATGGTGGTAAATGTGCTTGTTGCGAAGAGTCTTCTTATCAATTTTTAACTATCGATCACATAAATAATGATGGTGCAGAGCACAGAAAAACAATAAAAGCGTCTAATTTTTATAGCTGGTTAAAAAATAATAATTATCCAAAGAATAATTTTCAATTATTATGTTTTAATTGTAATTGCGCCAAACACATATATGGGACATGCCCTCATCAGTCGGAGATTGTAGAAGATAGCTAATTTTTATCTATTTTAGAAGATATATAATTATATGAATTCTAAAATGGAGAAGATATGAAGAAAATTAAAGCGCTGCCGAAGGTCTCTTATTCCCAAGACTTTTTGGATAAAAGAGCGGCATCCGTCCCTCAAGTTAGCGCCCTAATGGCAGGAAGCGTTTCCTCATATCGTAAAGATATGATGGCAGAAGAGGTTCGTCAAGGGAAATATTCCGAAGGAAGTGGACCTTCTTTCCATGAGGATGGCTTAACCAAAAACGCCAATGTTACCTCTCTTGTTGGATTAAAGAAGAATGCCCAAAGCATGTCTGGGACGTCTGGATATCGTGGTCAAGCTGGAAACGTAGAAAAGCAGCTTCCAGAGATGTATTCTCCTCTTTGGCTGACGAGTAACCTTAATCTTCCTCGGGATCGAGCAACCATTAATGCTTGGTGTCGGGCTTTTTATGCTTTAAATCCATTTGTTCATAATGCCATTAACCTTCATTCTACCTATCCAATTAGCAAATTACAAATAAAGTGTCATAATCCAGATGTTCAACAATTCTTCGATGAAATGATTGAAGAGTTGGATTTGATGAATATTTGCGTTCAGATTGCCCAAGAGTTTTGGCTCCTGGGAGAAGCTTTCGTTTATGCGGAGTTTGATAAAAATAAGGGAAAGTGGAGCCGACTTCTTCTTCAGAATCCTGATTATATGATGGTTATGCGGAATGTGGTTGCTAATGAACCAATTATTATGCTTAAACCAGATGCTAATTTAGAAAGAATTGTTCGCTCTAATAAGCCTGGAGATATTGAGCAAAGAAAAAAGCTTGATCCTCAAATTGTCGATTCGGTTAAACGAGGGCAAAATATTCAATTAAGTAACTTTCATGTTTCGCATTTGGCTAGAAAAACGAGCCCATATGAGATTCATGGAACTGGCTTGCCTGTTTGTATTTTTCGTCAATTATGCCTTTTTGATAAATTAAGAGAGTCAAAATTCGCTCAAGCTGACAATATGATTAATCCTTTGACTCTTGTCAAGATAGGTTCTGAAGGACCTGATGGATTGCATCCGACCGGAGCCGATTTGGAATATTGGCGCGAAGTTTTTGCGATGGCAAGCAACGATAAAGATTTTAAGATTTTTACTCATCCTGGTGTTACAGTTGAAAAAGTTGGCTCAAGCTCTGGAATTTTTGATATTTCAGGAGATATCACTCAATTAATTAAAGAAATTTATGTTGGATTGCAAGTCCCAGCTGTTTTAATGGATGGCGGCGCTGATACGACTTATGCTAATGGCGGTGTTGCTTTAGACGTTCTTCGCCAAAGATACATGCAATTTAGAAACATGCTTTCTTCTTGGTTAAAGAGAAAGATATTTGCTCCTATTTCTGAAGTTCAAGGCTTTTATGAGAAAAAGGATGGAGTTAATCATTTAATTGTTCCAGAGGTAGATTGGAACCATATGTCTCTTTTTGATGCTGGAGATTATATTACGACTCTTTTGACGCTGACAACTCCTGGTGGGGATGGAACTTCGCCAAGAGCTTCTACTCATACTCTTTATCGTTCTCTTGGTTTAGAGTGGGAAGACGAGCAGAAAAAGATTCGAAAAGAAATGATTCAAGCAGCAATTATTAAAAAAGAGTCAGAATCATTGGCGACCCAGGATTTGAATACTCTTCGGTCTTTGACGGATGATGATGAGATTCCGGAGCCCAAGGAAGCTGTTCAGGCTCCAGGAATGGGTCTTCCAGGAGAAGCGCCACCAGGAGGAGGAATGGATATGCCAGTTCCTGGTCAAGCAGGCAGCACTCCACCTATGGATTTGCCAGGTTTGGGGGCTCCACCTCCAGCCATGCCATCTCCAGGCAGTTTATAATCATAAACGGATAATTTCGTATTAATTTGATTAAGGTCATTAAATAAGGATTTTTATGGAAAAATTAGCGAAACCTGGGAGAAAATTAAATCGTCTCAATAGATGGGAAGAAGATTATTCTCCAAGTGGTAAATTAGTTGAAAAATTCTCTCCAGAATTTTCGAGGTTAATGGAAATTCTACGTGAGGTAGATGAAAAAGTTCGCGAAATAGCTATGAGCGATTCTGATGGGACTCTTAAATCTTTAATAAAGACGGCAAAATCTAAATTCAATCGTCGAGAGTATATTGATACTATTGTATATTTAGGTCGTTTTCATGAACGAATTGATAATATAAAGAATGAATTTATAAAGCTTGAAAAAGATTTAAATAAAGCTCATAATCAATTTCTTTTTGCCGATTTAGATCAGAGTCAAAAAGACTTTTTAATGAAGAAAATGCCGAGTCGATTTTTTAAAGAAGAAAAGCCAGAGCCTAAAAAAGCTGGATTGGCAGATGAAGATCTAATTAAGATGGCTTGGATTGGCGGAGATATTTGGCATAATCTAACTGATCCGCGAGGGCGATCTTTGAAAGTTTGGGAAAGTAAAGTTCCTAAGTACGCCAAAGAATTGCGCAGAGAAACTGAAAAAATGATTAATAAATCGGAGTCAATGTTTCAGATTCTTAATAAATCATTAAAAACTTTAGCCGATCTCCGAGCAAGACGTTTGCTAGAAGATTATGTTGCTGAATCTGATAAAATTACTAAGAAATTTCAAGATTATAATAATGAATTTACTTCATTTTATAATACTCATCTTCACAAATTAATTGAGAGTCAGCAAGGAATGGATCCAGTAACGGATGCTAAAATAGAGCAAGCTGTTCAGCCAGACGTCGCACCTGATAGAGCGAATCCTATTCCAGGAGTATCTCCGACTCAAAATAAAACAAAAGAAGAGCAAGTCGTTCAGCCGGATAGAGAGAATCTTAATCAAACAAATGAAAGAGCAAGAAGTGAAATGCCTGTTGCATCTCCTGTTGGGCTTCCTTTTGAAGCAGAGCTGCCTAAGCCAGAGCGCAAATCTAAGCCTGAAACAAGCTCTGATGGAACCGCTCCATCTCCATCTCCATCTCCATCTCCATCTCCAACCGCTGGCGGACCAAGTGCTGGCGAGGCTAAGCCAAACTTTCCTCCCGCCTCTGAGTCATCTCCTTCTGACAAAACTTTAAATCTAATGAAAAATTTAGAGAAACAGATGGAAGATGACGTTACTTCAGATGCTCGAAATACAGTTCCAAAGCCCCCATCAGAAGCATCTCCACGCTTAGACTCTGGAGAGTTATTGATTCCAAATACGACCAAAAGCAATATTCCAATTGATTTAATAAATAAAGTTAATCCGACCATTCCAAAACCTCCGGCTGTCCCTTCTGATATGAAAATAACAGAGGCACCTAAAAAGAATTATATTCCGCCAGTTAAACTTCCACCACTATCACCTCCGACTCAGCGTGGTTTAGGTCCCGATCAACCTCCTTCTACTGTTCGAAGCGCTTCTGAATTTATTCAGGATCTCTCTAAATCAGGAGAAGAAAATCCACTTGTTCTTGCTAATAAGATAGCTAAGTTTGCTAATTCTATTGCAGAAACAGACCATGTTACGAGCCAAAAATTACTCTCGATTGCTAAAAACATCTTATCAAGGATGTAAGCTTTATGGCAAATCAAGAGGTTCCTAAGGTCAATACTCCCGTCTCTGAGGCTGAAATGGCAAATGCCCTTTCTCAAGCCGCACGAGAGTTGTTTAATATTGAATTAACCCAACCTCAATTAGCTCTTCTTGTTGCTCAAAACAACTTAGAAACAGCTAGCAGAAAATCAACGCATAATTTTAACGTTGGGAATATTACTCATTCCAATGATTCTTTTGATTATTTTATTGGCGGAGACAAGACGAAAGATAAAAATGGGAAGTGGATTCCAACCAAATTTAAATTTAGATCTTATCCAACTCTAAAAGATGGCGTTAAGGATTATATTTCTAATATAAAGAATCGTGGTCATGGGATTGTTTGGAATAATATTTTGACCGGAGATCCTGCCGCCTTTTCAAAAGCTTTAAAAAAGACTCGTTATTATGAGGCGGATGAAAAAGATTATACTGAAGGTCTTAAAGCTCACGTTTCAAACTTTAACAAAAATTACAAAGCCCCTCCCTCTAACGTTGCAGAAACAACTATAGATAAAATAACTAATTTTGTTAATAAATTCTTAAAAGCCATTGCTTCAATGGACGTAAAATAAAGGTAAATATGGCAACGGCAAAACAATTTGAAGATGTTATCGCACAAGCTAGAAATGAAGATAAGAAAATTTCATTAGCTGAAATTGTAGGTAGAACTCTTAAAGGAAAAGTAGTTGAGATTTATGTCGGAGATACTTTTGAAGACATTAAATATGACGATAGCACAACTAAAATTGTCGCTGTTGTTATTGGTAAGGTTATTGATGCTTACGCCGAATGCCTTATTTTAGATTGTGCTTTTGCTGATCAAAATACCGGAAAGTTAAAATTTGGGAACATTATTGTTCTTAACGAGCGTGCAATTAGGTTTTTGACCGAACTAGATGATGTCGGTGTTTTACGAGATATTTTCGTTTCAACCAGAAGCGGCAAAAATATCAAAGAGTTATTACAAAATAAATAACATGAGCTTAACGTCTAAAATCAATTATTATCAAGCTAATTGTATGAAATTAGCTCAAGAATCTATTGATTTAGAAGATATTGAATCTGTTTCACTATCAGCGATTATGAGAAAGCTCAATAAGCAGAATCCTGAATCTGCGATTAAGTTTTTAACTATTTATAAATCTTGTTTTGATTTTCTAGCTTCTAATGGAGAAGAGGATATTGAAGATCTTTGCGTTCAATCAGCTTTAGATATTTTTTCTAAATTATATGAAGTTTCTTTATCTAAAAAAGCAGATGATAATTCTAAGCAGGTTGCGCAATATTTGGCTAATATTATAAAATTTACTCTATCTAGAATATCATTAAAAAATAGACAGAAATCTATTAATGGTTTAAAGCAAAAGATTTATGCTTTAAATGAACATCAGATTGCGGGCAAAGAAATGCCTCCATCATCTTCTATTGGGCAGGCTATTACTTTCGTTAAAAATATTTTATTTAGTCACACCCCGCAGTATATTCGTGCAGTCTTAAATAATATAGTGTCGTATCTATGATTAGACGTTTTATGAAAGTAGATGACAATTTTTATCGAGGCGGTTTTCCAACCGTTCAAGATGTTCAATATTTAAAAGATAATTTTAATATTAATAAAATTGTAAGTCTTGATCAAGAGTCCGGCGCCAAAATAAATCGAATTTGTAAATTATCTAATATCAAGCATATCATGCTTCCTTTGCCAGTAAATCTGAAAACGGCTCCATTAATTAAATTATTTTCTAATAATCTTAAAGAATTATTGACAAAAGAAGGTCCTGTTTTCTTGCATTGTCATGCCGGAAAAGATAGAACCGGAATGGTTTCAGCTATTTATCGCTGTAAATATCAAAATTGGTCATGTCAAGATGCTTTAAAAGAAGCGTATTCTCTTGGATTTGGGATTGATTTAAACCCTCAATTAGTTAATTTATATAAAAAGCTAATTGTTACTTCTTGTAAAAAGAAGCATGATCATTTAGAAGACCAAAACAATGCTGATATTGTTAATAATTCTAGATTTGACATTATAGATTCGCCTCTTGGAACAAAGGAACAAAAAACTTTTGCTCCAAAAGATACGACCAAGGTTTTCCCGAACGATAATTTGTATAATCCTTCTTATGAGCAGTATCCAACTCGTCAAAATTTAGATATGAAGATTAATTTAGAGGTTGGAGTCGAGAATGCTATTCCGGGAGTTGGTTTATACGATTCTAATTCTGGGATAAAAGGATTTGGTCCGGTTGATAACGGCGGCGGCTTTACAGCTACCTAAGGAAACCGCAATTCTACGCAACAAAAGATATAATTATAGCATGATTAAACAATCTTCAGGAGTTCAAATATCTTATCCAATTTCAGATAAAGATAAAGAACAAGGCAAAAAAGCGATAAAGGCTTTTAAATCTTGCATGGATTTGCTAAAGGCAGCAAATGACCATTTAGATATTATGTTTAGTCCATTTAAAGATAATCCAAATATTTCACCAGAATATATTATTAAATATAGAGCTTCTATTAGAGCATTTAGAGATAAAGCTATTGAAAACTTCAATCAATTTAAGATTGGGGCTTTTCAGTGCTATACCGTTATGAATATTTTTTCATCGGATACTCAGACCCTTAAGTTAATGAAATCATTCATTTCATCAATTGAAGAAATTGAGTCTAAGGTTAATGATTTTTCTAGTTTATTTGCCGATCTACAATCTAAGACATTCGTTACCGATATAGTAGACAATATGGAAAAGATTCATAAGGCTTCGGATGATTTAAAAGAAATTGTTGAGACTAGAATCATTAAGCATATAGAAAAAAATATTGTTGGACAGAATTGGATTGATGGTGTTTCTAATGAATTGGCAGTTAAAATTGAAAAAAATAATCCTATTATGATGGATTTATTGAATAATGTTAAAAATAAGGCGCCAAATAGCTAAATTAAAGTAGCAATAATTAACTATCTAAGAAGTAAGGATTACATGTCATTTATTAAACGCGGCGATGGAAAAATACTCTCAGTTGTTGAAACGACTGAAGAATTAGATCAAAAAGCCAGAAAATTATCTTCTACCAAATCTTCTTCCAAAGAAAAAGATTCAAGTTCTGAGGATGATGAGGATACTTCGGAGAAATAATGAGTTTTATTAAAATCGGAGAAGCTATAACGTTTAATCAAGCCGACATTCAGCCGGTTGATTCTATTTTGATTGACGCTCAGATTCTTGAAAACTTTGCTAAGTTTGCTTCTAATTTAAAAAGAATTGCTCCAAAAGCTGAAGACTTTCTTTATTTCTCAGCTGTTATGATGCATGCTGCGGAAGCTTCCACCATTAATGATGATGGAACGCCTAAGTTAACGGCTAAGGGTGATATTGTTAAAGCTTCTTGGGATACTTCTAATGGAAGTTATCGTTGGGTTTGCAATGATTCATATATTAAGCCTGTTAAAAATAGCAACGGGGATATCTTCCCCGAGCATGAATTAATTAAAGCTTATAAAAAATGGGTTGGCAAGCCTCTTTGTATTGATCACAAGTCTAGTTCTGTTGATCATGTTAGAGGAATCATTGTTGATACTTATTATGATCGGGCTTTGAAGCGAGTTATTGCTCTTTGCGCTCTTGATAAACAAAATTATCCTGATTTAGCTAAAAAGATTACGACTGGCGTTTCTAACTCTGTTTCTATGGGAACGGCAGTTGGTCGGGCAGTTTGCACTGATTGTGGAACGGTTGCTAAAGTTGAAGCTGATTTTTGTAAATGTATGCGCAATCGTACTTGCTATGGTGAAATCAATCTTGATTTAAATCCAATTGAATTATCAATTGTTGTTAATGGAGCCGATCCAAAAGCAAAAATTAAACATATTATTGCGGCTGCTAATAGCTTATCTCGATATTTAGATCAAAAGCAAGAGCAGTTATCAAAGATTGCTAGCAAGCAATATAAATTAACCCTTTCGATGTATAATTCTGAAGCCGAGGGCGAAGGTAGTAATCACGAAGTTACGCTAGATGGAACGGATTTAGAAGCGTTTAAGCGTGATGTTGAGAAGGCAATGAAAGATTTAGAGGATTTAAATTCTGAGCAATTAGAAAAAAATGACTCTGATAATACTAATGATTTAGTATTTAATCAATCCGGTTCAACCTATGCAATGGAAGAGCCTGAGTTAGAATCTACGGATTTTAATATTGGTGCTCCACCGGCTCTAAGGTTCGCGGCGAGCGAAGAAGATTTAACGACGCTTGCGGAATTAAAAAATTCAATTGAAGTCAAGTTGACTCATATGAAACAAGATTTAGATAAGTTAGTAAATAGTTTTAATAAACAAGAGGAAATTATGTCAGGATCAAAGGATTTAAACAAAAAGGCTTATTTTCAGGGCGCGGGCGACGTGAATGAGCCGACTCCTGGGTCACCAAAATATTCAAAGGATCCTCTTAATGAGAAGCTCCGTGAAAAAGGTGATAAACAAATGGAAACCCAGGATACTGGTGGTTCCGATGGTTTATTTCCTGGCGATCTAGAAGCTAAGAAGCTTTTGGCTCGTGCGACTTCAGAGCAACGCGCTCTTCGTCGTCAGGGTCTTGCTTCCGCTGCTAAAGAAGCTCTTTTAAATAAAAAAGAAGCTTATTTCCAGGGGACGGAAGAGCCTGTTGCTTCTGGCAAACGTCAGTATCCTGTTGATCCACTTAACGAAAAACTTCGTGAAGATGGTGATAAGCAGATGGAAGGTCAAAAGCCTTTCCCCGGTGTTGGCAAAGTTGATGGTCTTCACCCCTCTCCTGACTCTGTTGATCAGAAAGATGAATTAAAGCGAAAAGAAATGCTTGCAAGAGCTTCACTTCGCGCTCGGTTTATCAAAGCTTCAAAAGCTGATGGTTCACATGACCTTGGCAAGAGCGCTTGGGAAGTTTTCCTTGGTGATAAACTAATTTTGACTGCTTCTGTTAATGAAATTTCTGGTGGACGTGCTGATGCTCTTTATAGTGCGGTTGCAACTGAAACCTTTGGCAAAGATTTAATCAGCAAGGTTAAGACGGCTGGTGTTAATTCAGTTAAGGCGATGTACAAATCAGCTCAGGATGCAGCTCCAGTAGCTCCTCCTGCTGAGGCTGGTCCAGGCGCTCCTCCCGCTCCAATGGCAGCTCCTGTTGCTGAAGAGCCTGCTGGAACGAATGCGGATGGTGATCCAAAAGAAGTCGCGGTTGAACTTTCAACCAAGGTTAAAGATTTAGCTTCTGATCTCAACGAAGTTGTTCATGCCTTAGTAGGCGAACAGGCTGAAATGGGTGATATGGATGCTCTTCCAGCGTCTGCTGAAGATGGCAAGGTTTTGACGGCTTCACTTTTCCGGATGCGTAAAGAATTGAATGGCGCTTTGAAGCTAGCAGTAGCGGATGCCGTCTCAAGTCTAAATGACGTTGATGGTGAGTTGGGTCAGATTACGTCTCTTTATGATAATAACCTTGTCAATGATGACAATCGTGAATTCATTGAAGGTGTTTCTGGAGAGACCTTTAAGCAGGCGAAAGAGGCAATTGCCGATGCGTTCCAACTTCTTGGTTCATACGTCAAATATGCCCGAGGCACTGAGTCACTTGTTAAACGGGCTGCGAGTGAAGCTGCGAAGAAATTTACCAAAAAAGCACGACATGGAGACGAAATGTCAATGGAGTCAGACGAAGAGAAGAGCTTGATGGATATGTTGAATGAAACCAATCAGGAAGTTGACTCTCTTGATGAAGCCTTAGAAGATGAATTCCTTGACGAGGAATTCCTTGACGGGGATGACGAGTATGACGCGGACGATGCCGAAGCAACTGAAGAGAGCGATGAACTCTTTAGCATGTTGGCGGATGATCTCTTAGCGGATGAAAACCATGTAGTTATGGTTCCAGATGCGGCTACTGCGGCTGAAGTTGTTAAAACAACTCCTTCTGCGGAAGTTGAAGTCAAAAAGGCTTCATTTGATATGACGACCAAAGCTGGTCGTACGGCAGCTCGGGCTAAGTTGGCTGCGGATATGAAGTTTGCTCCTTGGCTTGCAGAATCACATGGTGTTGGCTTAGATGTCAACCCCGGTGGTATTGATAACAAATCAGAGGGTGATTTAGGTACCTTTGAGACGGTTGAACAGGTTCACAGTAAAATGTTGGATCTAGCTAATGCGCCTCCAAGCGTTCGTAAAGAAGCTTCAATGATTGCTCAGCTTGTTAAAGAAGGAAAAATAAATCCAGATCAGGACTTCCCAGCCTTGATTGCAAATGGTTTAGATTCTGCTGCGGTTGCATATTGGAAGAAATACTTTGCCAGCACTGAGGGTGGCTCAGAATTTGCAAGCGAGATGATTAAAGAGCACGCAAAGGCTCAGGCGGAAGAGGAAATGGCGACCTACAAGGTCAAGATTGCTCGTGCCTATGAAATTGCGAACGAAATGGTTTCTCGCGAACTATTACCAAATAACCGCGAAGCGATTTCAGCTCAGGTTGATGAAGTTATGAAGTGGAATGATGATAGCATCGAGAGCTTCAAGCGAATTATCGCCAAACACTCTCCGTCCACGACCGTTAAGACGGCTAGTGGTAGAATGCCTCAAGTTTTTGGAAATAACCCTCCAGAAGCCGATTCCGGTAGCTTGTATGATCAGTTAGCTTCTGCATTCTCAGGTAGCTCAAAGCGCTCATTCTAAAAATAAGGACTAAAATAGATATGAAAAATAGTAATACTTCTGAAATGATTGCTTTAGCAATGAAAGAAAATATCGAAAGCGAAGACATGAAAACGTTATTTTACCGTGATTATGTCAAAGCTCATGATGAAAAATGCGATGAAGATTGCAAAGATGAACACAAAGATGAGCATAAAGAGCATTGTGGAGATGAAATGGATGCTGATGATGCGGATGTATCTTTTGCCCATGATTCCGAAGATGAAGAAGAGTGCAACTCAGCTGATGATGGTTCATTAGCTCTTCAGGCAGCGGTAGCAAGTCTTTTGACGGCATCTGCGGCTCTTGATGAAGCCGGTTTTGAAAAGACGGCATCATTATCATTAAAGCTTGCGACTTTCGTATCTGAAGCTAAGAAAAAGAAAGATATGAAGAAATCAAAGGATTCTAAAGATTCTAAGAAATCAACCAAAGACTCCAAGGATTCTAAAAAAAGCGATAAGAAAAAAGATTCTAAAAAATCTGGCAAAAACCCTTTCGCTAAGAAAAAAGATACCAAAAAGGATTCTAAAGATTCCAAGAGCAAAGCTTCTAGCAAAAAATAATTAAAAATTATATAAATGGGATTGATGATAATAAATCATTGATCCTATTTGTATATTGGAGATAAAATTTTATGTCATATCACAGCAATAAAATGTTTAAAAAAGCTTCATTTGAGAATGAGTTAGCTTCTTCTATGGAAAAAGAGCTAGTTGGAAATCAATTAGATAACAAATATAGCTTTAATAAATTAGCAAAGGTTGCAGATTATCTTAATTCTGCCGCTGAGTTGCTTGATGATACTGGATATGGCGCCGAAGCCGATATGGTTATGAAAGTCTTAGCTCAATTAGCTGGAGAGCCTAATCCATCAGAAGATGAAGTCGTTTTAAAAGAAGACGAATTTGATTTTGAAGATGAGCCTGCCTCAATAGAGTTAGAAGATGATGCCTTAGTTCAAGAAGAATTAGATGCTATTTTAAATGAAGACCTTGATGTTTCTCCAAAAAACGTAGATAAAAACACGGAATATATGCAGTTTGATGCTTTGGCTAAACACTTTCAGAATCAGATGCTCAAATCTGCTGCTAAAAAAAAAGTTTAATTAAAAAACGTAAAATAGATAAAAATAAAAGATTAACGCCAGACCAAATGGTTAAAAATCTTTTAAATAATGGAACTGTTTTTAATTATGTCGATGATAAAAATTTTGATTCATTATTAAATAATGATATCAACAATGTTCTAGATGTCAGAGAAAACGAGCTAGATGAAACATTTGAGGATGAATGAGGGGGCTAATTTTAGCCCTTTTCTCGTTATATAAGCCTTAGGAGAATAAATGCTTAAAATAGTTCAGACCTCTAATAGTTTACCGGCATCTTTTATTTTAGATCCGAGCGCAGAATTCATGCCGGGGATGTGCGCTGAGCTAACCGTTATTGGAAATCAAGTTATGGCAACTGTTTCTAATGGAACAGCCCCGATTGGCGTTATCGATGACGTTAGAACTCGCTCATTTAGTTCTGTTGCTTGGAATGAAACGGTTATTGTCTCAGTTCCCAATCCAGTTGAATCATCTGGTAAATTAGTAACACCATATGATGTTAAAGCTGAATTAGTTCATGCCGGAATAACTTCATCTAGCTTTCAGTCTACTGTTCCCGTTCAATTAATTCCGGTTAATGGAGTTATTGTTTTTCCAGCAGGAACAGAGCTTAATCTAGATTTGACAGGTTCTGGGACGCCTAACGCTATTAGAACGATGGTTAATTATACTTATACTGTTCCTAATATTCCAGGAGATGATTCAACAATGGGTTCTGGTCGTGTAACTGTTTGGTTTAATAGAATGTTTTTTCAGACGGATCAGTATGAAAGCAATCAAATTTATCCGGTCAAAGCTAATGTTTTCGTGAGCGAAAAAGGATTGTTTACGACTAGAAGACCATCGGATCGTCATCCTGCTGTAGGAATGATTTGTGCGCCACCTAGCTCATCTCATAGTATGATTGAAATTTTATGGTTTTAAAGCATCATAATATTGCATATACTTGATAAATTATATTTGAGGGCTTAAATGACTTATAAAAATGTTAAATTTGAAGAATCTTTAGTTATGCGCTCTCTTGAGGCTTTAGCGGTCAAGAAGGGGCTAATTAGCAATGATCCGGTTGTTAAGCAGGCGTCCAAGGTTGAGCCATTGGTTAAAGATTTAAATCAAAAGATAATGAAGCTATGCTCGGGTCTTCGTCAGGAAGGATTGACGAGTTATGCTAATGAGCTTGAATCAAAATTCCTATTGCTTAAGAAAGCAGAAAACATTTTGGATGAAGCTCATCCTGATGGCAGCGTTGATTTGAAGGATATGGAAGGCGATGCGACGATTGAGGATTTAAAGGATCAAAAGAAGAAAATTGAAGATATCATTAAAAAGACTCCTAAAGGGAAGTTTGCGAATGATATTATCAATTTAGTTAAAATTGTTTTAGCTGATGAGTCTAGAGATGATTTAGAAAATGTCATTGAAACTAATTTAAAGAAAGTATTATTTACATGGCAACAAATAGATTCTCTTATTAAAAAAGATAAAGATTTATATGGGATTGGTTTTGCCGGATCTACGGTACGAGTTCTTTATTATGAAAGAGTATCGTCTAAAATTAATGAGCTTCTTGGTGCTCGCCCGGCAACGATTGATAATCTTGATAAATTGAATAATTATATTGATACTGCTTCAGAAATAATTAAACCGGTACCTGGATTTATAAGTCCATTTATAGGTGGCGCATCAAACGACCTTCATGCTCAAGTTAATGATAAACTTTTATCATTGAAAGCTTTTATAAAAGAAGCAAGACAGGCAAGAGAAAAAGTTAATGCTCAAACTGGAAGTGCAATTGGCAATCCAACTACAGAAAATACAAAACAAGGTCCAGTAACTATACCAGAGGTTACTTTAGAAGCTAATAAAATAGAGATGGAATGTGATAAATTACAGGATCTTATTAAGATGTATGAAGCTCAAGTTCAAGCATCTTTAGAGTTAGATGATACTGAAAAAGAAAATGCAAAAAACTGGCTTATTGGTCAAGCCGAACTTGTAAAAAAACAATTAGCGTTTTTTGAGCTTGTTCCTGATTCGGTTAAACAAAAAGCCAGCATTAAATCTTTAAAAGATTTAAATACTATTTCAGAGCGTTTAGCTAAATTCCATAAAAATTGGTTAGAATAAGGTTTAAGATGTCTAATTTTAAAAAAATAGCTGGCTTAGAAGATCGTCCGCCAAAATCTCGTATAGGCAAAGTAAGCCCAAGTGCGCCTTCTAAATCTGATTCAGCCACTCCTGAAAGAAAAAGTCGGGAATTACCTTCTACTGATAAGCCAGCGTTTAATCCTCAAGCCCCTTCATTTGGCGGCGCAAGTCTTTCTTTAAAAGCGGTTAAGCAAATGCAACTGGCAATATTAAATTTTGCCAATGTTGCAGGTTCAACCGATGTAACAGCTATGAAGGATAATACAGGTCTTCAAGAAGGAAATCAGTCTCGTTCATATCAGACTCCAGAACAATCAAAAAAAGATATTGATGATGCTGTTTTAACAACTAACCAAGAAAAATTTGATCGTACGATGGATGCTCAGAAAAGCAAAGAGCAGCTATTAGGCTCCGATCCTTTTGGAAGTTTCTTAGTTCAGCAGTATGCTGTTAATGACCCGCATGGAAAGCAGTATTTAAACGTTGATGTTTCTGGTCAGGATGCCCGGAAACAGAACTCTATGGACAATGCAAGCCTTAGGGGCATCATTGATTCAATCAAGCGCCTAGGGTCTCCTGGGACCTCTGGTGGAGAAAAGGCGGCGGATGGTATCTGGATGGAAAGAACCGACAATGCTATTAAAAATGTTTATGCATTAACTAATGCTATTTTTAATTTTGCTAAGGACCTTAATGTTGCTTCTAAATATACAGAAGCAGATCTCAATGCTTTTCGTTCTAACATTCCAAGAAAATATACAGATCTTAAATCTGCTGAAGACAAAGCAAATGCTGCTAATGTTTTAACTCCACAAATCAATAAAGCGACGGAATTTTTCTCTTCAATTAAAGTTTCAATTTTAAATAATGCAAATTATCGACCTTTTATTGATCAGAAGAAGCCTTTCGTTCAATACAAAAAAGAAGTTACTCCAAAACCTTTAGATGAAAAGCAGGAGCAGGTTCTTAAACATTACACTTCTTCTGGCAATTTAGTGGTTCCAAATGTTAAACTTCCATTTATTCAAAATTCAGCCAGCAATTATATTTGGTTTAAAGAGTTAGAATCATTAGATAATTTTAAAGCATTTATAAAGCGAACTAATCCGGGACAAGAGCCAACTCAAGCGGATTTGAAAAAATACTTAGAGCAAGTTAATGCGGCATTGCTTCCGCAGGATCGGTTATTATAATGTCTATTATTAAAGACCAAAACCTTATTAATCAGCTTTTAAAAATAGCTCAGGGTTATGATCCAGAAACTGAATTGCGAAATATTGCTCAAAAAATGGTGAGTAACCTTCAAGCTCAACTTAATCAAGATTCTTTTACGGCTTCTCGTGATAATGCAGATTTAAGAACCATTAATTTGGTCAATTTAGATTCTTTAATTAATTTTTTGAATTTAAATGGAATCAAATATAATAATTTAAATATAACTTTTAAATATGGAGAGCAGTTAGGACCATATGGAGGCGCAGCAATAGCTGGAAACTCTTCTTATGCTAATTTGACTCCAGCTCAACAAAAATTGTATATAGAATATCCAGTAAACTCTCCAGCTTTTTATGTTTATAAAGATGGTTTGATTGCTTATTTAAGAGATCTTCAATCTAAAAATATTCCTCTTCTTAATGCTAGCGTTAATAAACTAATCGAACAGGCTAATAACCTCATGTCTCTTGAGATGCCCAAAGTAGCTCCTAAAGAAGAAGTTAAATTAGATCCTGAACTTTTAGTTGATACTATTCCTGTTCCTTTAACAGCCGAAAATCCGGATGATTTTAGCAGCGGTCTTGAATTAAAAATTAAAGATTTGGATGCTTGGACTTCAAAATCTTCTTTTATTGATTTTATTACTAAGCTTAGATATTCTAAAAATAATCAGCCTATTGCAAGAATGACTACTAATGACGTTTGTGAAATCATTAATATTCTTCATGCTAGAGCAGAAAAGTATGTTGGACTCAGGGATTTACCAGAGCACAAGAAGTATCTTGCTAAAGTTAATGAATTTGCTTCGCAATATTCTTGTCAAATTAAGTCTCCATTTAATTCCGCTAATAAATCTGTTCAAAATGTTTCATATAAAACTGAGTCTGGCGCTCTTTCTCCAGCTGGAATTCAAGCTATTTCTGCCCTTCAACTTCCGTTGGAAAGAGATACAATGAATTTTGAAAGAATTTATAATTTTGCGAATAAATATCATGAAATTACAAAAGACACTATTAGTTCTAGTATCGATAGCTATTATAAGCAACTCTTATCACAATATCCAAACTTCAAAAGCCAAGATCTTGCAAGAGTTAATTTTAAGCAGTTAGCCGATTACATTTTTGCTCAAACAAAAGAAGAAAATCCAGATAATTACATTAATCTTCTTGAACAGCTATTAAATGTTACTAATCAAATGATGGATAATCTTTTAAACTTATTAAGATCTTCTGAGGGAAGTAAACCAGTTGATGATCTCAGGCAGAGAGTCGAAGAGCAGAAGACCTTTTTCTCTAATAATTTAAGTTATATTAACCGTTGGAAAGCAGATATGGCATCATGGAGGAGAAACCTCAATGCCAAACGCTAAATTACAATCTATTTACAACGAAGCTGTTATTGAAGCTCTTCTTGCGCCGCCAATTTCAAAGATAGCGCAAGAGATGCCGGATAAAGACTCTATCGTTTCAGCTGTAAAAGAATATCTTAAAGATAAAATCGATATGAACGATCCAATACCAGGAGTTCTTAATCTTCTGGTTCCTGGAATTCTTACATCCCTTGGCTTGACTCCATTAGCTGTTTTATATACAGTTGCTGATGGTTTCTTTGGAGTTAATTTAACTGGAGTTTTCTCTTCTATTAAATCATCTCTTATGTCTTTGTTTTCTTCTAAACAACCAATTTCTGAATCAGATGTTTCTTCAATAGTTCAATCTGCCGTTACTCAAAATCAAGGAGAATCAACGGAACAAGATGTTGAAGAACTAGAAAATAAAAAAGCGTCTTCTTTAACTATTGAAGAAGCTAAAATTATAAATTATAAATTAAATCAAATTCATAAGTTAGCTTTAAATATGGGCGGCTATAGCAGATTTGCTCACTTTTTAGGGATTAAAAGCACGCTTGTTAAAGTCTTAATTGTAGTTATTACTTTTATCGTAAAAACTGTTTTGGCTTCTGCTGGATTCATGGTAGCCAAAGATATTGGTCAAAAATTAACCGGAATTAAGCCTTCTAATCCGTCTGTTTCCAATGTTTCTTTTCCAACTTCAACTCAGACTGTTTTTAAAGAATCGCCTTCTATTGCAAACGAGAATTTAAACAACAAATATAACATTTGGTCTGTTTCAAATCCTTCGTCTCAAATGGAACAAGCTGTTACAACCTGGGCAATTGACGTTTATCCAGAATTAGCTTCTTATAAGAATGAGATTCATTCATCTCCTAATTTTCAAAAATTAATTTCTTACATCCAAAATTATAATGATGGAAATGTAACTGGAATGACTTTTATTCCAAAAGAATTTAGGTCAAGAAAACAGTTGGTTGATACTTTTATTGATGATTTGGCAAAATCTCGCCCTTTTAAGTCCCCTAAGCCTTTTAAGCCTGAGAATCCATCTCAACCTTTGGATTTATCAAAGCCAAACAGTTCACGTATAGACACTTAATACGGATAATTTAATATTTATTTGAGGTTTCATGCCGCGATATAATCAAGAAGATAGCGAAATATTTGAAAGCTTTGTCAAAATTGCCCAAGCTAAAGGTCTAACTAAGACCAAAAAACATGAAAAGCTTTCTCCTGATGAGATTGCGGCTCTTCATAATGTTAAGCCTGATTCTATCCCAGAATTAGAATATGAAAATAACATTTCTGAAGTCGCTCACCCTTCTATGTCTGTTATTCTTCCTGCTCATGATAAAATGAACGGTCTTTTCGAGAATATTAATGAACGTCATAATGTTATGGTTCATCTTCTCAATAAGCAACCAACCGGAAATTATAATAATAGAAAGCTCGCTCAAAATTCTCTTCTTAGTTCTTTAATTAAAATAGCTAATGATCTTGATAATAAAGATATTGAATCTCTTCGTGTTTTAGCTGATGATTGCATTCAAGATTTGCAGAAGCAAGCTCTTTTCCCAGCTATTTTAGCTCCTGCTGTTCCTTATGCAGTTGGTTTGGCTGTTGTAGGAGCTGCTGCCGGTCTTCTTTATTTAAAAAATCATGCTGATTTTAAATCTCTTGGTTTTGAAGAAAATTCTAAGCGTCTTTTATCAGAATTAAAGGATTTTGCTTCTTCTGGCTCATTTGGGAGAGATGAATATAAGAAAGAATTTAAAGATCAGATTAGTAAAGTTTTTAATGATATCTCTTATATGCATCAGATTTATAAATCTACCGAATCTGTATTAAATGAAATTGAAAGCTTTAAAACAGAAGCGGAATTAAAAGTGGCAATGGAGCATAATGCTTCTTATGAAAAAACCTATGAAGCTTTTAAAGCAGCTGCTAAGAATTTAGAGCCCGTTCTTTCTCTCCTTGAAGAGCAATTTAAAAATGAAGAATATAAGCTTCGTCAGGTTAAAGATAAAGGAATTTGGTCTAATATTAATGATTTCTTTGGCGGCGCTCTTCATGGCGGTAAAGGTTTTCAAATAGATGATTTTGATGATGTTGCAGAATCTATTCCTCCATATCGCCAATCTATTAAAGAAGTCTTAGCTAAAATAGCCGGAGCCGAATCTGCCGAGAAATCTGCTCAAAAAAAGCAAGAACTTGCCAAAAGCAAATCAGAAGCTTATGGAAAAGATGCTCCAAAAGAGATGGATTCTAAGCTTGATAAAGATAAAGGAAAAATGACTTGGCAAGACCAATTGGCAGAAATGAAAAAAAGATATTCAAATAATGGATAATTATAGGAATAATTTCAAATGATGATATCTTCCATTTGTAATGGATAGTAAAATTTCAAAGATGTAAGACCAGATGTGAATAGCTAAATGCGTTCATCTCTAAAATTTAAAGGAAAAATATAATGGCATTAAAACTATTACAGACCAGCGGCTCTCCCCTTGGTCAATTTGACTGTCTCGATGGTGATTTGTCTTCAATCAAGGGTGGCGAAGTTATGACTTTCGTTCCTGCGGTTGTAGCTACTGATGAGGGCGCTGCGGATGTTACCGATGGATATTACAATCCAGGTACGAGCCGCACTGTTGTTGGTTTAAAGAAAGTTCCTGGAACTGCTAGTACGCTAATGTTGTCTGATGATGGCACCTCAGGGTACGGAATGTTGTTTGGCACCGTTGTAGGCGGTACCGCAGGTCAGCAAGTTACTGGTGGAGCCGTTCTCGGTCCTCACACGGCAACTGCTTCTGGCAAAGTTACTTGCTGGTTAACTCCTGGTCTTTATGGCGTCACCCTTGACGCTTGTGACACCAACGCTTCAACTGGTCTTCAGCCAACCAACGCTTCATGCGTTCCTGGTTATGCTTTAGGACCAAACACTGCGGGCGTTATTACGACTGCTGGTGGCACTGGTTATAACTCAGCTACCCGTATTGGTCGCTTCGTTTCCTTCGAAACGGATCGCGGCTTGGTCAATACCCCTAACCGCCTTGTTGCAGCTTTGAATAGCCCTTCAGGCAGCGCGGCTATTGCTCAGACCTATACGATTGCGGTCTTCCACTTCGCCCCAACCGAGTAATACCTTGATGCCTAATTAAGTTAGGCTAAAGTATTCTCATAAAGGAGAGCTAGAGAAATCTAGCTCTTCTTTTATTTTTGTAAGTTATTAAAATAAGCTCAACCAATAAAACAACATTCTCTTGTAAATGAAGCTTTCCCTTGCTCGAATTAATCCGGAATCATTAAAAGAATTGGAAGCCATGATTGGTCCAGATCAAGAACCAACTCACTTCTTTACAATGACCGAGATTAACAAGATTGGAATCAATCCTCAATCTAAGTATAATACTCCACTTGGCATTTACGCTTATCCGCTGACTGAAACTTATTATAAGTATCTTACAACAGGCAAGTTGCCATTTGCTGGAAATAAACCTTATATTAATATTTTTAATCTTAAAGACGATCTTTTTAACCTTGCGTCTTATACTAAGTCTGATTTAACTCAAGATTTAAAAAAACTTGAAGCGCTTCCGGAGCCTCCAAATCAAAATTTAATTGATGAGGCTTTTGGAACATCAAAAGAAAAGACTCCAATTTCAAAATTTTGGAATTTGACTCGCCTTATGGCAGGGTCTTCGAAGAATTGGAATGTTCTTTTAAGATCTTTAGGTTATACTAATTTTTATGATCCAGGTCAATCTGTTATTCATTCGGCAGAGCCAGATCAAATTGTTATTCTTGATCCAAGAATTATATCTCCAGTTAAAACGTATTTAAATCCATTTGTCCTAGGAACAGAATTAGGCAAAGCAGATCCTGTAGATAAACAAACTCTTTATCAAAAATATAAACAGAAACTTGATGCGACCAATATGTTAGATAAAGTAATGGATATTAAAGGTCCAAAAACTTTGCTTAAAGTTACTAAATATTTTTTAGAAAAAGGAGATTATGTAGGTATTTATGCTGTTATAAAAAATAAAAGCAAAACGCCAGAGATCATATCTTTTATTGTAAATGGTATATTGTCTCGTCCAGCTAATGGAGATGGAATTGATATTGTCGATCAATTAGTTTCTAAAAATGAATTATCTAAAGAAGATTATGTTAATATTATTAAAAGCGATAAACCATACTACATAAATAGTGTAGCCATAATGAGCGAAGATCAGGATATTTTATTGATGGTTGCAAATAGCAATAATGTATTTCAAAGCACATTATATAAATTAATTAAAAAATTTAATGATTCTTATTTTAAAGCTTCTCCAGAAGTTAGAAAAGCAGCTTTTAATAATTGGGTTAAAAAAGAATCAATTGGATCTATAATTGAAACAATTGAAAGTTATCATGGAGACCCGACATTTATTAAATTATGTCTTGAGCATCCTAATCCTGAAGTCCGAGAAGCTGCTAAAAATAGTCGTTATGTTAAAGAAAATCCACAAGAGTTTAATATTAAAGATATAGAGGTCGCTGCAAATTCTAAATATCATCTTTTAATTAATTCTATTTCTATATTTAATTCACTCATATGAAAAAACTATCTAGAATCAATGATGAGCAATTAAAAGATCTTGAACAATATATTGGTTCAAAAGCTTCTCCTTCTCATTTCTTTACTATGACCGAGATTAATAAAGTTGGAATTAATCCTCAATCTTCTTATAATACTCCGCTTGGCATCTACGCTTATCCTTTAACATCCGAATATTATAATAAACTAATCAAAGGAACTCTCCCATTTGCTGGAGATAAACCATATGTTAATCTTTTTTCTCTTAATGTTCCAGTTTTTAATTTAGATAAATATGCCAAAGAAGATTTAATTAAAGATACAAAAATAATAAAAGAACTTATTATCTCTAGAAAAGAGAAGCTTACAGATCGTAAGAGAACGCCAGAAGACTCAGCCGATTTTGAAATTCAAAAAGCTTTTGAGGAAGCACGCGGGCAAGAAGCTATTTCTAAATTCTGGAATTTAACCAGAATAACCGCCTGGGATCCCAAGAAATGGAATACTCTTCTTCGAACTCTTGGATATACGAATTTTTATGATCCCGGAGAATCTATCATTCATCCATCGGAACCAACTCAGATTGTTATTCTTGATCCAAGAATCATCTCTCATACCAATACTTATTTTAATCCATGGGTCACATCTAACGCTCTTAATAAGACAGATCCAAGTGATAAGAAGATTTTAGAGCAGAAAATTAATAAACGCCAGGAACTTCTTTCTGATAAAATTGCTAAAGTTAACAATCCTAAAACCTTGTCTAAAATTGTAGAATTTATATTTGATAACTCTTCTTTAGATCTACTTGATCATGTAATGGATAATCCAAATATGAATAATGATGTGGTGACATTAATTATTCAAAAAATTGTTACTAATCCTCTTAAGAACAATCCCTTTTTAACCAATAAAGTTATTAAAAGGCTTATTTATCAAAATAAAATAAGCAATGATATTGCAAAAGCATTGATGATGATAGATCATCAAGGGATATTTTTGCCGCAGTTCGTATACTCTCAAAGTCCTAATATATTAATGAATCTTATTGAACATCCAGAAGTAGACATTAATACTCTTGCCAAAATAATTTGTGATTTTAATCATGGATCAAATATTGATCAAGCCGCATATGAAAAAATAAATTCATTTCATAAATTTCAAATAGAATTAATAATAGAGACGTGCCATAATGAAAAATTATTAAAAATGTTTTTATCTCACCCAGACCCAAAAATTAGAGAGTTTGCTAAAGCTAATTATCGATTCAATGGATTCAAAGACTCAGAATTAAAAGATCCAAAGCCCCCTTCTTCTTCTAATGTAAATTTAGAAAATACGGCTAGCTCTAAATATAATTTAATTTCAAATTCCATTTTTCTTTTTCACCTATTAACCTCCAAATGAAAAAACAAGCAAGAATTAATATTAAAGCTCTTGAAGAATTAAAGAAATATATTGGTTCAGATGGTGAACCCACACATTTCTTTACGATGACAGAGATTAATAAGGTTGGGATTAATCCTCAAAGTAGATATAATACTCCGTTAGGAATCTACGCTTATCCTTTGACTTCAGAATATTATAATCATTTAATTAAAGCTAGTTTGCCTTTTGCTGGAAATAAACCATATATAAATTTATTTACGATTAAAGATAATCTTTTTAATGTAAACGATTATGATAGAAATACATTATCTGATGATATTGAGAAATTACGAAATGTAGTAAGTCTTGATATGGATACTGCCGAGAAAGCTTTTAAAGAGGCAAAATTACATGCTAATAATTCGGTTGCTAAATTTTGGAATTTAACTCGCATCATTTCTAAAGACTCTATGGGCTGGAATGCTCTTCTTAGAAAATTAGGATATACAAATTTTTATGATCCTGGTTCAAGCCTTATTCATCCGTCTGAACCAACTCAAATTTTAATTCTTGATCCTAGAATCATTTCTATAGTAGAGTCTTTCTTAAATCCATACGCAATTGGAAATGAAAATTATAAAACTGAAAAATATGATGAATCAATAATAAAACAAAAAACAAGACAAAAATTAAATCTTTTAGATCATTTACATAATTATAATGAAAATGTTAAAGGCTTAGATGAGAAAATTAAATATTTAGTTAATTTCGATAATGTAAATATTTTATCCAATGCATTAAAATTTAATTATAAAAATATAAAGCCAGAAACAGCGTCATATATAATAAATTATTTATTAAACAATAAAGCCACTCATTCTGGCGAAGATATAATTAGACTATTTCATCATCATAATAAATTGACCCAAGATGATAAAAATTTAATTGCCAATAGCAATCAGCCTAAATATTTAGATCTTATTAAATATGATGATTCTGTTGGATTATTGGTAGCGAATAATCCAAATTCAGATATTGGGTCATTATATTTTTTAATAATAAAATCTAATGATAGTAAAACCGCGCAAGCGGCATATAATAATTTTGCCCATAAATTATCTGCCTATGAATTAATTAATCTTGCTCAAACTATTGAAATAAAACCACTTTTATATTTCTTGTCAAATGATAAAGATGAAAAAATTAGACACGCCGCCAGGGAAAATCCTACATATAAACTATTATTTGGAGGAAATGTTGCGCCGCTAAAATCTAGTGAATTTTCTGATTATGTCGAAGCATCATTACAATCTAATTTAAAAAAGATAGCAAATAAAGTTAATTTATTTCAAAGTCTTGTAACTAAGCTTAGTTTTAATATCGAATGAGCTTATTAATAGAGTGATATTTTAGTTATGAAGTATAAAGCTGCCAGAATTAACAAAGAATCTTTTGAAGAGCTAAAACAATATGTCTCTGGCTTTGCAAACCCAACCCATTTCTTCACCATGACCGAGATCAATAAGGTCGGAATTAATCCTCAGTCAAAATATAGCACACCAATAGGCGTCTATGCTTATCCACTTACATCTAGCTACTACAATAAGCTTATAAATGACTCGCTCCCATTTGCAGGTGAAAAACCTTATATAAATGTCTTTACTCTTACTCAACCTGTATTTAATCTCTCATATTATAAAGAATATGATCTAGAAAAAGATGTTGAAGCCCTTTCTCCTGATAAATCTATCTTACAAGAAGCTTTTTCAAGAGCGCGATTTTCGTCTCCAGCAGGTAGGTTCTGGAATTTAACCAGGCTCCTCGCCAATAAAGATGCCAAAGCCTGGAATACCATTCTTAGAAAACTTAATTACACCAACTTCTATGATCCAGGCGAAGAGATTATCCACCCATCAGAACCTACCCAAATTGTTATTCTAGACCCAAGAATTATTTCTATCGTAAAAACTATCTATAATCCTCATGCCTTTATTAAAGAAGATGAAGTCGGTCATGTTAGTCCTAAAGACCAAGCCCTTCTAACACAAAGAAGATCTCAAGAAAAAAGCCTTAAAGATAAATTACGAGATTGTGAAGACCCTAGAATTATATTTAATATTGCAAAACAGTTTGTCAATAACCCAGAAGTTATTTATAATTTAGCTGGCAATCCAAATATTGATAAAAATACATCAACTTTTATTCTTGAAAATATAGATAAATATCCGAATTTTGGAATGGATATAGTTTTTTATATCTCTGATGCTCATCCAGATGTTCTAGATAAATTTATTAAAGAATATAAGCTGCCAACTCCAATAAAATCTTATTTGTCCATTCAGAAATGGATTACTGATTCTCAATTTAATGCATTAATTAATGATCCTTCTAGAAACGATAAAGAAATAATAGCGGAAACTCTTCTTTATAAAAAACTTACAGAACCTAAACGTACAATATTTAAAGAATTTCTCAAGAAAAATCCTGATATTGTCAACAAAATTCATGCTGAAAATGAAATGAGCAAAGCTTCTTCTTTACTTCAAAAAATAAATACTTTTGTTAAATTGACATCAAAAAAGTAAGATTATAAATTTTTAAAACTAAACAATTAAATATCTTGTGATTTGTTTTGAATTGGTGGAACAACATCTTCCACTTTAAAATCATAGGCTTTGATTCGCTTTATCCATTCATAAAATTCATTCAAGGATATTTTACCTTTTGCCCAATTACAGTATTTACAGCATGGAACAACATTATCTCTAGTATGACCCTTAGAACTATCAATTCGATCTATCCCATTATATAAATACTCGCTCTCTTGTCGAGCTAACTCTGATGATTTTTTACTTTTATTAACTTGCCTATTAGAAGGCTCTTTATCACAGTAAAAACAATTCATTTGAGATAAATAATGAAATTCTTCCATACTTAAATCTGTATCTTTTTTATAGCCATTAAATATGCTATTAACTGAGCTTTTATAAAACGATGATTTGTAATTGGTTTCACATAATGGTAATGTTGTTTGAATAAAATCTTTACAATTTAATTTAATTGTCCAATTTTTAAATTCAGATAATGATCTATCAGATTTTGCTTTATTACATTGATTACAGCATGGAACGACATTGTCTAATGTGTGAGATTTGTTGCTGTCAATCCTATCTAATCCATTAAAATAAAAACCGCCTTCTTCTTTAGCCTTAATAGATCCTTTTGCTGATTTAGCATTGAAAAAATTATATAATTTACTAGGCTTAATTCCACAGTATAAACAATTCATTTGAGTAATTTTATAAAAATCATCAAATTGAATTTTCATTTCTTTATCCCTTTGACAATATCCTTGCCAAATACGTCGAGCAGAAGCAATCACAGGGATAGATTTTCTTCTTCCTTCTATTAATTTATGCGCTTTTTTAGTTAAACTTTCTCTATTAAGACATCCACATGATTTAGTATTTCCCGAAGTCAATGCACAAGATTTAATCATAATAGTATTGCCACAATCACATAAACAAGTCCATTTGCTTTTTTTATATGAAATTGTTGTAAGCCTATCAAATTTTGTTCCGGGAGCAATTGAAGTTTCTCCATCTGTAATAATACAGCCACAAGAAGCTACGCCTCCAAAATTAAGATTTGCCGTAATAGCATTTTTAATATTGCCACAGTCACATAAACATTCCCAATATCCGAAATATCTATTATTTAGAAATATGCTTGGAAGTTTTTTGATTACCAAAAGCCTGCCAAATCTCTGCCCTATCAAATTTGTGTTCTTTTCTGAATTTTTCATGATCTATTCTTTCATATATCATAATTTGCATAACAAAATTTATTTTTAAATAGGCAATAATTTATTATAAATGTACGTAATGCGGTAATTACTACCGTATTCTCGCTGATAATATCGGCAATTTTTCAAAGGAAATTATATGAATATGTTTAATAACAAAGGCGAAGTAAACGCAAGTTCTATGCGCGATTGTTTAATGCAGATCGCGAAATATGCTTCAACACTCGAATCGAATGAGCCTGCTAATGGTTCTCTTACGGGACAAATGTCTCTCTCCGATGAGAAACGCGACGATTTAGTTGCACGCGCGATTTCTACGAGCGAAGGTAAATTGGCTCTTGCTCAGGCAATGGCTTCTCCTATTCGCCGAAACCTTGATTACCACGGAATTGCTCGTCGGGCTCTCGTTGTAGATCCACTTGCTCAGGGAGCTTATCCTTCATATGAGCGCGATATTGACGTCTCTGCCGTCGTTATCTCCTCAAATGGTACGGGTCCAGAATCACGCGTCTTCGGTGACCGTGTTGTCGTCCCAACCTTCGAACTCTTTTCTAACCCAACCGTTCGTATCTCCGAAGTTCGTAGACGCCGGTTCAACGTTATTGACCGTGCGGTTCAGAAAGCTCGCCAGGAAATCATGGCGCAGGAAGACGCGAACGTCTTTGCTGCTCTCGATGCGGCTGCTTCAAATGAAAACACCGTTCAGGACATTGCAGACTCTGGTCTATTAAAGCGTGACCTTATCGAGCTTAAGGCTCAGGTTGATCGCTGGGACCTCGTCACGACCAAGTATTTCATGAACATTAACGAGTTCACGGATATCTTGAAGTGGGGTTCAGGTGGTGGTCAAGGAACCGGTGGCGGTGAAGTTGATCCAGTAACGATGCGTGAAATTTTGCAGACTGGTTTGTATGCTCATATTTGGGGTGCAGACATTATGGTAAGCAAGATAGTTCCGCCAGGAACCTGCTATGCGCTCGCAGATGCGGAGTTTGTGGGGGTCCTTCCAATACGCCAGGACATTGAAGTTCTTCCCGCAGACGAGCCAAAACAGTTAAAAATGGGCTGGGTTGTTTCCGAGGAAATTGGTATTGCGATTGTTAACCCACGCGGAGTCGCGAAGGGTAACAAGTCAGTCGTAGTCGAATAATTGTAAATCAATAAACTAGCTCTTAATTAGAGTTAAGATTAAGAAGAGTTCTAGAGAAATCTAGGGCTCTTTTTTTATTTTTTAAAATATTTTTGCTTGCGAAAAATCTGAGTGTGCTTATGCTTGGAGGTATAGCAATTAAGCTAAATTAGCCGAGGAAGATATGAAAAAAATAAATATGATAGGTCAAACCTATAATAGGTTAACTGTTATAGAAGAAGTCTATAAAACGACTGGAAGAAATAGGCGATTTAAATGTTTATGTGTATGCGGTACCTACACCGAAGTATCTTTAGATAAAATTCGTTCTGGAAGTACAAAATCATGCGGATGTTGGATGACAGAAGTGAATAAGAAAAAAGCCTATAAGTTATATGGAGGTGCAGTAAAATATACTCCTTATGAAGCAACAGCTAGGCGCGTCGCACAATCAAGATCTTATAAAGATATTCCATTTGAACATTTTATGGAATTAAGTCAAAAAGATTGTTATTATTGCGGAGAACCTCCTTTTAATAAACAAAATTGTGCTGGGAAAAATTCTTCTCAGAACATGAGAGATAACGCAGATTTTATTTATAATGGATTAGATAGAATTGACAATAATTTGGGGCATGTAGTAGGCAATTTAGTTCCATGTTGCAAGTTTTGCAATTGGTCAAAGAGAGACAGAGCTCAAAAAGAATTTTATGAATGGGCATTGAGCGTTAATTCTCATATTGATTCATCAGAAGAATTATTAAAAATAATAGAGCGGGGAGAAAAATAAAATGGGGCAAAAACAAAAGCCAATGGATTTAATGGGACAGATATTTACTCGTTTAACGGTAATTGGACCCGCAGAGCATCAAGGTAAAAAGAAAGCGCCAGCGTGGACTTGTAGATGTGAGTGTGGTAATATACATATTGTCAAAGCTGAATATTTAAGAAGTGGTAGTGTTAAATCATGTGGGTGTTTAAATAGAGAGAAAACAGGCGAAAGAGCTAAATTATTATTTACTTCTACATCTAAAGATGCTTTAATTAAAGCATCTGCTAAATCAGTTTATAGAAATAATTATTCTGAAATGAATTTTGATGATTTTTATCGAATATCTCAACAAAATTGTTATTATTGTAATGCTAAGCCATTTAGTAAATTTAATATTAATAAAGGTCCGAGAAATTCTGAATTTGCACAAGAAAATGGATGGTTTTATTATAATGGATTAGATAGACTAGATAATTCTATATCCAATCATACCGTTGAAAATTGCGTTCCTTGTTGTAAGTTTTGTAATATTGCTAAAAGGGACCGTACAGCAAAAGAATTTTTGTTATGGATTAGAAAATTAGCAAAGAAAATCAATGAGACGCAAGAAATGCAAAAAGTTATAAATGAGGATTTATTATGAATAACAGAGCGGATTTAATTAATAAAAAAATTGGAAAATTAACTGTCATATCTTTTAATGAAGAAAAAGAAACTAGAAGAGGATATTGGAATTGCGTATGTGAATGTCAAAATATGATTATCGTTAGAACTGACAAGCTTCAAGATGGAAGCACTCTTTCTTGCGGCTGTCTTAATAGTGAAAATGGTAAGATTAAAGCATTAAAAATGAAAGCTGCTTGGCAAAAGTATTCTCCATCTGAGGCAACAGCTCGAATTATATGGAAACAAACATATAACGAAATGGATTTTAATGATTTCATTGAAGCATCAAAATTAAATTGCTTTAAATGCAATGCTCCTCCGTCTGTATCTCAAAATAGAGCTACTAAGAAATCATCTGAAGATATGAAGAAAAATGGCTTTTTTACCTACAACCATATTGTTAAAATAAACAATGAATTGCCTTATTCTAAAGATAATGTAATTACGGCTTGTCCTGGGTGCAAGAAATGCATGAAGTCTTAATTTTAAAACAAAGAATATTACTGAGGCTCTAAGAGCCAGTCGGGACTTTAATTAAGGCTAGAGAATTAATTTATTATTATTTTCATCTTGTTAGAAATCTTGAAGAGAAGACTGTGTTATCATTAGTTTTAGCTTTTATTTGAATTATCAACCGTTTGGATGATTATTTGAATAGGAATAAAGTCGCATTCTACTGTCAACCAGATAAGGAAAATATACGTGGAATTTGAAACATTTTTTGATCTATATGAATCTCTTTCTAAAAGCCTAGAAGTTGATTCGGATGTTCGCAAGAATAATTCAGAGGCTCGTAAAAAAAGCTATGAAATTAATTCGTTAATAAAAAACGCTTCCTTTGACAAGGAAGCTTTTGATACTAGAAGAATTGATCAAGAAACTACTGTAAATCCGCGTCGAGGGCTTCAGAATTATCATCGTTCAGCCCCATTTGTATCTCAGGATATGAAGCGCAAGATAACTGCTTTTACTAAACTTTTCAATGTTTTAAAGAATATTAAAGATGTTTATGGGCGCGAGGAAGAGTTTCAGGATAGTTATGTTAGAGTTCTTCATTCGTCTGTAAAAAAAGCTTTGAGATTAAAACAAGGCGACAATGATTTTAGTGATTCTCAGGCAAGTGTTGGAAGTCTAGAATATTTAGATCAATTGATATATGTTAGGTATAGATTAACGGCAGAGTCTTTATTGACGATGGCGGAAGAAGAGATTTCGGAAGTTTTATTGGCAAAAGATGAGCTATTAATGAATTTAGATATGTCAGACTCGTTAAAAGAAGCTTCTTCGGAATATGATCAAAATAAAAAATATACAAATGATAGGGAGCCAGCTTTACGGACTCGAAGCGATTCAACTTATGAAGTTGTTAAGCCATCTCAGTCGGCATCTGAAAACGCCAAAACTGTTACTATAAATATTAACGTATAAGGACTTTGTTTGGACGAATTTGCCCCATATTTTAAAAAGAATGGTTGTTTTGTCGTTAGGAACACTACTCCTTATCGCAATAAAACAATTAGAATTTTTAATTATCCTATTTTGTATAACGAGACCAGAGATCTATTAAGTATCCCTGGTGTCGCTGAGCAGGATATTCGTGCTTCTCTTTTAAAAGGAGAAATTAAACATAAGATATTATCTGGCGATATTGTAATTGAATGTTCGGATATAGATTTACTTCAATTTAATAGCACTCATAAGTCGTTCCTTCAAGCGGCTGGAGTTGTAAAAGGACTCCAAGTTGGCGCTGGCAATTTAGACGTTCTTCATAAAGAAGATATTCAATTGCTTGGCGTTATAGACAATTCAAATACTGTGTTTGCGATTCCGTTTGGAACATTTATTCAAAATGATATTTATAAAATAATTGTTTATCGCAACGGTGTAAAGCAGTTGTATTTAGACGATTATTTTATTGCTGAGTCGGGTGGACCTGGAACTGGGTTTAACACTTGTATATTTTCTGTTGCGCCGAATACGGTTAATGGGATTGTTGACGTTATCACAGCGGACTATTATTTAGATAATACTGAGGCGGAAGTTTGAGTCGCGTTAACGCTGATCAGCTAAAAGGAACTCCGACTGGATCTGGCGGTGGGGGATCTGGTATTGGTGCGACTGGACCACAGGGACCTCAGGGTTCGCCTGGAGTTACTGGAAGTATTGGTCCTCAGGGCGTTCAAGGACCTACCGGGTCTATTGGTCCACAAGGCATTCAAGGACCGACAGGAGCTATTGGACCTCAAGGTCCTACTGGCTCAATTGGTCTTCAAGGACCTACCGGAAGCGTTGGACCGCAGGGCATTCCTGGAGCAACAGGACCAACCGGTCCACAAGGAAATCCAGGACCAACAGGAAGTATTGGTCCACAGGGTGTTGCGGGTCCGACCGGAAGCATTGGAACTCAAGGCGAGCAAGGTCCAACTGGTAGCATTGGTCCACAAGGACCAACAGGGGCTATTGGACCTCAGGGTTTAGCTGGAGCGACTGGACCTCAAGGTAATCAAGGAATTCAGGGAGCAACTGGAACTCAGGGACCTCAAGGATCTGCTGGTGTTACTGGACCAACAGGTCCACAAGGACAGCAGGGAATACAAGGCGCTACAGGAGTTCAAGGTCCTCAAGGTTCAGCCGGAGCGACAGGATCGATTGGACCGCAGGGCGATGCAGGACCGACAGGATCTATTGGACCTCAAGGCGTTCAAGGACCTACGGGAAGCATTGGACCTGCTGGAACTCAAGGCGCAACAGGTTCAATTGGACCGCAGGGAAATATTGGTGCGACAGGAGTTCAAGGTCCTCAGGGAACTCAAGGAGCAACGGGACCAGCTGGAGCACAAGGAATTCAGGGTCCAACCGGATCAATTGGACCACAAGGACTTCAGGGTTCGGCTGGAGCTACAGGAAGTATAGGACCACAGGGTCCAACTGGAACAATTGGAGCGACTGGACCTCAAGGTCAACAAGGTGTTCAAGGACCTACGGGATCAATTGGTCCTCAGGGTATTCAAGGAGTAACTGGAAGTCAGGGACCTCAAGGATCTGCTGGTGTAACGGGACCTCAGGGAAATCCTGGTGCAGCAGGACCTACGGGAAGTATTGGTCCACAGGGTCCAACCGGAAGTGTTGGTCCTCAAGGATTACAAGGATCTGCTGGTGTCACTGGTCCTCAAGGTGCGCCTGGACCAACTGGGTCAATTGGACCTCAGGGTAATATTGGAGCAACCGGACCAACAGGTCCTGCCGGAGCACAAGGTCCTCAAGGAGCTACCGGATCACAGGGCATTCAAGGTTCAGCAGGCGTAACAGGACCACAAGGAAATCCTGGACCAACAGGTAGTATTGGACCTCAGGGTCCAACTGGAAGTATTGGTCCCCAAGGCATTCAGGGTTCTGCTGGTGTAACAGGACCTCAAGGAAATGACGGAGCAACAGGTCCACAGGGAGCTACTGGTTCAATCGGACCTCAAGGTCCAACCGGCAGTGTTGGTCCAGCAAGCTTTGGAAGAATTGTTTATTTCGACCATCAAACTACAGATGTAATTAACTATAGAAAACTTCTGGTAACCCCAGATTCAGCCGATCCAGGACAAGATGAGTCGGTAACAATCACATCAGCAAGTGGCGAAACTCTCATCAGAGCTTTCGTTAGCGAGCCTGATAGTCTTGGTCAAATTGGCGCAAACTTAATTCCAGCAGGAAGATGGAGTTTTCACTTATGGAGGTATGTCAGCGCAACAGGTGGAGTCAGCCAAATCATTCTGAAAGTTTTCACTAGAACAGCTGGAGGCGTTGAAACCGAACATTTCTCAGTAACTACTTCTGATATTCAGGATACGGCAATTGCATTTGAGACAATCGAATATGTTGCAAATGAAATTACTGGATTGAGCGTAACCGACCGCCTGGTATATAAGGTATATGCCGTAACAACGTCTGGAACAAGCAAAACCATTCATTTCGCATATGATGGTAGCGTTACAGCATCTCTCGTATTGACGCCATTGTGGGCAATTATGGGTGTGACTGGTTCACAGGGTCCAACAGGAAGTATTGGTCCTCAAGGAATACAAGGTTCTGCTGGAGTTACAGGAGCTATTGGACCACAAGGTTCAGCTGGCGTCACAGGTCCACAGGGACCTCAAGGTATTCAAGGTGTAACTGGTTCAATTGGACCTCAAGGGATTCAGGGTGCGACTGGACCACAAGGAGTTCAGGGTTCTCAGGGAGCGACAGGAAGCGTTGGTGCTCAGGGTATTCAAGGCTCTGCTGGAGCTACAGGTCCACAGGGACCTCAGGGTATTCAAGGCGCAACCGGAGTTCAAGGACCTCAAGGGTCTCAAGGATCAACAGGAAGTATTGGTCCGCAAGGACCTACGGGATCAATTGGTCCTCAAGGAATACAAGGAGCAACGGGAGTTCAGGGTCCGCAAGGATCGCAAGGAGCTACAGGATCTATAGGACCCCAAGGCGTTCAAGGATCTGCCGGAGCAACTGGAGTACAAGGTCCAACAGGCTCTATTGGACCACAGGGATTACAAGGATCTGCTGGTGTAACTGGAGCACAAGGTATTCAGGGCGTTCAAGGTTCTCAGGGAGCCACAGGATCAATTGGACCACAAGGTCCAACTGGAAGTATTGGTCCTCAAGGAGTTGCTGGAGCAACAGGTCCACAGGGCGTTCAAGGGTCTCAGGGAGCTACAGGATCTATTGGTCCTCAAGGCATCCAAGGGTCTCAAGGTGCAACCGGTAGCATTGGACCTCAAGGTGTTCAAGGAGCCACGGGATCAACGGGTCCACAAGGTGCTCAGGGTATTCAAGGCTCGACTGGACCTACGGGTCCACAGGGACAACAGGGTATTCAAGGACCGACAGGCAGCATTGGACCACAAGGTATTCAAGGGGCAACCGGACCCACGGGTCCGCAAGGAAATCAGGGCTCGACAGGATCTATTGGACCCCAGGGTATTCAAGGATCGCAAGGGGCTACAGGTTCAATTGGACCGCAAGGTCCTACTGGGTCTATTGGTCCTCAAGGCATTCAAGGATCGCAAGGTGCTACAGGCTCAATAGGTCCTCAAGGAGTTCAGGGATCTCAGGGAGCCACAGGATCAATTGGACCTCAGGGACCTACCGGATCAATTGGTCCTCAGGGTATTCAAGGTGTTACGGGTCCCCAAGGACAACAAGGATCTCAAGGCAATACTGGTTCAATCGGACCACAAGGCTTGCAAGGCTCTGCTGGTGTCACAGGTCCAACTGGACCTCAAGGCGCCCAAGGTTCTACAGGCTCTATTGGACCGCAGGGTCCAACCGGATCAATTGGACCTCAAGGAATTCAAGGTTCACAAGGAAATACAGGATCTGTAGGACCACAAGGTCCAACTGGCAGTATTGGTCCTCAAGGAATTCAAGGATCTGCGGGGGCAACTGGTCCAATTGGACCTCAGGGGTCAGCGGGTGTTACAGGTCCACAAGGACAGCAGGGAGTTCAAGGACCTACAGGATCTATTGGTCCACAAGGGGTTCAAGGATCGCAGGGTGCAACTGGCAGCATTGGACCTCAAGGTCTACAGGGTTCTGCTGGTGCCACCGGATCGATTGGTCCTCAGGGCATTCAAGGTCCAACTGGAAGTATTGGACCACAAGGTTCTACAGGGACTATTGGTTCTACTGGACCTACTGGTCCTCGTGGAGCAACTGGTGTTCAAGGCTTACAAGGAAGTCAAGGTTCTACAGGTTCCATTGGTCCACAAGGGCTTCAAGGATCTGCTGGTGTTACGGGATCACAAGGTATTCAGGGAATCCAAGGTTCTCAGGGAGCTACAGGATCTATTGGTCCTCAAGGCATTCAGGGCGTAACAGGTTCACAGGGCATTCAAGGATCTCCGGGTGCGACAGGATCAATAGGTCCTCAAGGACCAACAGGAAGTATTGGACCGCAGGGCATTCAAGGCTCACAAGGAGCAACTGGAAGTGTCGGTCCCCAAGGCATTCAGGGTTCGGCTGGTGTTACAGGTCCGACTGGACCCCAAGGTATTCAAGGTTTGCAAGGAAGCCAAGGATCCACAGGATCTATTGGACCCCAAGGAATCCAAGGATCACAAGGAACTACAGGCTCTATTGGACCGCAGGGTCCAACTGGATCGATAGGTCCTATTGGACCAACAGGCTCTATCGGTCCTCAAGGGATTCAGGGAGCAACAGGAGTTCAAGGACCTCAAGGTTCACAAGGTGCCACTGGATCTATTGGTCCTCAAGGCATACAAGGATCTCAGGGTAATACAGGTTCAATTGGTCCACAAGGTTCTACAGGACCACAAGGAATTCAAGGCGTAACGGGTCCACAAGGTATTCAGGGCTCCGCTGGTGTTACGGGTGCAACAGGACCACGCGGAGCAACTGGCGCTCAGGGTATTCAAGGATCACAAGGAGCTACAGGATCTATAGGACCCCAAGGCGTTCAAGGTTCACAGGGATCGACTGGAAGTATTGGTCCTCAGGGTATTCAGGGATCAGCAGGTGTAACAGGTCCACAAGGTATACAGGGAATTCAAGGACCCACTGGTTCAATCGGACCTCAAGGTCCAACCGGTAGCATTGGACCCCAAGGCGTTCAAGGGTCTCAGGGAGCTACAGGATCTATTGGTCCTCAAGGCATTCAAGGAAGTCAAGGCGCAACTGGAAGTGTTGGACCTCAAGGTATACAGGGCTCCGCTGGAGCAACTGGACCACAAGGTCCTCAAGGAATTCAAGGTGTAACAGGGGTAACAGGTCCGCAGGGACCAACGGGAACGATTGGGGCTACTGGATCTCAGGGTATTCAAGGATCACAAGGGGCTACAGGAAGTATAGGACCACAGGGTATTCAAGGTGCAACTGGCATTCAAGGACCACAAGGATCTCAAGGATCAACAGGAAGTATTGGACCTCAGGGAGTTCAGGGTTCACAAGGCGCGACAGGATCCATTGGACCTCAAGGCGCTCAAGGTTCACAAGGAGCTACGGGATCAATAGGTCCGCAAGGTATTCAAGGAGCGACAGGATCTATTGGTCCACAAGGATCACAGGGTTCACAGGGCGCTACAGGATCAATTGGACCTCAAGGAATTCAAGGATCACAAGGTAGCACTGGTAGTATTGGACCACAAGGTCCGCAAGGAGCTACTGGAATTCAAGGCATTCAAGGCTCTCAAGGAGCTACGGGATCCATTGGACCTCAGGGTATTCAGGGACCAACAGGTCCTCAAGGACAACAAGGATCTCAGGGAGCTACTGGCTCTATCGGTCCTCAAGGTTTACAAGGTTCTGCTGGTGTAACTGGAATTCAGGGTCCAACAGGATCTATTGGACCACAAGGTATTCAGGGCATTACAGGAGTGACTGGTCCTCAGGGTCCACAAGGATCTGCTGGCGTTACTGGTGCGACTGGTCCGCGTGGCGCAACAGGAGTTCAGGGCATTCAAGGATCTCAAGGCTCAACAGGCTCTATTGGTCCGCAGGGTATTCAAGGCTCTGCCGGTGTAACAGGTCCACAAGGAATTCAGGGTTCTCAAGGTTCAACTGGCAGCATTGGTCCACAAGGCATTCAAGGACCAACTGGTAGTATAGGTCCACAGGGCATTCAGGGTTCTGCTGGCGTTACTGGAGCTACAGGTCCACAAGGGCAGCAAGGAATTCAAGGACCTACAGGATCTATTGGTCCACAAGGGATCCAAGGATCTCAGGGTAATACTGGATCAATTGGTCCTCAGGGACCAACTGGTAGCGTTGGCTCACAAGGTCCACAGGGAAGTCAAGGTTCTACTGGATCAATCGGTCCTCAAGGAATTCAGGGATCTCAGGGAGCCACAGGATCAATTGGACCTCAGGGACCAACAGGAAGTATTGGTCCGCAAGGAATTCAGGGCTCTCAAGGTGCTACTGGTAGCATTGGTCCACAAGGACCTCAGGGATCACAAGGTTCAACTGGAAGTATTGGTCCTCAGGGTATTCAAGGACCTACAGGATCAATCGGACCTCAGGGCATTCAAGGGGTACAAGGATCTCAGGGAGCTACAGGATCTATTGGTCCTCAAGGTATACAGGGAAGCCAAGGTTCTACAGGATCCATTGGACCACAAGGCATTCAAGGACCAACGGGAAGCGTTGGACCCCAAGGAATTCAAGGCGCGACAGGACCACAGGGACCAACCGGAAGCATTGGACCTCAGGGTGTTCAAGGATCACAAGGGTCAACAGGATCAATAGGTCCTCAAGGCATACAAGGAGCAACAGGAGTTCAAGGACCTCAAGGCTCACAAGGAAGTACGGGCTCAATTGGACCGCAGGGAAATATTGGTCCTACAGGATCTATTGGACCTCAAGGTCCAACCGGAAGTGTTGGTCCACAGGGAGCGCAAGGGTCGCAAGGCGCCACTGGTTCAATCGGACCTCAAGGTATTCAAGGTTCTCAAGGTGCAACAGGCTCAATCGGACCACAAGGTCCGACTGGAAGTATTGGTCCTCAGGGCATTCAGGGTGCGACTGGTCCAACAGGACCGCAAGGCAATCAAGGATCTACTGGTAGTATTGGACCGACTGGAACAATTGGACCTCAAGGAAATGATGGGGTAACAGGTCCAACTGGACCTCAAGGAGAACAAGGAATTCAAGGTCCCACCGGATCAATTGGTCCACAAGGTGTAACTGGTCCAGCTGGAAATTTCAGCGGAGATATGCCGGTTGCTTTTCGTGTTGCAACTGGGCACATTCAACCAACAGCTTTAACATATACAGCTATTCCTAGCACTTATATTAGCATTACTCTTAATGCAAACGCTAATATTCTTTGGGATTATGCCATGCAACTTATTGCATCTGGTGTGACTGTTGGCGCTGGCGGTCCCGCTAACGTTGAAACTCGCTGGGTTGTTGATGGGGTAGCTCGACGCGAAAATCAAGTTTTAGTTCATACTGGACCAGTAGAAGTTAGTTCTATTCTTGCTGATTTTTATTCTGCCGGTAATCATACTGGATATATTGAATGGCGTAAAACTGCTGCTTCAAGAATAGTATCTTTAGATAAAGGTTCATTTAGAGCGGTTGGCTTACAGGGTGCCGCAGGCGTTCAAGGACCAACCGGACCTTCTGGGGGACCTCCGGGACCGACTGGTCCTCAAGGTGGAAATGGACCGCAGGGACCAACCGGACCAACCGGTCCAATTGGACCGCAAGGTTCTCCTGGAGTTCCAACAGGTGTTTGGTTCGCTCAAGATCATGTTTTAACGGCAACTGGACCAAACGTTCGTTCATTATCTGGTTATAGCCAAGCTGGTTTTACTGGAGCTAACCTTGACGTCAAAGTAACAAGAGCCATTAACTTTTCTCAACCTAATGGTAGAATTATTGATGTTGTTACTTCATTAAGAACTGTTGGTACGGCATATACAAACCTCCACGTATTTTCATTAGATGAAAGCGTTTCTGGAGCGACTATGACTTTCCAAAATGTTATAGCAAAAGTAAATGCTATTTCAGCTTCCGGAGCATATTTTGGAAGATGGACATTAGAGCAAGATTATTATAGGGTTCGCTCTATTACGGATTCATTTCCAACAGGATCTTATCCAACTGTTTTAGGTCCAGGAGCGCCTGATGCTAATACTGAAATGTGGACTGTCACTATGGCTGCCTCTGGACCAACTGGTTTCTTACAAGTTCGTGGAAGTTCAGGAGTAACTTGGTTTGCTAATATTCAAAGACAAAGGGTGTTAGTATAATGTTTGGAATATCAATGATATTGCAAGAACCTATTGTTAATCCATCTAATTATGGTGGAATGAAACTGTGGATTGATTCGATCGATGGTGTTACTGGATTTCCAAATAATGCTATTGATATTATTATTGCCCAACCTCCTACAACAAATAACGTATCAAATACCTCTAATACTGGAACTAGACCTGTTTGGGCATTTAAAGATTTATTTTACGCCTTTGGAGATTTAGCTTTTAAAAAAGGAGTTAAACCAAGTATCCACCTTGAAGGTGGAGGAGACTGGTTATCTCTTGATGGTTTGGCAACGGCTACAGCCTTTACCTGTCCTTCAGGAATAACTATATTTCATACTACAAAACATGGAAATCCAGAATCGGTCCCATCTAATTCTGATAATAGCGCTTTGAATGTACTTACAACTATAAGCACTTCTAATACGCTAAATACAAATGTAGGGTTTAATGCTGGTCAACCGGCTTATTTAACAAATGAAGGCGGAACAATGGTTCAATATTTAGCAACTAGAACCGATTTGACAGATAATATGCCTCATAATGTTTGTTGGACTCATGTTGGAACGACGCTAACTTGTTATATTGATGGAGTCTTGGATAGCACTCAAACAACCGCAACAAGCTATAATACTAATTCTGGATTTAATGGAATTGGCGGAAGAAATGCGGTCGATGGTTTTCGTGGTGGCATTGCAGAAGTTATGGTTTGGGACAATGTCTTGACCGAAACTCAAATCATCAGCTTAGATGTGCGTGGCAAAGCCCTTTGGTTTTAAGTCAATTTATTTTTATAAATTAATATTTCGCCTCTAGAGTTATATCTAATTCTAGATGAATTATAAAAAAGCCCCTATCAGCATGTGCCTCATTGTCAAAAACAATGAAAATTGCCTAGAGCAATGCCTACTATCTTTTAAAGATTATGTCGATCAAATAGTAATCATAGATACAGGCTCAACTGATAATACCCCTCAAATAGCTTTGAAATACGCTAATATGTATGAGGTTTATACTGACTGTAATGATCCAGAGACTGGATTAATAGCTGATTTTTCTATGGCTCGAAATCGGGCGTTTGAATTAGCAACAAATGAAATTGTCGGATGGATTGATTCCGATGATATTCTGGTAGGAGCAGAAAATCTACCTAAAGTAGTATCAGAATTAATGTCTTCTGGCAAATCAACTATTATCATGTTTCCTTATGAATATTCTTATAATGAAGCTGGTAAATGTACTTGCCTTCATTATAGAGAAAGATTATTTTCAAATAAAAATGATATTAAATTTATCAATCCTGTTCATGAAGTCGCCGTTCCTTATGATGGAATAAACCCTAATTTCATTATTAATGAAGATGTTGTTTTCAAACATCAAAGACAGTTTTTAGGGACCGTAATAGAAACCGGCAGAAATCTAAGAATTCTTAAAGATTACTTTGATAAAGTTGGTGAATCTGACGCTCGTCAAATGTATTATCTTGGTCTTGAATATTCTAATAATGGCTTTATTAAAGAAGCTTTAGAATATCTTTCTCGATATGTTGAAATATCTGGTTGGGATGACGAAAGAGCGATGGCTTGCCTTAAATTGGTTGAGCTTTATCAAAATCTCGGACAATATGAAGCCGGTTTAAAATGGGCATTTAAAACAATTGAGCTCAAAGAATCTTGGGGCGAAGGCTATTTCAGCCTAGCTAAAATGTTTTATTTCCTAGCTCAGGCTGGCGGTCCATATGAAATGAGAAACTGGGAAAGATGCGTTCATTTTTCTAAACTCGGACTTCAGCTGCCTCCAACTAAAACATTATTATTTGTTAATCCATTAGAAAGAGACTATGAAATACATAGGTATTTAAATTTTGCTTTATCTAAATTAGGAGATTTTCCAGGTGCCCTCGAAAGCGTCAACATCGCTTTAGCAACTAAACCTAATGATCAAGTTCTTTTATCAAATAAAAAGCTTTATTTGTCATGGATGTTAAAACAAAATATTATTCAAAATCTAAATCAATTAAAAGAAATTGATGGAATCAATGATGATCATTTTACAACATTTAATTCATTAATTAATGGTCAAACGCCTCAATTATTAAAACAAAATGAAGCGGTTAATTATGATAGGTCTCCGTTTCCTGTTGCTAATACATCATCTAATAATGATTATTGGTCAATTCCTATTGGGATAAATTTTGATAGTTATCCAATTAATTTAAACCAAGCGCAATTACAATCGGTTGTTTTGTTAATTTGGAAACAATATATGCTTCATGATGAAGTATTATCAGCCATTTCATTTTTAGAGAAAGCTCCGTATAGCGTCAGACATTCTTTTGAAACTGAAAAAGCTTTAAAATTAACCAAAGCCTGCCTAGATTGGATGAAAAACGATGCTGATTTCCAAAGCACAAATTCTCCGGCTAATACTGAAGTAGAAGCTGGAAATCCATTGCCTAATAAATTAGTTATGTCTGAAGGACATCGTTTTGACTTTGTCGCTGAAAGATTAAAGCCAGAATCAATTATAGTTGACTTTGGATGTATGGACGGCTGTTTTACTAATAGATTTGGAATGCTAGGTCACAAACCAACCGGACTTGATGTTTGTGAAAGCTCTATTAAATTGGCTCGAAAGAAAGCGATTGAATTTAATACTGGAGCAAAGTATGTTCAATCTTATTTTCATGAGGCAGTAGATAAAGTACCCAATAATTATTTTGAATATGCGACGAGTACGGATACTTATGAGCATTTAGTTGATCCTGTCACTGAAATGCTTATTCCGGCAAAGAAAATGTTAAAAGAAGATGGTAAGTTTCTTTTAGCGACTCCGTATGGTTCTTGGATGCGCGGTCAATATGTTGATTGGGCTCATCCTTGGCTCTTTGAGAAAGAAGGAAAGAGTTGGCTGTCTCCTTTTGCACGCGGACATATTGTTGCTCCGACCGTTTGGACCGTCGCGGAAGATTTTAGAAAAGCCGGATATTGGGTTAAGGATTGCTATCCTGATTTGTGCGATAATTCTATGGATGAGAGATCGAGAGAAATTAAGGATCAAGGAAATATATTTGCGGAAGCACATCTTAAGTTTCCGGAAGGATATAATAAGGGGTTAGATGTTATTTTTATGATTGGAGATGGGGTTGAGAATTATACTCCCAAAACTGTTAAGAAAACAGGAATCGGCGGCAGTGAGTTAATGGCGATTGAAATGTCTAAAAGATTGGCTGGTCTCGGACATAGAGTTAGGCTATACAATAGTTGTGGAGAGTCTGGAGAAGGCATTTATGATGGAGTTGAGTATAGATCAACTAATAAATTCCAAGATTTAAAATGTGACGTATTGGTAGTGTCAAGAAGGGCTGACTATTTAGCCGAAAAATTTAATATTGAGGCAAAGATTAAACTTCTATGGACGCATGATGTGACTCCAATATGTTATACCAATGAATTATTATTAAAGGCTGATCGTATTTTATGTTTAAGCAATTGGCACAAACAATTTGTTATGGAGCAATGCAATGTTAATAGCGAACATATAATTGTAACAAGAAACGGAGTAGATCTATCTAGGTTCGAAAATAAAAATATTCAACGAGACAGATATAAATGCATCTGTACAAGCAGTCCTGACAGGTACCTTTATTCACTTTTGCAAATGTGGCCGAAAATTAAAGAATGCGTGCCTAAAGCCAATTTAATACTAGGATATGGGTGGTATAATTGGGAGCAAATGGCTAAATCTAATAAAGGTCATATGGATTTAATAAATTTGTTAAAAAATACCATTAAAGAAATGGAGCCTTTAGGAGTTACATTTAAAGGACGTATGAATCAAGAAGAATTATCAAATGAGCTGTTAAGTTCTAGTTTGTGGCTTTTCCCGTCACATTTCACGGAAACATATTGTGTTTCGGCAGCAGAAATGACTGCTGCGGGAGTTAAGATGATTACATCTGATCTCGCTGCGTTAAAAGAAACAGTAGGCGCGAGGGGTACTCTTATACCTGGAGATTGGCTAAGCGAACATTTTCAAAAAAAATTTATTGAAATGACAATTAAACTCTTATCAGAAGATTAAATGTATCACGCAATTTATGAAAAAATAACAAATAAAATTTTAGATGAACGCATTATTGATAGACCGATAATGAGAGCGAGAAATTATTCCGGCATTAAAAATAAAATATTATGGAAATGTAAAAAGTATGAATATAATTGGATTTGCATTCCTGATGGCACTATTAATAATAAAATAAATTGTCCAAAATATGCCGGAAATTTAAAAATAAATAATGAAATTATAGATCAGAGATTGGAAAATAGAGCAATAAAAAGAATTGGAAACTATATAAATAGTAAATCTAAATTACAATTTCAATGTTTATTAGAGAATTGTAATCATATTTGGTTTGCAAATGTTTTAAGTGTAACTAATACTGGAAACGGATGTCCAAAATGCGGTAGAAAAACAACTATTGAAAAAAATAAAAGAACTCAAGAAGAAGTGGACGCCATTCTTTTTCCAAGATTAATTAAAATAATTAGTCAGTATATAAATAACTCAACATATTCAGATTTTAAATGTTTAAAAGAAAACTGCGGATATCAATGGAATGCAATTTGTAGGAACGTATTAAATGGTAATAGAGGTTGTCCCAAATGTGCAAAACGCTTGCCTATATCAATAGATGTAGTTGATAGCAAATTATTAGCGAAAAACATTAAAAGATTAACTGAATTTGAAAATACACAAAAACACATGCAAGTTCAGTGCCTGCTAGATAATTATATTTGGAGCGCAACTTATAATAAAATAATACACTCCAATTCAGGATGTCCCAAATGTTATGGAAATGTAAAGCATAATAATGATAGCATTGATATAAAATTACAAAATGAAAATCCTTCAGTTTTAAGAAAAGGTAATTTTTTAGGCAAATATATAAAAATATTATGGGGCTGTGTTGATTGTAATTATCAATGGGAAGCGCAACCACAAGGCATTTTTGCTGGGACTGGGTGTCCGCAATGTAATGTCACAGGCAAAAATGAAAAATTAATATATGAATTATTTAAAAATCATAATATCGATTTTAAATATCAAAAATATATAAGGGATTTTTCTAAATTAGAAAATAAAAATTATAGGGTTGATTTTTATCTTGCATCCATAAATTTAATTATAGAATATAATGGACATCAACACTATGAACCTGTATGTTTTGGAGGAATGGATTTTTCCAAAGCTGAACAAAAATTTGTTAAACAACAGGCTAGGGATTTATACGTAAAAAATTTCTGTGTAGAAAACAGTATAAATCTAATGGAGATAGATGGTCGCATTTACAGAAATAAAAAACTAATAAAGTTTATTAATGACGAAATCTTGCCTTTATTAAATATAAATAAGAAAGTTGACTAATGACTAAAAAAGAATATACCCGTGAAGAACTTCAACAATACGCTAAAGAAAATTTCTGTCTTGACAAACTTGCAAAAGAATGGGAACAGATGTTTTTTGACTTAATAAAAGAAAAAGAAGAGAATCCAATAGTTCCCTATCAACCAACAAGCCCATATAGAGATGAAGAATAATATAAAATTATGAAAAAGAAAATAGCAGTTATTTTAGGAAATTTTAGTATTGGGGCAAGACCGCTTGACTTCCACTTCAATAATATTTATGAATCATCTCGGGCTTTAACAGGTACAGACCTGAGCTTTGTAGAGATATCTAAAGCTCTTCATAAAAGAGGTCATGATGTTCATATGTTTACGCTCCACGCTCAACCATATCACAAACCTACTCATTGGGAAGGCATCCCTATCTATAATTTTGACGAAAGATTTTCCGTAGTAGATGATTCTTTCGACGTTATTCTTTCTATTAATGAACCTGATGCGATCAGGGGAATGAATCAAAAGCCTTTAAAAATTTGCTGGCAGTTTTTAAATGACTTTACGTACTGTCATCCTGGATTTGATGACTTTGTAGATAAGTGGATTGGCGTTTCAGACGTTCAAGTCAATCATCTTGTTAGTCAACCAAATGCTCCGGCAGCAGAAAAATGGTCAATTGTTCCTCTTGGTTGCAATCCAGATAACTATCGAGATGAAAGAGTTGAAGGAAGATGCGTTTGGACTTCAAGCTGGGATAGAGGATTACATTGGCTTTTATCTTGCTGGCCAACCATAAAAAAGGCAGTTCCAAGCGCAAATTTAAGAATCTTCTATCATTTTGAAAGATCTTCAGTTTTAGACATTGAGCCTAATGATCCGAACATGCATGTTCATACTAGGGAAATGGGACAAAGATTACGATATTGTTTATATGCTATTGAAAGACTTAAGCCTTTAGGGGTTGAATGTGTAGGTTCTGTTAGCGCTAATTCTATGATTAAAGAAATGAATGAAGCTTCGGTATTGGCATTTCCAGCGGATCCAGTAGCTTTTACTGAGGGATATTCTTTATCAATATTAAATGCTTTAGCATCTTATACCGTGCCGTGCATAACGGATGCAGATTGTTTATTTTCAATATATAAAGATAGTGGAGCTGTTATTGTTCCAAGAAACATGAATAAGCATTTGGACAAGTACGCGCAAGAAGTTATCAAATATTTAAATAATAAAAATGAGTCCGACCGAGTTATAGCAAAGTGTACAGCTTTTGCAAAGACAAAAGACTGGAAGCTGATTGCCGAGCAAATGGAGCAAGAATTTAAAAGCAAAGGTTAAAATATGAAGAACGAAGATTATGTTAAAGAAGTTTTAGCCGGGCAATTTCCAGAAGACCATAAAGTTCCTTTAGACCCTCCATTTACTGATAATCGAGGTTCTATTCAAAATCTTTGGCTTGGCAATTCTGGAAGCGTAACTCTTATTAAGAGCGTTAAAGGAGCTGTTCGAGCCAAGCATGTCCATAAAAATGGAGATTGGCACGCTATTTATGTTTTATCTGGGAAAGTCCTTTATAAACAAGATGTTAATGAGCCTGAGTTAAAAGAAACAGAGTTTTTGCCCGGTCAAATGTTTTTCACTCCACCTGAAGTTTATCATGAAGTTCATATGTTAGAAGATACTGTGTTTTTAACTATTAATGGTATCTTAAAAAACAATGATAATTATGAAAATTCAATTGAAAGACCTATTAAATGAATGATCAGTGGGCAACCATTACTAAAACTTGCTCCTTATGTCAAGGAGATTTAAAAGAAGTCATTTCATTTGGAGAAACGCCTCTCGCCAATGAATTCTTAAAACAAGAAGATTTGAATCAAGATACATTTCCATTAAATTTGATGGAATGCCAGTCTTGCAATAATGTTCAATTGGATTGTTCTGTTGATCCTGAAAGACTATATAGAAATTATGTCTACGTCACTGGGACAAGTAAAGTCAATCAAGAGCATTACAAGTCTTATGCTAATGATGTTGAATCTCGTTATTTAGAGGAAGGCGACTTTATTTTAGATATCGGGTCTAACGATGGTAGTTTTTTAAGTTATTTCTCTGATAATATTTTTAGATTGGGCGTTGATCCGGCATCATCTATTGCAAGTGATGCCAGCAATAACGGAATACGCACTATTCCAACGTTTTTTAATGAAGATACTGCTGAACATGAAATTTTATATGAACTACAAAAGTTTGGCTTTTCTAAAGCCAAGGTTATTACTTGCAATCATTGTTTTGCTCATACTAAAGACATTGAAACAATTTTAAATGGGGTTGTAAGTCTCTTGGATAAAGATGGAGTCTTTGTTTTCGAGAACTCTTATTTGTTAGATGTTGTAAATAAAGGGTTATTTGATCTTGTTTATTCAGAACATTATTATCATCATCATTTAATTCCACTAGTTAAGCTTCTAGATAGATTTAATTTAAGAATTTTTGATTTGAAAAGGCTTCCAGAGCAACATGGCGGGTCTATTCGCGTTTTTGTTTGCCACAAATCTGCAAAATATCCGATGGAAGATATAGTAGAAGAAACCTTAAAAGAAGAAATGGATCTTTCTTTTAAATTACATAATACATTTAAAGACAACATATCTAAATTAAAATATAATTTAAATAAAACGGTGTTTGAAATAAAAAATGAACATAAAACAATTGGAATTTATGGTTTTCCAGCTAAAGCAACAACTATTCTTTACGGATTGGGACTTTCTAAAAGTCTTAATTTATTTGATTTCGTTGTAGACTCTAATCCTATTAAACAAGGTCTTTTTATTCCTGGAGGAGGTCATCAGGTCAAGCATCCAGATGAGGTTGTTAAACGTCAACCAGATTATCTTTTGATTCTTGCCTGGAATTTTTCGGAATCAATTGTCAAAAATTGTCAAAAAGCAGGATTTAAAGGGAAATTTATCATTCCTCTGCCCGAGTTTAAAATTATATGAAAAAAATATTGGTAACAGGAACTTTAGGATTTATTGGAGCTAATTTTGTTCGCTATGTTAATAGTCATTATGATAATTATTCTTTAATAGGATTAGATAAAGCGGTTTATGATTATTGTTTATTAAATACTTGCAGTAATTCCAATTATAAATTTTATTTAGCTGATATTGCGAATGAACATATCATTGATCGAGTTTTTGCTATTGAAAAGCCAGATTTTGTTATTAACTTTGCGGCAGAATCATTTGTTTGCTCAAGCATAGAGAATCCAAATCCATTTATTTATTCAAATGTTATGGGCACTCAGACATTAATCAACGCTTCTGTTAAATGGGGCATTGAAAAGTTTGTTCAAATCAACACTGATGAAGTCTATGGTCATCATACTTCTAAAGAGGGTATTCCTTGGACAGAATTGACTCCTCCGAGCCCAAGAAACCCATATGCCGCCTCTAAGTTTGCAGCGGAGTCTATCCTTCATGCTGCCTATCAGACGCATAAACTCAATTATAACATTAGTCGTTGTTGCAATGTCTTTGGACCAAGGCAGCCAACCAATCGTAACTTAATTCCAAAGTCTATTAAAAATATCTTTAATCATGAGTCTATGCCTATTTATGGGGACGGCTCTAATTTACGAGAGTACATCTACGTTGATGACAAGATAAAAGCTATTATGACTATTTTAGAAAAAGGTCAAAATAATGAAATTTATAATATTGGAACGGGAGAAGAGTTTTCCAATAAAGAAATCGTTTATAAAATAGGCGAAATTCTTAATATTGCTCCAAAGATTGATTTTGTTGATAAGCGTAAGGGAGATGATTGGCGTTATGCTGTTGACTGCTCTAAATTAATGAAATTAGGGTGGAAACCTCAATATAATTTTAATAATAAACTAGAAGAAACCATTAAATGGTACATCGATAATAAAGACGTTTGGTTTTAAATGAAATTGTTATTAATTGGGAACGGCGCCTGGGGGCAAAATTACGTAAAAGAAATAAAAGCTAATTTTAAAGACGTTAATTTAACTATTGCGACCCGTGAAAACTGGAAGGATTTAATAGATCAAGAGCCTGATGGCGTTATTATTGCGACGCCACCAGATTCACATCTAGAAATAGCATTGTATGTTCTTGAAAAAAACATTCCGGTTCTTTTGGAAAAGCCAGCCGTTCTTTCATCTTTTGAAATAGAAAAATTAAGACCGTATCAAGAAAATTTAGTTGTAAATTATATTCATTTACACAATGACAAATATAAAAACATCAAATCATTAATTTACAATGAAAATATTACCCATATAACAACTAATGGTCAAGGACCTTGTAATAGAGTAAATTACTCTGGATTATGGGATTATGGTCCCCATGATTTATCTATGATTTTAGATTTATCAAATAAAATTCCTTATCAAGTAGAATGTCGTAAATTAAAAGACCATAGCAGTTATGATTTATTTATAATAAATCTAACATTTGATACTTTTAAATCAACAAGCATGGTTGGTTTTAATGTTTCAAAATCTAGAAATATTGACATAGAGACAGATAACATGTCCGTTTATTATTCTGATGTTGGAGTTGATCATAAAATGACGCCTCTCAATAACGCTATTTATTATTTTATGTCTTTTATTGATCATTATTATTGTGATTATGAAAAATTAAATTTATTATACGGTTTTGAATTATCTGTTAATGTGACTAAAATATTAGAAGCGTGTGAAGAGTCATTAGCCAAACAATCTATTATTAATATCAGATAATTTTAAATGAGAGCGTTGGTTTTAAGCGGTGGAGGTTCAAAATCAGCATGGCAAGCGGGAGCGCTGAAATACCTTCTTGGAGAGCTTGAAATCTCATACTCCATCTTGTGCGGAGTTTCGGCAGGAGCTTTAAATTGCGCCTTCTTATCTATGTTTAAAGACGGCGAAGAAGTTGAGTGTGCTGAAAAGCTTTGCGATCTTTGGCTAAATATTGAGACTTCTTCTATTTATAAGAGATGGTTTCCATTTGGATTTCTTCATGCTCTTTGGCAAAAGAGCTTTTATGACAATTCTCCGATGCATTCTTTAATTCGAGATGGCGTTTCTCTTCCTAAAATTAGAGAGTCTGGGAAGATCGTAACAGTTGGCGCCGTTTCTTTGACTAGCGGCAAATATACGACGTTTGATCATACCTCGGATTACTTTGTTGATGCGGTTATAGCTAGCGCCTCTTTTCCAGGGATGTTTAAGCCTATTGAATTCTTAGGTCAGCTTTGGAATGATGGGGGAACCAAGCAATTTTCTCCAATTCAGAATGCAATTGATATGGGCGCGACTGAAATTGATATTATTATGACCTCTCCTGAAACTAGAATAAATCATTTTATGAACAACCCTTCAGTTGCCGATATTTTAAATCGTTCTTTCGATCTTTCGACTGACAAGATAATGTCTAATGATATCGAGAAGTTGGTTATGTACAATAAGTTAGCAAAAGCGGGCTTAACTGATAAAAAGATGATAAAATATCGAATAATTAGACCAAAGCATAATTTAATTGAAGATTTATTGGATTTTTCACCTAATAAAATTAAAGAAATGATGGAAAAAGGTTATAATGAGGCGGTCTTAAATTACGAGATCTAATAATTATTTGCTATGTCTTTATGACTATCCCCATTAATGTAACGACTAAAGTTTTACCGAATACGAAGGGTCGTGATTTTAATTTTTATCAGAAAAAAGCAGTAACTAATACTACTTTTGGGACTTCTGCTGACGGTTATGCCGCAGACATGGTCATTACATTTTCTACTCAGTCTGTTATGTTTTTAAATGAGGGAACGACCAGCACCCAGGTTGTCGAATACTCTTTTAATGGAAATACGGTTCATGGAGAGCTTGACCCAAGTCTTCCTAGCAGGACATTCATGTTTGAAAATCGTGTTATTGGAGCTATCTGGTTTAGATTAAAAGCTGGAAGCTCAGGACCTGTTAATGTTAGGGTTGATGCCTGGAGTATTCGTTAATAATCTAAGTCAGATACAATTATTCTGATATAGAATATGATATATGAAGTCGTTGATTTTAGATAAATGTGAAATAGAGGGCTGCGAAGTTACAGAGTGCCTACATAAGCATCACATTATTGAAAGAACTGAAATTAACACAAACAATCATCCTTTAAATTTATGTATTCTTTGTCCAAATCATCATTCTTTTGTTCATGCCGGATTGTTAAAAATAATTGGCGTATTTCCTTCTACTAAGCCACCAAATGGAAGAACTGTGGTTTATGAATTGAATGGTAAAAGAAATATTGATATAGACGTACCATATATAGTATTTAAAAATAAATCATATAAAATATCTGGAGAATAAATGGGACTTATTGATATTCATAACAAAATTGTTGACCCGGTTCCTGAAAAAAAGATTATGCCGGAACAAACCTATCGATTTAGATTGATGGAAGAGGCTAAATATAAAGGCTGCGCCAAAGAGCTTCAAATTATCTTTGATAAATATGATCGGTTGTTAAGAAATTGCACCAATCAAACGGAAGCCCAGCATATTGGAATGCTTGGAGTTCTAGAGGTTAGTAATCTTTTAGATAATGGTTATGTTGGTAAAGGTGGTTCATTAACTGTTAATGGGCAGATTATTAAGGCTGAATAATGGAAGTTGTTTATTGCGGAGAAGTTTGTTGGTTTGCTAAAGCTTATGGATTTATCTCTTGGAGTATAGATGGTGTACCCCAAAAAGATTTATTCATTCACTTCTCTGATATTGAATCAGATGGCTTTAAAACTCTTGTTAAAGGACAAAAAGTTTCATTTAAACTAGGTTTAAATAAACACGGAGATCCTAAAGCTGTTAATTTAATAGTTATTTAACAAATGCTTTAATGGCTGCGCCAATTAAAGTAACACCAAAAGCGCTTAATATAATTATGAGACGGAAAAGCGATTTATCAATGCTTTCCGTCTTTTTTTCTTCTTTTTTAATAATAGAATTAGTATCGATACCAGTCTCTTTAACCATAGTTAATGTCACGGCTAATGATTTGTTATACTCTTCTAATAATTCATTGTATTGCTTGAGCAATCGGTTAGATTCCGTAATGACTCGATTACAATCTTCTTGAAATTTAATCAGATTAGAAATTTTTTGTTCAATTTCGTTAGCAGATTCTTTGAATTCTTCGAGATTTTCAATGATTTCTTCATTTTGTTTTTCAACTTCAATGTTTATTTCAATTGATTTCTTATTAACATCGAGAATGTATTTTAATTCAGAAGAAGTAAGCGCCTCTTCATCATTAAATCTTAGAGGTTTTTTATCTCCGACCATGTTACACTCTCTATTTAAGTTTGTATTTTCTTATTCTTTTTAGCTCTTGACTTTTTCTTGGTAATTTTATCTAAAACAGAATCTACTTTATCGTTTAATTCACGATAGTCTTTTATTATATTATCTTCTTTGCCATCATCAAGGGCTAGTTCTGTTTTGGCTCCCATTATTTTTCTCCAATAGAGTCATCTTCTGAGCCTTCAGATGCAAAATACTGCTCATCTGTAAACTCTAGCTCTTCAAATCTCTCTTCTTTAATTTCAAAAATAGACTTTGATCGAGAGGAAACGACTGCATTCATATCTATAGCCATAGGGTCCTTTTTAAAGGTTGGCGGGACTACTCTTTTAAAGATCTTATCTCTTTTTTTATAAATAGAGCCTGAAGTTAAAGATTTTTGAAGCTGATCCATCGTTAGATGATAATGCTTTTTATCTAATAAATTTACAGAACTCCCTGCTTTTATGCTAAGATTAAGATCAGATAAGGTTACATTCCTATTTGAAATATTTACTATCCAAAACTCTTGATCTTTCATTGTATTCTCTGTAATTTGATATCTAAATATTACTAATCTAGCATTTAATTACAATTACTCTCTAGGATAAATAATGAATATTTTATACCATAGTCCAGGACAATTAGTCACTGTTCTGCTCGAAACTCTAAATCCTGATGGGTATCGAGCTGATGGTTACGCCGTTCCATCGGTCAATCGCATTATTTTTCCATCTCTTGCTAACGCTTCTAGCTATCCTCAGAACATGGTTAAAATAGGCGAAGGGTTATATCGTCATTCTTTTACTTTACCGACCGGCGCATCAGCGGTCGGAAGCTATGTTGTTGATATTAAATATCAATTGCCTGACGATCCTACAATTAAGAGTTCTTTCGTTCAGGTCGTAGTCACGGCACCAGCAGGCAATTATTCAATTAGCTCTGGATAAGCAATTTTAAGGAGATCAAAATGTTGCGAGCCCGTGGTGAAACCTTAGACGTTACTGATCAAGTTAGTCTTATCGTTCAATTTAAAGATAATTATGGCAATCCGGCTGATACGGATGCTTTGCCGACTATTTCTATTGTTCAGCCCAGCGGAAACGTCTTATTTACGCCTACGACTGCTGGAGTCTCTAAGATTGGAACTGGTAAGTATAATTATATTTTTACCATTCCATTAACCGGACCATATGGAGTCTATCAGGATAATTGGTTTGGAACAATTAATGGAGTTTATGTTCAAGCTAGTTTTAGCTTTGTTGTTGTTAAAACAGATACTCCGGCAATCAATTTAGATGGTTATTATCATCTAGGAGATATTTATCCACTAAATTATTCTCAAACAGCCATACAAAATATAAATAAGCTTTTAAGAGTTTTAAAAGCTAGATTAAATAGCTCTGGGAAGACTAAAAGAGATATTAATGGCGAAGCGGCTTATATAGACTGTGACATCTTTTCAATTGATACGTTAGTAACAATGCTTGGATCATCTATTTCAGATTTCAATCAAATTCCGTACTTTACGAGCTATACTTTTGATGATACTGATTTCATTCAGCATTTTCTTGAAGTCTTAGTTGAAGGAGCGGTAATTTATGCCTTGGCTTCTCAGGCATTGATTGAACGAGGAAGAGAATTTCAATTTACGGATAATAGCATTAATTTTAATCCTCCAAGCATGGCGGAAATATTGAATAGTCAAGCGAGCAGTTTATTAACGCTTCATCTTGAAAAGTTGAAATTGATTAAGAATTCTATGAGAAGCGCTCCTTTAGGATTGGGTCGTTACGGCATGACTGATGGTATCAGTCCAGCCATCAATAGATTAAGACACAGGCGCGCAGGGAAAATTATATAATGATATCATGTATTTACCAAAAGACAGCTGTCTTGAGATTAATTATATCATGCTATTATTATCACATAATGTAATAATAAGGACATGCAATGATTGATAAAAAAAATTTAAATTTAGCAGTAAATTACTATTATAAATTGGCTCAAGGCTTTGCTAATCCTGAATACGCGGAGAATCTTACTAATAGCAGAATTAATTCTATTAAATCTGTTAATCCAAATGATTTAACTTCTTCTCAAGTTAAAGACTATGTAAATAGTTATTTAGATCAAGCCTCTAAAGATTTTCAAGGCAAATTAATTACTCAAGATCAATATAAGCAAATTGTGGATGCTGGTGCAGCTAAAATAAAGGATGCGGAAACTCCTGAGCGCCTTCCAGCACCAGCATTGCCCACGCCCAAGCCCAAGGCACAGAACAAACAAAATAGCCCGAAACAATGGGGCGGTCCTCTATTCATGCAAATTATTTCAAAAATTCAAGAGTTTTTAATTGACAAATTAGGACCCGATTCTATCGGAGCAACTAAAGTTGATGGTAAATGGGGTCCGAAATCTCAAGCAGCGTTAAAGCAATGGCTTTCCAGCAATGGTAAGTCAGGTTCCGGTTTATTGGATGAGCCAACTCTTATTATACTTAGCGATTTAATACCTGAAGTTAAACAATATTATATTCAAACATTTGGCAAACACCCAACACTTGGGTTTTAACCAATAGCTAATTTATTAAATATTTTAACTTTATTTGTTAATTTAGAATGCTTTTTAACGTCTATTCCTTTTAAAGGAAAGGTGATGAAAGCTTTATCATCTCCATCAGCGCCACTCCATAGGACAATTTCTGTCACTGTAAACTCTAATGGGGCAAATCGGAGATCATCAATCTCTTCTTCGGCATAAGCTAAAGTAATATGGGGCTTATAATTTTTATAATTATTATTGTAGGCGACGTCAGCGTCATCAAAAGCAGCTTTAAGCTTTTTATTAACATCCCCAAGCTCCGCTGATTCTATTTTAGCGATAATTGGAACCGGATTATCTTCAAATCTAGGAAAACATGTTATTTTAGATGTTTTAATTTTAAAAGGCTTAACATCTTCAAGAGCTTCATAAGCAGCTTCCATTGCCTTACAAATATCTTTAATTTTCCAATCATCTTCAAAACAAACAATAGTTACATGTTGTTCATTTTCGGGAACCTTATCTCCCGGAATTTCCAAATGTCTAAATAATCTTGAAATGTCTTCCGCGATTTTTATGCCAATAAATGCCATTGTGATCCTATGCTATTATTTTGCTATATTCTATATGCCAGCCAAAATCTCCTTGAAAACATTAAAAAAAGTCCGCCCGGAGATTTTGCTGAGGCTCATTGAAAATGCTAAGACTCGTCTCAAAAAAGATGAAACGATGCAAAGAATTTGTAAAGAATATGGGCAGTCAATTGATATTATTGATTTAATTCCGACTCGCTTTAAAGAGCTTGATGTTTCTGCTAAAACTGATCATGGAATTGTTTATTTGAACTATGCTTTGCTTGAAGACGGAGATTTTTCTAAAGATTATTCTTATCTTATTCATGAATACTCTCATTTCTTTCAGCAGTGTTTTAATGCTAAGCCTACCAGAAGCGCGAACGATGGAGATTATTTAGAAAATCCATATGAACAAGAAGGATTTCAAAATCAGGTCGAATACATTGCCAATCATTATGGAGATGATGAGGCAGAAGGTTATGTTGATGATCTTCTAGATCATCATGAAATAACAAAGAAAACCGAAAAAGAAGACCTAAAAGATGTTCTCTTAGATAAAGTATAATAGCTTCTAATAAGCTTGAATTAAGATATGGTTTATTACTTTAATCCGGTTAATCAAGGGATTATTTCTGCGGAAAGCAATGGAGATGGATATTCCGTTGTTTTAAAGTGGAATATCGCTTATCCGACCGTCAGGACTAATAAGCTCGCTTACCACATTTACATGTCTACCGAAGAAGATACGGTCTTTTCGGAAGGTGTCAAATTTATTTCTTTTGGAACGAGCACAACCACCGAAATTTTTGATCTTGAACCTGGGCAAATGTATCACTATGCCGTCAGAGCAATTGAATATAATGAATCAACTTTTGATCTCTCTCTTCCAACTCTAGATAATGGTTTAAAAATTTACCCTCAGAGTCTCCTCCGAGCCGATATTTCTGCTAATGCAACACTTATTACATTATTAGACTCTAGCGAATTTCCTATTAAAGGAATTGTTAAAATAGGAGTTGAGTTAATAAATTATTCGAGTAATGATTTATTAAATAATAATTTAAATCTTCTTAGTTCTGTTATTCAAAGAGGTTTTAGTAATACTAATCCTAGAATGCATCAGACGGATGGTTATGATGGTTATAATACTTGGAGCCCTTACGTTACTTATACATTAGGTAGAGATGAAGAGGCAAATACTCGGATATTCTCTATTCAAAATAGATTTGATGGTCAGTATACTTATACTGAAGATGATGGCTATTATCAAATTACTAAAGATATTTTAACGACCGATTTATCTGGAGCAGACGCTTCAAACATTAATTTTCCTAGTTATGATTTTGCTGGTTGGCATCGAACAGACCCGGCTGATTTATTTTCTGGAGCTTGTGTTGGTAGTTATTTTGGCGGTCAATCTGGATGTGCAGATGGCTTTACGGTTCGAGGATTATCTGTTCAGGATCAAAATAATCAACGTGAAGAAATGCTATTAGATATAACCGGAGAGGCAGTTTGTCTTCTTCGGAAACGTTGGACTGGAATTACTTGTTCATGCTATTTGCCATCTAATGAAAATGCAGACGCTCGATGTCCACGATGTCTTGGCGGCAAATTCATTATTAGTTGGGATCAATATTTTAATCCAAGACGTTCTGATGGGCGTATTATGGTTCGCTTTTCACCAGCAGACGATGAAGTCAAAAAACAAGATTTTGGTTTAGAATCAGACTTTTCAACAGATTGTTGGACTCTAACAGTTCCAACTGTTAAGGACTGGGACATTATTGTTCGTTTTGATCAAGATGGAAATGAAGAATTTAGATATGAAGTCATGTCTGTCAATCGGAATAAAACTTTATTTGGGTTGCAAGGCGCTCAGAAATTTAAAGTTCAAAGAATTAGAAGAACGGATACGATTTATCAGGTTCCTGTCTTCCGAGATACCTCGACTCTTCCGGCTAAAATGAACACTTCTATTAGTTCTGCTTCTGGAGTTGGACCCCACATGCACGAATTTATTACAACAAATCAAGCAGTTGGCAATTTTGGTCAAATCACAAGCGTTTCTCAAGGTCATTCTCATCAAATCAGATATGTTAATGGTCAATTAACTGTTTTAGAGGTTCTCGGTCACACTCATACGTTAGTTTTGTAATGGATAAAAACGTATTCTTAATGAAGAAATAAAATGGGAAATTATAATAAAGGAATAGGATCATTAGGCGTTTCTCGCTATGATTTTCAAAAACATATTGAAGGAACTGATTTTAAACATCAAGCTTCTGGGATTGATCTATCAGATCCCTTATCTGAACTCGGAAATGCAACTAACCTTCAAGACGCCTTTGATAATCTCAATGATTACATAGAGATACTCAATAATGCTGGTCAAGGAATGGTCACGGTTGGTGACGGGTATGATACTTGGCATAATGCTGATGGTAATATTAATTATGATAATACTATTCCTTCTTTAAATCTTATATTAAAACCAATTTTTGATGCTATCATCAATAATACTGCTTTGCCTGCTGCTTACTCCAGAATCAAGCGAGGCGGCGTTATGGTCATCAAGGCAGGAACGTATACGGTTACAGATACAATAGACGTTCCTGCGGGCATTACGATTCTGGGCGAGGGTTGGGGAACTAAGATTGTCAATGCGACTTCTCTTGACCTAACGATTTCTCCTCCGAATATTGATATGGGCGGAACGCCAAAGCCAATTTTTAGAGTCAAAGTTGATTCTAATCGTTCGACAAATGATACGGCTATTGATGCCAGCCTTTTTATGTTTAGTCGTCAAACCAAGATTGCAAATTTAGTTATTGCCGATAACTTTGTTGAAAACACTATTTTAGGCGATATTTACTATAAATTGCCTCAAAATAAAACGGGCGATACGCCTTTGATTTCTCAGGAGGCTGGATCCAATCTAGTTCTTGAGAATGTCATGATGATTGGACGAGTTACATTTTCAAGCGGAAAAATTGTTAGTGCGGCGACTCGCTTTGGAGTTCAACTCGATACTTCAACGGCTATTACAACTGGAACTTTTCTTCAATTAAATAAATGTTTTATGGACGGATTTTCTCAGCCAATTTCTTATTCTAATATTGGTGGTTCTGAAGACTTTTTAGAAGTTGTTAATTCTAGAATTAGAAGTCACGGCTATTTGGATGGATATCAAACAGAAAAAGAAAAAAATTGTATTGTTTTTTCTAATGGTTGTAATACTAGATTAGTTTCAAATCATTTCTTTGGAAATCATTCTTATTCAAGCACGATTTTATATATAAATGATTTTATTTCAGGCTCAGTTTTTGGACAAAATAAAGCTAAAGTTTTAGTAGCCAGCAACGATATTGTTATTAATAAGGGAACTTCAACGATTGCAGACTTTTTTGCAGTTTATGTTAATCCAACTAATTTAACGTCTTCTTATACTAAGGCAACAATTCAAACATTTGGAAATCATTATCAACCACAATATGGTTTTGAGATTGATTCATCTTTCAGAGTAAGAACGAATACAGTTTCTGGCAATTATACATTAGATGGTTATGGCGGCGATTATATTGTTTTAGTTGACACTTCAAGCGTTGCTGCGAATATTGATTTGCCGATTCATGTTAAAGGTCGGCAAGTTATTATCAAAGATATTTCTCAGAATTCATCTGTTAATAATATTACAGTTACTAGATATTCTAATACTGGAGAAATTGAAGGTTATGCTGGGGATAGAGTCTTGGCAACAAATGGCGCGTCTTGGACTTTGGTTAGTTCTGGAACCAATTGGTATTTAATTTAAGGAAACGATGACTTATTCTGGAAATTTAAATATAACTAAGCCAAACACTGTTAAAATACCAGCTGTTACACAATCTATTGTAACGCCTGAATGTCCAGAACCAAGCTTTGGCACGACCTTTGCGATGCAATATTATTACGATGATAATAATATGTATTTTGTTAATAAAAAAACAATTAAATCATCTATAGATAGTATTATAAATGGAAGTTTGGTTGGTAATGCTCAAGTTGCCGGAACGTCTTACTTTTTAAGTAATATTTATCCTACTCCAATAAATGGATATTTTTATTGTTTTTCAATGCTGGACGAGACTTCTGCTGGCGTTGGAGGTAATATTTTACGCGCTTCAGTTGATTCTCCTTTGGCTTGGTATGATACTGGTGTTGTTTCGGATAGTAATGCTGTTAATCCAACAATTTATGAAGACGGATATAATATTTATTTGTTTGGAGGTTTAGTTTCAGGGGTAGAAACTGATGCGATCGATGTTGCGCCAATTGCAGACCCAACAAATTTTACCACATCTGTAAATACTTTACCAGCCGCCACAGCTTATTCTGCTATCACTGTCGCCGGATCTAGAATTTATTTGTATGGCGGATCCTCTAGCTCTTTATCGGATGCTAAAGATGAAATTTGGAGCGCTCCCCTTAGTGATCCAACAGATTGGACTATAGAGTCAAATACTTTACCAGCACCTATATATAATGCAGCTATTTATAATGATGGTACAACTATTTATTTATTTGGTGGCATTGATCCGATGGGGCTTGGAATACTAGATACTATTTATTCTGCTCCAGTATCAGATCCTACTAATTTTACTCTTTTAGGCGGAACTTTACCAACTTTTATTGATAATCCTCGGGTTATTGCAAGTGGTGATTATCTTTATCTTTTTTCAAGCGCTTCTTCTACTCCGTATAAGGCAGAATTATCTGATTTACAAACTTGGACAACAACGGAAGTTACTCTTTCAACAGTTACAAAATCATCTCATTTAATTCAAGATATTGCAAATAATAAATTATACAATATTGGTGGATATGACGCTTCTGGGTTGCCTCAAGCAGCTATTCAGAGTGCTGATTTAAATAACCCAGTTGAATGGATTGATGAAGTCTCTTCTTTTACAACTGATATTGCCGGTGGCGAAGTCATTAAAACAAAAGATTATTATTTTATAGTTGGTGGCGAAGGTGTAACAGGTGGGGTTTATCAAACTTTAATTTCCGATCCTTTATCATTTTCAATATTACCTGGTACTGGACCAACTAGAAGTAATGGTAGGGCTTGCTTTATTGACGACCAGCTATTTTATTTTGGCGGGCAACAAGATGACGGATATGCCTTAGCAGATGTTAGCCGAGCAACTATTGATGGACCCAATTTATATTGGAGAAATGAAGAGGCTGGAGATTTCAGCATAAATTTACCGATAGCCTTGACTCAATTCTCATTAATTGTCGCCGGTCCATATGTTTATATTTTAGGAGGTCATAGTGGATATTCTACTATGAATTCCAACATTTATAGATGTTTAAAAAATAAATTAGTTGCTGGACCGACTCAGGATTTTACTTGGGAAAACGTAGGAACATTATCAACTCCAACCGTTGACGCCTCTGTCGTTGTTATTAACAATTTTGTTTATATTGTTGCAGGCGGAAATGATGGTTTCGGAGGACCTCAAGTCGCCTCAACTAAACAAATTACTTATGCTTCTCTTTCTGATTTAGCAAATGGTAAAGCTAATTTTACAACTGAAATTATTGTTGATACTATTGCATTTGCTCAATCTAAAGCAATTTGTTTAAATGATGTAATATATTTTATAGGTGGTCGCGTGGCAGCGACTGGGTCTACTACAACCAATAAAATTTTTAAAACAGACTGCGAAAGTATACATACTCTGATATCACAGAAAGTCCCGGAATTATTAGAAAGCTTACCAACAATAGACAATAATTCTGGTGCTTTGGGTACTTATTCGTCCTTTCAAAGGACCGGAATGTTGCCATGGCTTGTAAGTAATAAATAAGGAAATTAAAATGGACCAGTTATTGATGACGTTGTTAAGTTGGCAATTTTTATTATTTTGCCTTGGTTTAGCGGCAGTAACTGAGGTTATCCGTCGTTTTGTTGAATACTTTGAAAAAGATGTCAAAGATTTGAAATTATGGCATGATTTAATTCTTCCAATTTCTCCTGTTTTCCTTGGCGCGTTGTTTGCAGGCTTTATTTCAATGTATCCATATCCAGAAGGAATTACATCGGCTGGAGCTAGGGTTATTTTTGGCTTAGTCTCAGGATTACTCTCAGGGTTTATTTACCGCGCTTTAAAAGCTTTTATTAAAGCATTTATTCGTGATAAGGGAGTAAATCTTCCCGAAGCAGGTCCATCTGATTATACAATTGATTCGGTTAGAGAAACGATTCGACGTGATCCAATTGTTCCAGACGTTGAAAATAAGACCGACTCTGAATAACCTTAATAAGTGTGAATAATATCACATTTTGGTACAGAATCGGAGCTAACTTATGACCAGTAACTTCCCCAATACGCCGGATGACGATGTCTCCCTTCCGCGCGTAGAAAACAATATTACAGAAATCGGCAGCGAAGCAATTAATGCTTTACGCGATGCTGTTTTTAATATTGAAGAAGAAATTGGAACTATTTTAGACGGTTATTCTGCTCGCGGGTCCAAAAACTCTATTGGCGCTCGCTTGGGTGTATCTATTGAATATGATGGAACTATAAAGCCATCTGCTTTAACAAGCTTGGGTCTTGTTACCCTTCCAATTACCAATAGTCAAATTTCTGCTTCAGCCGCCATTGCCGAATCAAAATTAAATCTTGATTACAGCACTTATTCGCTGTATAATTTAATTTCAAATGTTAATACTTCCGTTAATACAGCTTTAAATTTTATTACTAATACTGGATCTAAAGTTGAGCCTCATTTAAGTGGAGCTGGATTTAAACACACGTTATCTCACATTAACGTTGGTGCCACGTCAAGTTTCTTTAAAAATAAGAAAGCCCTTTTTAGAAATAACACGAACCTTTATACTCTTCTTGATGATATTAACTCGGATTATGTTGGACATCAAAAAGCAGATGGGACAGTTTTAGCAAGTGATGTAACAAGCTTGTCAACTGGAACGGTTCCTCCGGATAATTATGCACACGTTGCTGCTGGTATTAATATTAACACCAATAATTTTTCATTTATTCCTCAAACTGCCAATGATTTACAGCAATTTGCTCAATTTATTGACAATTCAAATATATTTATTCTTGGAACTAGAATTCAAACATTATACAATAATGGTATTCCAAGAGCGTCTAGGTCTTCGGCTTTAAATACAAGTGTTTCTGGTCAAAATATTATTCTGGAATCATTAGGAACGACCTATCTCCTAGATTCAGGAAGCTCGGTTCCAGTTGATAATATTGATACTGGCGACGATGTCATTTCATTAACCCCAACCTCAGGAACAGCAAATCATACCTTTGACGCCAAGTTTGCTTTAGTTAAAGCTGGCGATATCGCAACGGTTAATTACGGAAATGTTTCTGTTTCTTTTATTATTAAAGAAAAGAAATATGTTGTTTCTGGTTTAAATAAGACTTACATAATTAGAATTAATGGCAAAAACTTATTGCCAACGACTTCTGCTCAAGTTAGCATTGATCGTCCATTATTCAATACAGACAAACAAGGTGTTTTGGCTCTTGGTATCGCTCCATTGCCAGCGGCTTTGCCAGGCGTTTATCCATCTTTAACTGTTGGCAATCCTCGTGGAGCTGAGGTTGTAAGCGTTGCTTTTAACCCCGATCTTTTGGATGGAACTCATTACAATCTTTATCTTCAACTCTTCTCTACCGGCAATCCATCAGAGTCTACTTTAAGTTTAGCTGCGGTTGATGTCACTGGTAATCTTGGAACGACTCCAGGAAGTTATACCCTTGATTCTGTTGTTGAATCGATGAATGCTGCTTTCAGAAAGCCAGGATTCAATTATCGTTTCATGGCTTTTTCTTATAAAGGCGAATTAGGATTAATGTTGTCTGATTCGGTCGGAGGAGCCAGCTTCTCTATTATTTCAGGAGCCGTCGCTTCTTCTGGAGCTTATGATCAAACTTTAACCAACACTTTATATCCAAATAACGTTATTGGATTATTTGATGGAAAAGACGGGTTAGGCTTTGGACCATCTAATGCTGCGGTTGCGAGCCCCGCTTATGCTAGTAGCTATTCAACGTCAGATGCCTCTCAGGTTCCAACTAAAATTTTCGTTCCATTAACCAAGAAAACGTATTATGTTAATGGAGTTGAACGAGAGCGCCTTAACTTAGAGCCAAATCAATCAATTGATGGTTATGGAGATGGATACTGGGAAGCAACAATTACGGCTAAAGTGATTGTTCCTGGAACAAGAGTCAAAGTTACCTATCAGGTTAATGCTGATTTAACAACTTCTAGTCTTAAGCCAGGCAAAACGATTCTAATTCAAAAAGAATCTTCTGGAACCCAATCAGATTTTGGTCGATATGTTATCGAAGATATGCAATTTAACAGTTGCATTTGTGATGGTTACACCGAATATGTTACTTTAACCGTTTATGATGCCGTTCATGGAACAGGAATTACACCATACTTAAGCTCTAACGTTGGAACTAAGGTTAGAATTTATTATTCTGGTGATTCCGTTAGCTTTAATAATCAAAATGTTAATGATGTAAGCGCGTTTACAGATTACAAGCGCTCTTTTGAAATTTTGATTAATCAGAATGGTTTGACCTTCTCGCATGAACGCGCTCGAATGAATGTAACCGGAGCAACTCAGATTGTCAATGGAGTTTCTCTTTATAGCTCATCAGAACTAGCTTTTGCCAATATCTATAGGGTTTCTCCAAAACTTCGTGGCTATTCTTTTGCTTCAGTTAAAAAAATTAACTTAACAATTACAAGTTATAACGTTAACTCTGGAACTTTTTCAGGCTATCTATGCCGTTGGGACGGTTCCGTTGAAACGAGTCTTGGTCCTGTAACAGTAGGTAAAAAAGGACAGGTTGTTAGATTCTATGATGAAACAAACATTGATTTCATTGATATTATCTTTAATCAAAATGATGCTGTTCCAGCTATTAACGCAACAAGAAGAATAGACATTCAATTATTTGGAACATTATCTCTTGATGACGAAGTTATGCTTCTAGGAACGTGTCAGGTTGCTGATAGCGTAAAGAAAATTACATATTTGCGCGATGAACGTCAATTTGGTAACGTTAGTGAAAAACAATTAACTAACTCTGCTCTTGATTATATTGCTGCACCAACTCAGCTTCTTTCTGAAAATGGAATCATACGCGGATTTGACGTTGTTAGTATCCCATCGGGAGCTAATCCATATCCTAACGTTGTCGCCGTTAAAGGCGGAACAGCTGTTATTAATGGTAAAATCATTCAAGTTAACCACCAAAACATAGCGTTGCCAGTTGTACAAGAAACGTTATATCCAGCCTTTACAACGAACGTCAATACAATTAATTGGTTTGTATGTGTTAATGATAAAGCAGAATTAGAATTAGTTGCGAATACTGATTATGATTCAAGCGTTACGACTTATTCTGGATTAGGTCTTGATCATACACGAATGTTTTATGTTCAAAATCCAAATCTAACAACGCCGGTCCCTTATTGTATTAAAGGAAACTATTTAGACTCTTTAATTAATACTAATAAAGATTTGGTTCCGATTGCTTTAATAACCGCCACCATTTCCTCTCCTTCTGGCACTTATGTTATTACTTCTTGTACATCATTAGATGTTCGTAGATTTATTGGAAATGGCTATGCTGGAATGGATAATGTCTTTACTCTTGGACAAAATGCCAACTTTAGAAGCATGGAGTCATTAACAACTTGGCTAAATCAGCTTATTAATTTGAATTCAAAAACTACTACCAGTAGTCTTGGTAAAACTGTTTTAGTCAAAGGTATTAATACAATATCTTCTTCCTACTATTTAGATTATAAATCTAAGGTTACATTTAAGGGAGACAATGGTTCTTTTAATGTGACTACAGGAACTGGATTTAATCTTGGAAGCAATGTTACTTTTGAAGATTTAAATATAAATTATAATTATGATGCAACTGCCGATGGAGCTTTTGACAATGCTAAATTAATTAATTTCAGCAAGTCTTGTTTTAAAATGACTGGATCATCAACTCCATTAAAAAATATTAATTTTAATAATTGCATATTTGCATCGCCATATGATAAGAGATTTTCTTTTATTAGTTGTGTTTTATCTGGACAATCAGACCAAGTAGAAAATTTAGTTATTAAAAATAATAGATTTGAAACAACGGCAACAAGCCCTGGTTCATTAGCTGATAATGATGCTGTAATTGCAATTGTTACGACTAATACGACAGCTCCAACCAGTTTAACTGGCGCTCGATTGACTAATTGCACTATTGAAAATAATATTTGCAATAAAAATCAAATGATTGCTATTACGGCTCCATATGGAGCAACTATTGTAGACGCAATTGTTCCTGTTAATTTAAAGATTGTTGGAAATACATGTGGAGCTATTAACTTTTGCTTTAAACAAGATATTCCTTTAAGCACCGTTAATCCAGATGTTTTATCTGATAAAGAGGCTAGTGCGTTGATATCAAACAATAATTGCAGATACATTTATACTGGCAATAGCTCGGGATACATTAATGAATCGGCAACATCTAATAGAATGATTTCTAAATTAGCGTTTTATACTCCAAACATTACTATTTCAGAAAATACTGTTAGTTGGATTCATACTGGTCAGAGAATTCCTCTTAATTATGTTAGAGAAAACGCAAGTTTTATTGTTAGAAACAATAAATTAACGGCTTATCCAACAGCTTTGCTTGATATTTATTGGACAGGCATTTCCGGATTGAATTACGCAATGATTACAGATAAGGCGGTCGGATAATGGCTTTGACGACAACAATGTCTAATACTTTAATTGATGGAAACGTCTTTACTGATGGCTATTCTTCTGCTAATGGCACAACAGTAGTTCATTCACAGTATAGTTATCTTCTTCTTAATAGTACAGACGCTAAAATTACCAATAATACTTTTTCTGGTCAAGCATCAAACGTTCTTAATGATATGGTTGAGCTACAAAATTGTAGCACGATGATATCTAATAATAAGTTTTTGAGATTTAATAGCACCGTCAAATCATTTATCAATAATACATCTTCTACGGCAGATCAAATAATTAAAGATAATTTATTTGATAATTTAACATGCGATAGTTCGACAGATTATGAAATTGTTAAAGGGTTAAATACAACTTCCATTTATAATAGCAATAAAAATCAATCGTCTTATGCTTTATTTATGATGGAAGATCAAGGAATTTCAGGGGTTTCTAGTGAACCGTGGTATTGGACTACAACTAATAATTTTTCAACTCAAATTACTCAATATTTTGGAACTTCTGAAATAAATAGCGTTTATGTTTTAAATGGTGTCATTCTCACAGCAGGCAATAACGCTGGTTTAAATAGAAATTTAAATTTATATGTTAATTTATCTAAATCTTTGCCAAAAAATGTTAAAATATTAGAAAGTCTAATTGGATTTAGATTTAATCAAATTGGTGCAAACCTTAAAATAGATGAAGCCTCTACTATTTCAACTAATCTTTATAAGACATTAGCTTCTAGGCTAATTAATAATCCATTTTCGACTCCGGCTAATACTTTAGCTAGAATTCATAGTGGAGTAATTAATAACCTTGAAAGCCCATCTACATCTTCTGTTGTTATTTCTGGACCAGATTATGAAACAACAACGACTAAATATATAGCCGCCGATTATTCTGCTTTAAATTATATAACTGGCGAAACTCAAGACATTATTATTAATTTTAATTATGATTTTAAGACTGAGGCGTCTTCGGCTGCGTCAGTTTATTTGCTATCTCCACTCTTAATTAAATATCAGTGGGTCTAAATGGCAATTAATAATTTCTTCATTTCGGATCTTCCAAAGATCTATAATGTAGTTCAAAATTCAATGATTGTTTATCCTAAGGAATTGGCAATTGCCGTTCTACGGGACCATTTTTCTGATGATAGCTATTATCATTTCTCTAAAGACGCCTGGGGTTTCCCTAATACCCCAGATCATACCGATCTTCCAAGCGAAGCCGGAATCAATGATAACGTTACAACGCGTCTTTTTATTGGAGAAAATTACCGTGATAATGTAACCTATTTTCCAGCCATTTTGATTAAAAATTCTGGAATGAAGTCAGTTCCAATTGGATTGAGCCGCGAAGAAGGCACGGTCAAATGGGGAATTAGAACTTTTGATGATGGATATGGAAACCTATCTTTCTTTAAAAATCCTGAGAGTCTTATCTTTGCCGGAGCTTGGGAAGGGACTCTTTCGATTGATATTATTGCTCGAAGCACTCGAACAAGAGATGAATTAATTCAGGAAGTAGCCCTCTGTTTTACAGACCTTAAATTTAAATTAATGCATAAAGCAGGCGTTCTGTGCAAACCTTTAGACGTTTCTTCTCCTACCGAATCTGATGATAGGAACGGAAAGCTTTTTAAACAAACAATTACAATTCCAATTAGAACAGAGTGGAAAAGAGAGATTCCAGTTTCAAATATTGTTCAAACTATTAATTTTATTATAGAATTTGGATATTTAGAAGTTCCAGAACCAATTATTGCGCAAAACTTAACGATTAGAACTAATATAGAATTATTAGATATTTTGGCAAATTTGGAAGTCTAACTAGGAAATACTAATATAACAGTAAATAAGTAATATTTTAGTATTTCAACAGGCAGAGAAGCAAGCAGCTTTTTACTAAGGATCAAAAATGAGTGGAAATATACCCGGATCAGGTGGAAGTGTTTTACCCGGAACATTTACCGATGTTGTAACCCAATCTCGCGGTGCTTCAATTCCCGGTGGTGTCCGGATTGCTGCCATCATAGGCGAAGGTTCTAGAAGCGAAGTTATTGTCTCTTCCGCTCTTGGCGGCGGTTCAGATGGCTTTAATTCAACTTATACTTCTACCTCTGGAGCAGACGGTCGTCACTTTGTTTTATCTACCGCTCCCGTTATCTCAAATAGAACCTCCCTTTTCCGAAATGGCTTGCCATTGGTTGGATTAGAGGAAGTTCCTAGCAGCTCAGCTTTTAGCTCTGCTTATGATTATCGTATTGATATAGATACTGGTCGAATTGAAATGCAAAAAGCATTTCTTCAGGATCTTGGCGGCGCATTCTTCACTGCCTCTACCTTAAACGTTGGCGATGGTTATATTGCTAATTTAACTCTTTCTGATGTAAATGCTCCTTCTGAAACCTGGACTATTAAGTGTGTTTCAGTTCAAAGAACGCCACTAAATGCTCCAATTGCTGGAACGGCGAAGTTCGTTGCGTTTGGTTCAATTTCAGGTCAAAAACTTGATGCGAATGGTAATCCTGTCTTTTGGATTGCAAATGGAACCTCCGCGACTAATGGCGTTTTAACTTTTAATCTTTGGGAAAGTAATTCTGGAGCGACTCCGCTTCGTGAAGGCGATTTCTTTACGGTTAAAGTCAAGAGCGGTGTTTTATCTAAGAATGATACCTTGACGGCATCATATATTCCAACCTTAAGTGTTAATGACCCAGAGTTTTTACAGACTCCAGATGATGTTTTGAATAAACATGGCTTGGCTAGCACGGACAATACTCTTGCTCTTGGTTGCCAGCTTGCTTTTGCAAACTCAGCTCCTGGAATCATGTGTGTTCAAGCAGCTCCTGCCATGGCTCGTAGGACCTCATTCCTTCTGTCAGATGGCGTTAGAGCTTTATCTCAAGATGAGTCAGATTTTATCTTTGCTCTTCCGGTCGGCGTTCAACCATATCTTGACTCACAGATTCACTTCTTTGTCAAGAACAACACGACCAATGTAGAGACTCAGGTTCTTCCAAACAAATTTGATTATTATCAATTAGATGAATCTGGTCAACCTACGACTAATGATTTTATCTTTGATGATACTAATGCTCCTTCCGGATACTCTTTCAGCTATACGGTAGTATCTCTTCCAGCCGCTATTGCGACTGGTCTTGATGGCTATTTGGCTCGGAATACGACTGGTGCAGGACATGATGGTATTTTCAGTGGCAATAACTTGTTCGATTCAACTTATGTTGGAAAGACCTTAAAAGTTATCGATGCTAATAACGTTGGTAACAATGGTTCTTTCGTTGTCACTGCTGTAACCAATGGCGACCTTTACTTTACCCAAGCGACTTTTGCTGATTTTACTTCAGAAAGCTCTGTTTCTTTCGAATTAATCAATCCTGCAACTGGAGCGGCTTTAGATGACGGCGTTGATGGCGTTCTAACCAATAACATTGGAACTGGAACGGCTTCATTTGCCTCAGCTTCAGTTGACTTTACTTCCTTTACTCCAGTTGGGAAACGTCTCCAGATTAATGGAACGGATGATAATGACGGATTGTATGATATCACGGTAGTTGATGGTAGCGATGTCTTAACGATTGCTAAAGTCTTTGTTGAAGAGACTGATTTACGATATGAAGTCATTGATACTGATTCAGAAAGCTTCTATGTTGTCATTAACCATAACGTTGTTCCTAATGGATATTCATTAAGAGTCAATTTGGTTGATGATCGTGACGCCAGCTTCTATGATACTGGTTGGATCAATGCTCTTGAATCTCTTGAGACTCAAGAAATTGATATCTTGGTCGCTCTTCCGAAACAAACGATTTCAGCTATCTTCCAGAATGCTCTCAATCATTGTAAGACGATGTCAAACATTGTCAACAAGAAAGAGCGCGTTTTATTCTGCGGAGCTATCTCAGGCTTGAAGCCAGCAAACTTGACCGGCGCACAACCTGCGGCAGTTGAAGACATTGGATTGCTTGAGGGACTTCAAGGCGATGAGCCTTCAGAAGTCTTAGCGGGTTCTATCGAGGATTTAACGAACTATTCAGTTCCAGATTCTTTCGGAACGACCTTTAGAAGCACCTATTTCTATCCTGACCAGATTGTTGTTCAGGCTGGAACAGATAACGTTCTTTTAGATGGTTTCTATATAGCAGCGGCAGCGGCTGGGTATCTCTCAGCTTCAACCAATGTTGCGATTCCATTGACCAACAAGACTCTTTCTGGATTCACGATTCTCCGGAGTCGTCAGTATAGCAACTTGGTCTTGACTCAGCTTGTTGAGGCTGGTGTTACGGTCCTTCAGCCGATTGCGGGTGGTGGACGAGTTATCTGGGGTCTAACGACCACTCAGAGCGGATTCGTAGAAGAACGTGAAATCAGCATTGTTTTCATTCGAGATCGTGTAGCTAAATCTCTTCGTGGAGCATTCAATGGATTCATTGGTCTTCCAGAAGATTCTACTACGATTGCAACGCTATCAGCACGAGCAATTGGAGCGATGAACGCTTTCGTTTCTCAAGGATTGATTACGGCGTTTAAAGATGTAAATGTTGAACGAGATTCAGTTGACCCTGGGCAATGGAATATCGCGGTGAAAGCACAGCCAACATATGGAATTAACTTCATTTATATTAAAGTAAGCCTCGGCTTGTTATAATATGAAATATGTTATTAACAAAAATTTGCGCTAAATGCAAGCTTGAACTCGACACTTCTCTTTTTCATAAGAGAAATAAATCTAGTAATGGATTCAAACCGCGTTGTAAAAAATGCACTAAAGAAGATAATTTAAAAAATTCTGATAAAATAAAATTACAAAGATTAAATTTTAGAAAGAAAAATAGAAAAAGATTAGTTCAAGATACTAAAAAATATGTTGAAAATAATAAAGAAGTCAGAAAAGAATATGAGCGAAATTATTATCTTTTAAATAAAAATAAAATTTTGGCTAAAAATAATATATATACAAAAATTAAAAGAAAAACAGATCCGTTTTTTAGATTGAGAGGGCAAATTACTAATGCAATTAGTAGGGCTTTAAAACTACAAAATGGATCTAAAAATAACGAATCCTGTATAAAATATTTACCATATACTATTTTTATGTTAAAAGAACATATAGAATCATTGTTTGAGCCTTGGATGAATTGGCAAAATCAAGGAATGTATCCTAATAAAACTTGGGTTGATGAAGACCAATCTACCTGGGTCTGGAGTTTAGATCATATTATACCTCAATCTACTTTACCATATTCAAATATGAATGATGAGAATTTTATTAAGTGTTGGTCTCTTGATAATTTAAGACCATATTCCGCTAAACAAAATTGGCTTGATGGAATTAATAAAGTAAGGCATAAGACAATATAATTAGTGAAAGTTAATTAGTTTCAGGAGATTTAAAAAATGGCTTCTTACCCGTCCACAGGCAGTACACTAAATGGCTCACAAGGTAATGGCAATAAAACCAGTACCGGTGTTTCAACTAGCATTATAATTAAAGTTGGTCCCAATACTGTTGGAGCCATTCAGGAACTTTCTGTCTCTGAAAGTCGAAATATCAAAATGATTCAGGAAATTGGAACAGATGGAAATATAGATTCAGTTCCAAATTCAGCGACTGAAATCACCGGAAGCTGTAAACGAATTCGATTTGATCGGATGCGAATTGCAGAATCATTGGGTCGAGGCTTTTTGCATGCCAAATCGCAACGTGTTGGTTTCAATATTGAAATTATTGATACTTGGAATGGCGATGGTTCGGCATCTCTGATTACGACTCTAACCAATGTCTGGATATCTAAAATAGATTTTTCTTTCAGCTCACAAGACTGGGTTATTGCGGATACTATGCAATGGAAAGCTGAAGATATTTCAACTCACTTCCCGAATGGCTCTCCTGGTGCAACGGGTGGTGAACGTAACCTTCAATTGGCAATCGACCCAATTGAACAGCTAACGGATATTGGTGGTCGTCGCGGAAGTTTGGACGCTGGCGGGCTCCTAAAAAGCTTCCTCCCATATTAATGCGTTATATCAGTAAGTATGGTAGACGCAAATTTAATAGAAAAAATATTAATATATAGAAAAGATGGCTATTCAGGGCTTAAAATAGCCGTTGAATTATGTTTACATAAAAGTCTCGTATATAGAATATTGAAAGATCCAATTTTTGATGGAATTAAAAAGAAAAATAATAAACAAAAAAGATTAAGTCTTTTTATAAAAGCTGAAATTAAAAGGCTGTATGATTTAAATTATACAACACAACAAATTGTTGACGAACTTAATTTAACTCATTGGACAATTACTAGATATTATAGAAAATATAATTTTAACAAAAAAGGAGCCAAAAATTATTCATCTAATTTGTCTCCCGATCAAGAAATTCAAATTAAAAAATTAATAGCTGAAGGATATGGTAGAGTTAAAATTGCTAAAATCATTAATTCAACAGAGGCTATAATTAGATCTTATTGTAGGTTTAATAAAATTAAAACCATAGATAATAAATGTTTGAGCAAATCAACTCCTGAAATGATATCTAAAATATTAGAATTACATGAAGCGTGTTTAAATTCATCTGAAATAAGTCGAAAAACCTACAATCAATTTAAATTATCTAAACATATAATTAGAAAAGTTTTATTAAAAAATGGATTGCCATCAGTAAAACCATTAACTAAAGAGCAAATTAGGGATAGAGAACTTTTAAAAAGAATACGAAAGAATTTTTCTAAAGGCGTTCATAGAGAATTAAGAAATAATATTGATAATAAGACTTGGAATAATTCATTTACTAAACATGTATCTTATACGATATCTGAATTAAAAGAACATATAGAAAAACAATTTGAACCATGGATGAATTGGGATAATTGGGGAAATTATCGTTTAGATTCTTGGAAAGATGATGATGTAACAACTTGGCGATGGCATATAGATCATATAGTGCCAGTAAATAGTTTTATATATACGTCCATGGAAGATAAAGCATTTGTTGAATGCTGGAAATTAAGTAATTTAAGACCTTTATCAGGTAAAGAGAATATTATAAAAGGACATAAGATTATTTAAAGGCATTTCTACCATATTAACATATACTTAGCTTATCTTAGCTTATTTAAAATAAATAATGTCTCTTCCTGATATATTAATTAGGAAGAGATGTTTATTTTTGGAGATTAAATATGCCAAGTATTAAAAGTGATATAATGAATAAAAATTTACCTAGCTCTCAAATGAGAGAATTTGAAGTATCTAATCCAGATGATGTAGAAGAGAGTCAAATTGATTATGATTCATTGTCGCCTGAAATTCAGGCTATAGTCAATCAATTTGAACAAAGGGGGATGAAGATTGATGACAACGTTATCCGGTCTTTAATCGCCAAGCATGCGGCGCAAATGCCACCTCCAATGCCCAAGACAATGCAGATTGATGACCCTCTTGATTCTTATCCATCTGTTAAAGATATGGAAAAGCAAATTCAAGAGGCTAAGCGTTTGAAATTACAGCCGAATAAGAGCAGATTGAGTCCGGCAGCTAAGAAACGAATCGAGATGTTGTCTGGTTTGAAAAAAAATACCAGAACTTGCGTTATTGGAGATTATGAATATCAGCTTCAGACGTTAAGAGGTGGTGAATTGAAAGATGCTATTATGGCGGCATCGGCGTTTGATGGGACGATAGAGCTTCCATTTGAGACGCGGAAGCAGCTTTTGGCTCGTTCTTTGACTCATGTAGCCGGGACGGATATTGATACTTTCTTAGGAAGCTCTTCATTAGAGGCTAAATTAGAGTTTTTGGGCGAAGAATTAGATGAAAGAATTACTTCAAGGCTTTATAATGAGTATTTGTTATTGGTTGATGAGGTAACAAAGAAATATTCAGTGAAAACGGCGGAAGACGCTCAGGAAGTGACAGAAGACCTAAAAAAATAATAAATGAACCAGAGCATCGATTTCTCTGGTTCTTGGTCAAGACATTGGGGAAGATGCCTGATGATCCTGCACTAGAAAACATGAATCCGGTTTTAAAGCTATGGATGTTTGAAAACTGGCTTGAAGATCAAAATGATGATATTGAATTAGTCAAAAATCACGCATATCTAATAGGATCCTTTATTAATCCAGAAGCGGTTCGACAACTCACGGGTCAGGATGGAAATACTCATTCTTTGAGCGATGAGGAATTTGATAAATCACTTGAATTAGTTAAGCAAGATAGAGACAAAAATTCAGGGAGAAGAAGACGGCGAAGAAAAGTTAAAGAAGTTCAAGAGAAGGTTTAATTTATGGCAGACGAAACAATATTACCATCAGTGTCAGATACTGAAGCTATAACGCAATCTGTTACGCAGACAGGTGCAGCCGTTGATAAATTAACTGCTTCTAATTTAGCCGCCGTTGATGCCAATAATAGACATTCTAGTTCTGTAATTGATAATATAGCTCAGCAAGGCAAAGCTATTTTTTCTTCTAAATTATTAAAAGATAATTTTGATTTGTTGGCTCAAGCAGCATTAGGGGCATCAAGCGCTTTTAACAATTTTAGTAGTTCAATGGATCAAACTCAAGGGTTTGAAACTCAAGCTGCTAGAGTTGTTGATTTGATTAATAATAATAAATTGTTGGGAACCTCTTTAAGAGAAGTTGCTGGCAGTTTAGGAATGAAAGACGTTCTATCTGCAACGACGGCAGGATTAACTGCATTTATTATGGAGACGGCTAAAGGAGCCGATCAATCTCTTAGATTACAAAAAGGCTATACTAGTCTTATGGGAGAAACTGGTAATTTAGGCTCTTTTTATGATAAAGCGGGCGATCATTTAAAACATATGAATGATATGATGTTAACTCAAAATGAGTTAATTAATAGAATCTCTGGTTCAACTGGTGCGACCAAAGAGCAGGTTTCTGGATTTTATCAATTGCTTGGAACGAGTCTTCCGACTTCATTAACTCAAGGAAGCTCAGCAGTTGATAGTCAAGCTAAATCATTTAATACTTTGAAAGACGCGATGGATCTGGCTGCTGGAACAGGGCGTACTGTTAATGATGTTATCGGCTCAATGAAAAAAGGTTTTGAGGCTTATGGTGTTGAAGGTGAAAAGGCTTTAATTTTTACTTCTAGAATGTCTCAATTAAACAATGATTTCCATATACCATTAGAATATACTCGAAAGTTTTTAGATGCTAATGCTGAATCATTTAAAATGCTTTCGAGTCAAGTTGATAATTCTAATGATTCTTTTAGTCGTTGGTTTGGCTCTTTGCAGGGAACTGGTCTTAGTGCTAAAAATTCTGTTGAGGTCATTGAGGGAATGACAAAAGGGCTTGCGGGCTTAACGGTAGCTCAGAAAGCATTTTTATCAGCTCAAACTGGTGGTCCAGGTGGATTACGTGGAGCTTTGCAAATCGAAGGCTTGATTCGTGACGGCAAAATTGATGAAGTTTTACAGAAGACAGAGCAAGTTTTAAAGAAGCAATTTGGCGGTAAGATCTACAGCCAGGCAGAAGGTCAAGAAAGCGAATTTGCGGCAGCGCAGTTTATTCGTCAACGTCAGATGATTACGAGCGGTGCATTTGGAATTAAGGCTGACGAAGGTCAAGCGACCAGAATTCTTGAAGCTTTTAAAACAGGAAAGCCTGCTGCCGCAGAATTACGCGGTAAAGATAATGATGGAGGCTTAAGCGATTTCAGGAATAAGGGAGAAGAACAGCAAAAGTCTTCATCAACTTATTTTTCTACGTTAATCAATCAAGCTGATCGTCAACTAGCGTTAAGTTCTAAGTCTAGCATTGATACAATTCAACAATTAGTTGGAATTAATGAAAATACAAAAAATCCTAATATTAAAAATTTAGTTGGAGATTATAGAAAAGAATCAAATGAAAAAATGTTAATGACGGGAGCTGTTGCTCAAGCTCCTGGGACGCCTAAAGGTTTTGCTCAAGAATTAGCAATTGATAACATGAAAGATGGCATTAATTCTCTTAAAGCTATTCCTGGAATGAAAGAGATAGCCGAATCTCTTGAAAAGAGATTTAAGTCAGACAATCCAAGCGTTCGTCAAGGCGCTTTTAATGAATATCAAAAAATTAAAAATACTAGAAACTTTGAGAATGCTAAAAATCAAACAGATTTTGATCAAGAGCAAATGAGGCGTGAGCGAGAAGCAAATAAAGCTAGAGATTTATCTTCTTATACTTCAAAAGGAGGCGCGACCAATCGCGTTGTTGCTCAGTCTCTTAATAATTCGAAACCAAAAGAAGAGCAATCAGCAAATCAAGATTCTTTTAATGAAAAAGGAAAAGTAAATACATCAAAAGTAGAAGTGACCTTTAAAGGTCTTTGTGTTAATTGCGCTCAACCTGTTCAGCCAGATTCTGACATTGGCGCTATCACTAGTGGAACCGCAGGGCAATCTCAATAAAGGATCATTATGGCTAGTTTTCTCGATAATTTAGATTCTGTTGTTGTTGATGCCGCAGGTAATACTATTGATTTTTTAAAAGATAGCACTACTCCAAATAATAATTTTAATCAAGACGGATTTATGGTACCAACAAGTCCAACGTCAGATGGGAATGGCTTACCTTCCAGTAAAGTTCCAAGTAATAGAATTGCAACACCAAAAAGAAGTTTAATTCATTGGTTCATTCCAGAATTTGGGGTTGTTAAAATGTATGTCAATCCTTCTGAAGTTATCTATAATAAAAAGAAGCAAATAAATAAAGAAAGAACCAAAGGTGGCTATAGTTTGCAGTATTGGGGAGAGGAGCTAGAAACAATATCGATTAGAGGAAATACTGGTAGTTCTGGAATTGAGGGAATGAATGTTCTTGAAGAGATTTATAGAGCAGAACAATTTTCATTTGATTCTATTGGATTAACTCTTGCTTCTGATAATGCAGCTCAAGGTCTTGCTTCTAATTTTGTTAGTAAAATTACTGATAAAGTTGCTAATAAAGTTGGAGTTAATGTATTAGGGGGAATTTTAGGACCAGAGCTTGGAAATACGGCTCTGGCGGCTCGCAATATTCCTTCTCTCGCTCAATTTGCTTTTAGCGTCGAGATGTTTTATCAAGGCTGGGTTTATAGAGGTTTTTTTGAATCTCTGCAAATAACAGAGTCTATTTCTAATTTGGGTCTTTTTGAGTATTCAATAAATTTTACGGCAACTCAGAGAAGAGGATATAGAACTAACTATATGCCGTGGCATAAATCAGCAATAGATGGACCTTCCAATAATATTGATCCTAGTCCAATTCCAAAAAGTTTTTTAAAACTAGATCGTTAATATGGCAGCAAACGAATTTTTATCAAATTTAGCAGACGCAATCGAAGATCAATTTAGTCTTGGAGAAAATTCCACTCGTTCTTTAAAGCTAGGTAATTTTGCCAAACAGATCGATCAAACTGCTCAGCGTAAATACGTTGAACAAGGCTATCTAAGATTAGACCCTTATAATGCTTCTCCTAAACAATTTGAAATTCTAACTCAAGAGCCGGACTTAACTGTTTTAGTTAAGAAACGGGCTTTTGCTAGTTTGAGTGAAAATTTTCGTCTTGACCATATGGATAAAGATGAAAAGCTTTTCTATAAAGCGACCAAAATTTTATTTCAAAATAAATGCAAGCAAATTGCAGTCATGGAAAAGCTTTCTAAGATTGAAGGCGTTTCCAATAAAACTGGTCAGTTGGCAACTCAATTACTACCAATTATAATTAGCTTAGTGGATAGTTTAAGCCTTCGAACAACGGCAGAAGTTGCAGCTTCTGAAATTCTGAGTGGCAATTCTGGTTCCGGAATGGAACGCGACCTTGGAAAATTAAAGAATGTTATTGATAAGGTTCGTCGAGTCTATCAGTATAGTAATGATGCTAAATATACGGAATGGGTTTCTTCTGTTGGAACATTATCTTCGACTCTTTATGGTCAAGGAACTGGAGTTATTGAATTAAACAATGTTACAGGAATTTCAACGAGTTTATCTGTTGGAAGTGGTGGAAGCATTGGAGGCGGAACTTTTAGCCTTAGCATTGTTGATCCTTATAATTTAATGACAATTACTCAATATGACATTGAGAAAGCATTGTCTGACGCCACCAATTCAAATTATAATAAAAAATTATTTCAGTTTACTGAAGAGAACCTTCAATCTTCTATTGAAACTGCTAAAAAGAAATTAAATGATAAAAGAAGACAGCGTGGTGTTAGCGCCATTGAATTTATTGTTAGCCCAGACACTTTATTAAGCAAAAGAGTTAGAGCTATTATTGAAGCTAACGCTGTTGACATTAACTTTACTTATCAACCAGCTGCTGGCTTAGCTGGTATCGCGCCAGGTCTTGGCGGGGTCACTATCTCTCAAGAGCATTTGAAAGGAGGTCCTGAGGTTGGTCTGGAAGGACTAGACACATCTGAGAGTGTATTTACTAATAACTTAGAAACTGATGTTACAATTAGAAGAATGGATTCAGAATCTGAATCGAGTCTTTTTTCAAATATCATTAGTAAAATTTTTAATTTATTAGAATTGAAAGTTAATTCAAGATCTATTACTAAACAAAATAATAAATTAACTAATTATGCTAGAAAAAAATTAAATTTTCATTATAATGGTAAATTGATTATTCAATCAATGGATCAAGTTCATATTTATATTAATTCTAAAGCAAGAACGGATAGTAAATTACTTGGTGGTTTACAGTCAGCCTTTACAGGATATGGAGCTATTAAAGGAATTAATAATGGTATAGCGGATATTAGAAATCAATTTAAGAGCCTTTTTAATCCATCTGATAGCGCTAATTTTCAGACAGAAAAAGCCGTCTTTGTTGGAAGTGATTTTCCAAATTGGCTTTGGACTATTTTAAGAAATCAATTTGTTAATGATACCTCTGGAACTCATGTTTTTGGTGGAGTTGTTGAAAATTCGACAAGTGATTGCAATGCAGGGCTCTATAATGTTAATATTACTGGAAAAGATAATAGTTATTATCTTCAAATGGGTAAAGTTAATTTAAAGCCTTCCGTCTCTGTTTTTAACGGACCTTTACTTGATCCTTTGACTCCATTAAAAACAAAATTTGATACTATTTCAAGCAATTTTAAAAATAACAATCCGGATTTATTAGATGAAAATAAACAATTATTACAATCTTCATTTGCTAGATTTAAAGCTGGTAAAGATTCTGGTAGAAAAGTAACAGAAGCGAATATTATACAAGATCATGAAATTCAAAGAAGCTCTGGAGTTATACGTAAGGTTATGTATTCTCCGGATGGATTTACTTATCGATGGAAAGAAGGAATCGGGACTTACGTTCAATTTAGCAATGCTTTCGATGTAGCAACAGATAATAATGTAGGCAATCCAGCAGTAACTAAAGATCCATTTGCTGGTCAAGATGTTATGAACGTCATTTCTTTAGCAGTAACTGGAATTCCATATAATTATGCCACTTTTTATAAGGCGGCTAGGGATTCTAATGGTTTTGGTCGAGACCCACAAACGAATGAAGATTCTGCTCGTTCTTTTTATAAATCATTAACGACTGATTTAAAAAAGAATAATCTTTTATGGGGCAATTTCATTCCATTTAAAAATTTAGTAATGGATGAAGAAGCTTTTAAGAAAGTTTTAAATAGCCAAGCTAATATTACAGATAAGAGTGAAAAAATTGATCGTAAACTATTAGAAATTAGGACTCTAGTTGATGCTTTGGCTGTAAAAAAAGTTCGTGGCGAAAATGTTCAGGACCCCGCGAATACTCTTGCTTCAAATAAAATTGCAAAATTAAAAGAAGAAATTAATAACCTTCAATTTGGAATTGTCAGTGAATTATCTAGTACAAACGCCTTAAATATTATAGGTAATGAAGTGTCTTTTGATTATGATACATTCTTAAATACAGACGCTAGTAATAAAGCAAGTCTTTCTAATCCTAATTTAAGGAATGAATTAAGAAGAAAAGTTAATTTTTTAACTCGTCGTTTAACTTGGCAAGTACGAGGAAATGATGATAAGAATTATTTAATTGTAGATGATTCATACGATAAAGATTATGATATTATGGCTTTTGAAAAAGCTTTAAACGGTCCTGAGGGGATGCAGCTTTTTAATAGTGATTATACTGATGTTAAAGGTAAGATTGAAATTGTTGCCAAACTTTTAAATCTAGAAGTTTTCTGTGATACTCAAGGTCATATTAGAGTTCGTCCCCCACAATATAATAGAATTCCAAGTTCTATTTTTTATAGACTCCTTCAGTTAAAGAAAACATCTGGGATTCAGTTATTTCCTCAATTTATTGAAGATTTATTTGAAGATCAAATTTCATCGCTGCTTCAAAGAATTGAAATTATTGAACAACAGATTCGATTAGATGCAATTCTCCTAGGACAAGTTACAGATGATGCTGCAACGATTCTTATTCGTGGAACTGAATTTTATTCTTCTGCTCAAGGAGATACAGAGTTCTCTTTCATCTCTAATTCTAATGGAGATATTGTTGAAATGCAAGGGGTTTTGAATAAGGAGCCAGACAAAGCTCAAAATAGTGCTTTTGTAAATACTCTTGCGGCAACTAATAATTTAATACAAAAACAAAGTGCTATTAAATCGGCATTTAATGCTAATGATAGGTCTAAATATCTTTTAGATAATCTTAATTCTTCTCTTTCTTTACCGGAGAGTGCTAATACAGTTGAAACCAATACACTTATTAATAAAATTAAAGAATCAATTTATATTAAAAGTGGTCAACAGGTCAAAATAGATAATTTTTATAGCGTTACTGGGGATGTAGCCCGTGGCGCTTATAACAAAGTTGATATTTTTAAAGTCAGTAAGGATTTAGGAGATAAAGTTGCTGAGCGGCAGCGAGTAATCAAATTGGCAGCAAGCGCATTGAAAAATGCTAAAGAGGCAGTTAGCTTAGATGACAACAGTTTAACAGGGACCAAATTGTTGGTTCCGGATATCGCTAAAAATTCTAATATTCCTGAAGTCTTTGCCAATATGCTTGAAGATGAGAGTTATGATGATTATGGTCCAGGCTCGGGGTCTCGATACATCATTAAAAATTATCAAATTAAGAATCTATCTATTACAGAAACTCCTCCTAGTTTCAATGCGGTTCAAGTTAAAGGACAACTAAATCCTTATGATTCAAATGAGGATGCGGGTGTTCCTAACGTCAGTTTCTTTGGAGATGGTCAAGGTGGAAATCCATTAGTGACTGCCGCTGCTGTTGATTATGATTCTTGGCGAATGTATGGGTTTCGTCTTGCTCAACCAATTCCCGCTCCATTCTTAACAGATGCCCAATCTCAATCTGCTCCATTTGCAGCGACTTTATTAAGTCGGGCACGGCAAGATATTCTTCAGGGAAGATTGGTTATTGCTGGAAATGAATTCATGCAGCCCGGAGATGTTATTTATATAGAAGATAAAAATCTATTATTCTATGTTGAAACGGTTACTCATTCATTTCAATATTCTTCAAGCTTTACAACAACTTTAACTCTTAAGTATGGACATTCTCCTGGAGAATATATTCCAACGACTCTTGATATTATGGGTAAGCTTCTTTATAATAATAGAGATTCATCTTCTCTTGTTAATATGAGACAAGATAATTCAGCTAATCAATTGCCAATTGGAACAATTGTAATTGATCGTCGAGGTTCGAGCTTTTCTTTAGACATTTCAAACTCTGTTATTAATGGTTCTTATGGCGAACATAATATTAAAGTTATTAATGATATGTTGTATACGACTTTTTATTCAATCAATTCAAATACAGATACTGACACAAATGTTAAATCTAAAATAGAATTAAGAATATTTCATAATGGCGCTCCTGATAATAGCTTATCTCAAGCGGCAGCATATGTTAGATCTATAATGATTGGAAGCGTAATTCCAGAAGCGAAGAGCGCTTTAAATAAAAATAATTTAAAGCTCAAATATGATGATATCGAGATTGTTTTTATAGATACGACCAATCAATCTCAGCCTCGCTCTCCATCTCAAAAATCAGTAGATATGGTTAGAAATGTTTTGGCAACTGCTTCTAATCAATCAGGAACAGGCAAGTCTTTAAATACAGTTCTTTATAGTTATATTATTGATTGCTGGTTGGTTAATAAAAAATCATGATTCCCATTAAATATAATGTAAAAACGCCATTTGGACAATTAAGATTAGGAAAAATCTCTTCTTATGACTTGTCGCGTGGCATTGCTAAAGTAGAGCTTTCTAATAGTGATGAAATTGGCGGTAGTCCACTTATTGTCAACATTCCTATTCCAAACGGCTTCTTTTCTAATGATGGTATTTTTATTGGATCCTCTGTTAAAGTCAATACTCCTATTGTGGTTGGAAGGGGAGAGTCAACTAATTGGTATTTCGTTTCATTTGTTATTAGCGATCCTAATCGACTTCCTTCTTTAAAAGAAGGTGAGCTTTTACTGCAAACGTCTGATACAAATAAAATTCTATTAGATAAAAATAATAGCTTAATTAATATTGGATCCGATCTAAATTTATTAAGTGTTAATTCAAAGAAAAAATCCATTAGTTCAACTTCAGATAATTTTTATCATTTTGGAGAAGATTCTAGAAACATTTCAGGAATTATCAAGCGAGATCAAAAGCCTGCGAAAGATTTTCCAGATTCATTAAAATTATCATCTGATAATTATGATAGCACGCTTTATGAAATTTCATTAGATCCAACCAGCACAACTTCATTGTCTTTCTCTGGAGGAAGAGCTAAGAACCCGCCTTTCATTGAAAAACGAGAGATCGTTTATGAATTTGCTTATTCTTATAATGTTAAAGATGATTTGACGGAGTCTCAATTTTATCAGAATGCTGGTGTAAAAAACGAAAAGCCACTATCTTCTAGAAAAGCAAGCAAAGCCGATACTTTAAGTTTAGGATTAAATGATCCTAATTATTTAATGGAAACGGTTAAAGGAACGGTTGTTGATATCTTTGGAAAAATCTTAGATATAAACAGATTTCCAATACCCATTGGCTCAAAAGATTTAACTTTGAAAGTAGATGAAAGTGGCAACATTAAAGATAATGTCTTTAATAATATTAAAGAAAAAGAAAGAAAAAGCCTTGCTTATCATTTTGAAATTAATGCTCGTAAAGATTTGACTGGTAAAAATGGGCAAATAAAATTACCTGACATTACTTCTAAAGTAAATTATGCTAAGGAAAGAAGCAGATTCTTTTTAGATATTGATAAAGAGGGACAATTTAAAGTTAATGTTCCGGCGTCTAGTGAAACTGGCAACATTTCATTGCTAACTCGATACGAAAATTTTTCAACCTTTAAATCAGAGAATGAAGTTAATTCAGACAAGGTTGATATTTTTCAAGATTCATTTGCTATCGGAGATATTACAATCAATGGCGAGACCGGAGTTAATACGCCAAAGGATAGAATAGATGGAGATCATATTAAGCACGGAACTGCTTATCATTCTATTTCTAATTCTTTTGAAACCTACGCTCCAGCAACCTCAAGTTTATATTTAGACTTTCAATATGAAGAAAGTATTAATTTATTAGGTCTTCCTAAAATTGCCAATATTGTTTCTCCCGTTATTACAACCGAAGGTCCTAATGCTAATGGCGGCGGACGAAGTGGAAGCCTGAGCTTTGATGGTTCTCTAGAATTCAACGTTGGAGCTAATACTATAGATAGACAATCTATTTGGCTAGATACTGCTGGTAGTATTATTGGAATGGTTGGTCGAGATAAAAACAATATAAGTGCAGCATGGTCTCTTGATGGAGATTTAATCGTTCAAATTGGTGGAAAAGGAATTTCGGAAGATTCTAGATTTAATAAATTAAACAATCAGCATAGAGCAGGAGTCCTTGATATTCGAGTTATTAACTCTGGCTCTAACGTATCAATAATTAGAATTGATGATACTGGAGTAATTGTTGCTACTCCGGGCTCATTATCTGTCAAGGCTAGAGATATAAATATAAGCGCAACAGGACAATTGATTTTAGAAGGAGATAGAGTTTCTATCAATCAACGAGAAGTTCTAAAGTTTCCAGCCCCGTCAATTTAAAGGATAATATGAAAAAATTAAGCAAAATAACCTATGATCGATTACTTGCTCAAGCCGAAGAAGCTAAAGAGCTAGGATTTGATTATCTTGAAGAAGGAATAATTTCATCTATTGGAGATGAACCGACTGAAAATCAAGAGACTTATTCTTCTCTTCAATTAGATAAAGATATTTATAATGATCTTTGGAAAATTGCAGTCAACGTTATTGCTTATCATGGAGCTAAGGTAGTAGACGCTTCTAAAGTAGATGATGTTATTTCAAAATTAGCCGAAACAGTTCTTTCTGAACTAGAAGCTTCTTTAGGCAAAGAAAATGAGATAAGTCCTCAGGAACCAAAGCTTCCAGGTCAAAAATAAAGATATTGATATATAAACAATTAGAATGCCTTGTAATCCCGATGACGTCACAGTAACAGAACCTAGTGGACCGGCAGCATCGCCAATCCCAGGCTTTGGTACGCCATTTGCGCCATCTCTTCCCAGCATTAGTCTTCCATATCCTACTGGATTTCCAGAGGATCTTTTGGAAATCATGGATTTATTGCAGTTTATTCTTCCTTCTGGGACGATTAAACCACCTCTAAATCCTAATTTCGGCAAAGATACTTTTGATGGCATCATGAAATTGTTAGATCAATTCTTTCCATTTCTAATGATGTATAAATTTTTTCTTCCAATATTAGATTTAATTATTTGCATTATCGAAGTTTTATGTGCCATTCAAAATCCAGTTAAACTTATTAAGGCTCTGAAAAGGCTGTTCCGAACCTGCCTTCCAGCTTTCTTGGCTCTTTTTCCAATTTTCGCATTAATATTAATGTTAATATCATTGCTGCTATTAATATTAGCTTTGATTGAATATATTATTGCTCAAATTCTAGCTCTTATTAACTTAATTTTATCTAACATTAAAATCATTGTTAAAGCAACAGCCAAGGCTGATGGACCAAGCATTTTATCGGCTGTTGCCAAGCTTGGAAGTATTTTATGTTCATTTCAAAACTTCTTTGTTTTATTTGCTATCTTTAAATCTATAATTGATTTAATTAAAGATATCTTAAAGCTTTTCTTTAAAATTCCTCCATGTTCAGATAGTGATTCTTCAGATGAAGATAACTGTTGTACGACGGATGTTTGTCCAGCATTCATTAAGAATAATGAAACTTTCTTTAGAACAACTGGAACCTTTCAATACTTTAATCAAGTGGCAGTTGACTCTGGCATTGCGTTACCTCTTGTCTTTGGTCCACTTGTTTCTGTAAAGCGCCCAGAGTCTTGGCAGTTTTTTGATTCTAGTGCTTCAATTTTGGAAGCTTTTATTAACATTACGCAGCCATATGATCTCCCTTCAGGCGTTAATAAAGTTTTCTTCCCAACGGATGGAACTTATAACGCAGCAACTCCATTTAGTCAAGCTCCATATACAGTTGATATTAGGTTATTCTATGAGCCTGCTAAGTTTAATAGGATAGATGAAAAGGGAGCAAGGTTCGTTAGAATTAAAGATTGTATTGTGACTCAAGCTCCATCAACCAATTTAATGACCTATGATGCTGGCTCTGTTTTACAACCAAAGGGAGTTCTAGATATTATTGGCGGCAATGTTTATGAAGATGATGGATTAATTCAAGTCTTTGTTGATGGAAAACTTGCAACGCTTCAAAGCCTCATTCATCTTCCATCTGTCACTTCAGCTAATCCAGTTATGTCGCCTTCAGATGGCTATACATTAAATGATGTTGAATATGACTTTAAAATTAATCACGAAGTTCTACTTCAAAAAGCTTTAATTACATTAGGGTGTGTTCCTACCGTCGCCTTAGATCGTGCATTCGTCAATACTGTTTTCGGTGGCGATGCAGGATTGAACTTTTTCGTCTTAAATCAATTAGTTAACAATGAAGGCGGACAAGTCTTCCCAGATATTGGAGCAGCTCAAAGTTGCCTTCAAACGGCACTAATCAATCTTCGTAATAACATGAGCGAAGCTGGCGTCGCAACCTTTCAAGCTCAGACGACTGTTTGTTTAGCTAAGTTAAGTGACGATACTAAAGCCGCCTTGACTTCTTTGGTTGGAATTGGATTTGATCCTAATTCTAGTAGCTTTACGATTGATCCTAATATTCAGTTTACTTCTCAGAAAATTCAGGTTAAAGTCTCACTTAATGAGCGAAATGGTCAAACTCTGGTTGGGAAATTTCCATCTGA